TCATTCATTTTTAATTAATATTTCATTTGAAATTAAAGTTGAGTTAATTAGTTGGGTGAGAGTTCCCCAAACATTTCCCTCAATACCTACAATGTCATTAAGCTCTTGGATTTCTTCTTCGGAGCTTATTTCTGGGAATAGCATAAAATCGAAGAGAGCCATTTGAGCATAAAATGCATTATATTTTGCATTGCTTCCAATTGTCGGAGAAACAGTATTATCGTTATTGGAATTGCTATTAGTTATAGTTATATTATGAGTTACATCTTTTAATTGCGATCCTTTAACAGATGTATTTAATACTCCATCAATATAAGTTTTCCCGTCATTCCTAGAACTATAAGCAATAGAGTCTTCATTATTGAAATTAGGAATATATATAGCGAAGCTATTAGGGTTACCATCCATTCTTTGGTCATACAGCATTAAACCATTATTATTCCAATTTACTTTCATCAACATACACTTACTACCATGAGCCAAAGTAGGAATGGTAATACGGTCATCCTTTCCATCAAAGCGAATACTACCGTCCTCATTTGCTCCACTTTCTTCCGTGTAGGCGAAGTTATTCAATCTACCATGATTACCTTTACCTGTCAAGTCCGGAATGTAGCCTAGTATCTTGTAGCTAGAATTTGGAATCCTCAACCTATTAGGCGACAGGATACAGCTCGGCTCATTAGCTTTTAGGTAGGTACGTGCATTATCAAACACCATAGACTTCTCTACCTTTATGATAGTGTTTGGGTAAAGCGTTACACCATTATACCGTGTATCGGATACAGTATATAGCTCCGGTAAAAGGTTGGCACTTCCTACAAAGACTATATCACTGCCTACTTTCAACTTATCTCCCCAAGTGATAGTTTTACCATCTTGTTTTAGATTAATTATTGCTGGATAAGGCTGTACAATATCCTCGTATCTGATGTACTCGTCAATGGTTATGTCTATCTTTTGCTTTGAAGATACTATGAATTTACCTCCATAATAGGTCTTATTCCCGCTTGGAGATAACTCTATATCTACACCATTTATTTTTGCAGTTGCTTCATTTATACCTCCTACTGAACTATCAGTTGTGGTAAAAATTCGGATGGTTATTTCTGTACCTTCTGGTATATACTGCCCATTAGTAATTATATCACTACCATTATTCATACTAAAAGTAGGAGGAGTAACAACTGGAACATTAATATTTACTTTGGGTCTCCACTCTATCATTCCAGGATACAGCGTACCTAACTTATACCTCTTTAATTGACGCTCTAGCAGGAACTCGGAAAGGGAGTAAGGGAAAAGCAAGAATGACCAAAGAGCTAGTTTGCTGTATCTATCTGTACTAGAACCTAATTTACCAATAGTTAAAGGGTTCGCGTCAACAATATTTCCTGCATTAATATTAGTACCGTTATTTACGTATTTAGATTGATAGCTAATAAACCTTTCAACATCAATAACTTTACTGTTAGGAGTAGCAAAACTGTATACTTCGTTTTTATAATCGAAACCAAAAGCACCATTACTAATACTTGTTCCTCTAACCGCCACTCCGCCATCTGCATTTTCTGCTAATCCATCTATTATCTCTCTATCAGCTACTACCGTGTAATCCTTGTATATTGGAAGGTTTTCTACTTTACCGTAATCATCAATACCATCAGATACCAATGCTCCTTCGTAGTCAGGGATTTGCTCAATAGTTATATCACAATCACCAGTATAATATGGAACAGTGAATCCTGTATAATAGGTTTTTGTGGTTGTAGTACTCGCAGGTAATTCATAAATTCCATCTCTATCAACTTCAAGTGCTTCCCAAACATCATTTTCGGCAATATATCTATATACTAAATTAAATGATTGAATCCCAGTAATTTTTACTTTCATAGCATTCGCTCCTTTCTTAGTATATAAAATAGCGTTACCGCCTTTTATATTAGTAATATGAAGCTTATTGGAAGTATATGCAGAATCAGCAACGTAAGATTGAGGTATCCAAGTATTAAAATCTACTTCATATTTACCAATTCCACTACCTAGTTTCTTAGCAAAGTTATACAGTGTCATATCATGACCATTTCCACTAAAGTCTTTCAGATACCAATCCGCTTCAGGAGTATCATTGCTTAGACCTTGTTTCTTTACATCATAGTATACATCCGGTTTAACATGCTTGTCCAAATTGAAGTAGGATATTACCTGATTGATTTGGTCGGTAGTTAATGCTATCTTGGCAATGATAGTCCAGTACCAAGCTACTTGAGACATCTCCCCAATAGTCCCATCATTAAAACAGTACCCTTCTACGGAAAATTTACCATCTATACGCGCAGTGCCACCCGCGTCCATGCCATAATCTTTCCTATCTCCTAATATGTCATTAATACTAATCCTATTTTTAAAAATGTCAGAAATGTCAGTAATTTTATAACCATAAATTCCATATTTACCTCCTGTATTAGATATTACGTCATTGCGTATATACCCATTTTGAAAAGGTCGTATTTGGTTTGTATAGGTAATCTTCTCATTTTCTAAATTAAGCATCATACTCACCACCGTAATCTCATTGCTTCCTCCCAGCATCTCCTGTACGGTCTTGGTGGAAGTAATCAGGTCGTCGATTCCGTCGGTGACGAGGGCTCCTTCGTATAATGGAAGTTGTTCAATAGTTAATCCTGTATAGTCAGCCCTTTGCACACCACTTCCAAAACAACAACGATTTACTACACCTTCATTGTTAATAATACTTTTTGGAAGATTATAAATTCCATCTTCACTTATCTTAATATCTTTGTAAGTATTTCCATCATCTGTATATCTATAAACAATGGGATAATGACAATTAGTAACCTTAATTCTACAAGAACTAAATATACCATTGCTAGGACTAATAAGCCACCAATCTTTAGTATTTTCAGATGTAATTTTTAAACTTTTTCCATCATTAGAATATTCAACTTGGAGATGACCACTATTACGAAATGTAGTAAAATCATTGGCATATCCACCATACCCACTATTGAGCTTGTAAGCCGCATTGCTAATCACAAACGGATTGTCAGGGTCCACCAAGTTCTTGATTACAGCCCTGTCAGGGTCGTTATTGCTCTTGCCGTCACAGATACAGACAGCGACCAAAGAAGCCAATACTTCCGGGTCGATGTAATCTTCAGATTCTCCCTCAACAACGTCTAAGTTCCATTCGCCTAATACAACATTACCTCTACTAGTATATAAACTTATTCTTACTAAAGAATTTGAAAAAGCTGACAAATCTATTTCATTAGTATTGTAGAAATACTATTTCTTGCCTATATCCCCATGAGCAATAGTTTTAACTTCTATATTACCTACAAATATAGCAGGTTCCTTACCAGAACCTGTTTTCGGTTCTAGTCTACCGTTTATATTAGGGAATACATAATATGCCTAAGGATTGATAAATAAAGGTTTATATAAAATTGTTTCCATCCGTATCTACTTCTGTATTACTTAATAGTAATAGTTATGTTTTCTTTTCTATTTACTGCTTCTAGCATCTTATCATAAAGGGATTTAAACGTGGCAGTACTATTAGTCACTTTACCCACCGCATTGTTCTAACCAACTAGTAAGCATCCATCCGTATCTACTTCTGTATTACCTATGTGTATCAATACTCCAGAGTAACCGGGTACATCAATTAATCTAGGTAGCTTTCCATTACAGAATTTATACTGTTTGTACTTACTAAATTTAGGAGATACAATATCTAAAGTAACTTTATATGTACCGGTAGGTATAGCAGTCTTACCGTATACTTTAGCTTTCTATATATCTTCTAACGGCATATCTTGCGTAAGTCCTCTGTCTGTATCTTCAAGAACATTGCAGAACTTAACACCATCTATATACATGTTACTTATAGTATATGTACTCTTTTTAGCTATTCTTTCTGATATTATATGCATAACTTCAATAATAATATTATACCTACTTGAATTGCCTGACCAATCATACCACCAATCATGGTAGCTATCCAATCTAACCAATCCCATTTGTTACCATATTGTTTATCTTTAAATTCCATACCTGTAGCTAAACCAGCTACAAATAATACGGTAAACAGAGCACCTGGTACTATTGCGTACTTCAGGTGCTTCATTCTATTACTTACTTTTAACCACTTAAACATTTCTTCCATTTATCATAGTGCCCATTAAATCAGCCGCTAGGTTCATACCGAACTGTTTCTCATCATTATCTACTTCACTTACTTTAGCTAGTATGTATACTTGATATAGGTAAATCAGTTCAAGCAGTTGCCTGTCCGTCAGCTAATTCAGGTTCTCCATCGAATTGTTCTTTATTAATTATATCATCTAACTCTGGTATCAATGCTTCTTGTACTACAGCTAAGAAACTAGTTAATAGTATCTGTTTAATTGCTTTTGCAATATGACTGTCTACATCATGTGAACCATTAGTATATATTTGTTTAGCTATTTCTAATCCGTCCTTGTTTACTGCTGATTTATATAGTATTGCAGCTAGATCTTTAGAAATATCTACTGTGGTTTCATTGCCTTCTATATCTTTAATAACTACGCTTGTAAAATCTATATGCTTCATAATATTTAGTTTAAATAACTATTTAAACGTTAAAATCTGCAGCAAGTACTACAATAGTTATATTCTTTACAAGTAGGTAACAAATCCCGTACAGGTTCTAATTTCATAGGTATATTATTACCTATCTATCTTTTAGAACATTCTATTAGTTGATTTAGCATCTATCTATCCTATACTAATTCTACTTCAGAAAGTAATAGTTCTAATTCATTAATACATATAGATGCTACTATATCTCTATTATTTACTATAATGTTGTATCTTAATATATCTTTCATAATCAATTAACCCAAGTAGGAATAATTACATCATTGTCTGCTACTCCAGATTTCAGCTTAAAGGTTGATTCATTTAATACTTTCCACACATATTCAAATGTTTTTACACCAGTACTCGAATCTATCTTGTATAGTACTGGTACACACATAATCTAAACAAAGGCTTCGTGAAACAGATTTATTCTCCACATTCTTTTATTGTTAAATGAAAAATATTTTTTCTTAGTATCATAACTACCAGACGTCTAACAACTAACTTGACACAGAGAAAAACCAGTTCCTACTGAAGTAGCTACAGTAAACCATAAATTATATGTTACTCCGATCATTTCTTCTGAAGGATCTGGAAGCCTTACTAAATTATCACTAGTGTTAGAATCAGTGGATATAGAATATATAACATTCTATGTTCTCACCTTTTCCAAATTTGCTGATGCATTTCTACCTAAATGTAACAATCTGTATTCTGGCTAATATTCTAGTTTGATAGAACCTTTAATTGCTTTTAATTCTCCAGTTAAACCGTCTACTTGAAAGTTTGGGGTAGCTGTTGTAGTAAGTAATTCTATTGTTATAGGTTCATTATATACTATTCCTTTAGATGGAGTAAATATACCAAAAGAAGGATATAGACCCTAAGAAGAATCATTCAAATATGCGTCCTATGTAGGAATAATATATGTAGTATCATCGTAGAAACCTACGGTTATAAAAGTACTCTTTAATTTATCGTAATAAATATACTATAAGAAATTTCCACTACTAGAAATATCATTATAAAATTTCTTACAACCAGTTGTCTTTAATTTCATTCCAAGTAATTCCTATTTATGAGGAGGAATTAGATCAACCCTTGTATAACCAGTAGTATTTATACTATTAATAGTTATTTTATGAGGTTCTACCGTTATATCAATTCCTTCAACGGGAGTGTATGTCCATTCTGTGAAATCTGTAGTATAAGACGGTTTATTAAAATTCTGATAATCCTGCCTATTACTTCCAATTTCATCAGTACCCTACTGACTAAACATTTTATTATCACCAAATACAAAACTACCAAGTTTACCACCGTCTGCAATAAGTAAGTCTGTATATATTGCTTGATACTTTTCCATCGGAATCCAAGTAGCATCCTGACCGTGAGCGTTATAATCTTCTGCAGGAGTTCTTTGTTCTACTATACCTTGCCATACATACGTTTTATTCATAACATAGTATATACCATTAGGTTCAAACAAAACATATGGGGACATAGCGTCAGTACATTCATATACTGTATTATCATTATAAGAACCCATAGGATATATTATTCTACCATTACCTCCTGGATCTCCTTGTTCTCCCTTGTCGCCTTTAATTCTAGCCCATTTGTAGTCATTAACGTCTTCACTATCTAACTCAATGTAATCAGCGTATGTACCCATATAATCACCTGGAGTTTCTCCTGGTGCTAAATAATCAGGATCTCCTGGTTCTCCTTTACCTGGTGTAAAGGTCAAACCGTTGTCATTAGAGTATTTAACGTGAAAGAATGTAGGTTTTCCATCTGGACCAGCAGGACCTTGTATACCTTGTTCTCCAATTGCACCTTGTTGACCAACAAATTCTTTCCAAGGACTGTAAGCAGCGGGATCAATAGGAGCTTGGTTTATATTAGTTACAGCCATACCGATGTACTTATTGAACTCAGTACTCATAGGATTACCATCAGGATTAGCAGAATATCTAATATGAATGTATTGAGATGTACCTGCAATACCTTGACTACCTTGTTCTCCCTTGTCGCCTTTATTACCAGTAAGCCTAGCAGGAGCCGACCAGTTACGCGCTAATTCATCTTTTTCATTGATTAGAGCACTAGTCATCCATAAGTACTCTCCGTCCTAGATAGTAACTACAGAATCACTCCAACCATAAGGTTGTCTATCTGTTTCTACTAGTTCTGGAGGAGTATTAGCATCATTACTTTTGGCATATTTAAAATCAACATAACTATTAGTCATGCCATCTTCTGCAGTACATTGAGCTGGATCTGACCAACTCATAACTGTATCGGTACTACCATCTACTATACCTGTTGACATCCACCATCTACCAATTGTTTCAGGATTTCTAAACCAACCATTTATACCTACTGTTCCTGGATCAGGAACTGTAAAATTAGGTTTATCAGGAATAGTATCAGATTGTTTAAATACAAAAGCATTGTAGTTAGGTTTTATACCTACCCCATCTCTACCTGCTACACCTGCATCCCCCTTTTCTCCTTTTTCTCCTGGATCGCCTTTTTCACCTTTTTCACCTTTATCTCCTTTCTCACCATCATTTCCTTTGATTCTAGCCCATAAATAATCTAATGGATTATTACTTGGTTCTGCAGTATCTTTATTAGCCGCTATACCAATATAAGCCGTATCAGCTTGTGGCTCATCGGTCATCTGATCTCCATATTGAGAAGGAGAATATTTTATCCAGTTATACCTAGTATAAGTGTTATTTACAGTAGGAGTTGTTAGGTCTATATTCTTATTGTTAGTAACAGCAATAAGTTTATCTTTATCAGAGTCGTAATATATCTAACCTTCTTTAAATGTACCAGCTACTCCTCTTTCTATATTATACTTAAGATCTAATCCTTGTGGTAATAATGTAGTGTTACTAAGTACTACATTACCATTTTTAAGTCTACCACCTTCAAAACTAAGTACGCTATCTGCTGGAATAGTAATAGTACTATCCTATAAATCAAAATCATACTGTATTACGTATATAGTATTACTACTATCGAAATCAGATTGAGTAAGTACATTTTTATTATTTACTATAGTCTTACGTAATATCTTTCTACCTAATCCACTAAATGTTTTAGGATTATAAGTTCTATCAGCAAACTTTAATACTAAATCATCTGTTACTTGTAAATCCTCTCCATCTACTGTAGTTACACTTATTGGCTACCAATATGATTCGTTTGTTAAACTAATATTAACTGGTACTTCTTTTATAGATATGAATGATCTATGTTGATCATCATATACCAAACATAATCTATCATATTCTTTAGAAGAATCATGCAGACCGTCGCAAGTTAAAGTAACTTTACCTAATAATTTTGTGTATTCCATTCTAAAAAATTAATTCTGTTTCTGGTTTTATAAAATCTTTAACATCCGGTTTATCAAAAGTAATCTACTAATCTGTAGGATCTACTTCTACATTAGGATAATTAGCATAGTCAGATATTACTACTATATTACCCTAGTAGTCAAGAGCAACATATAGAAACTATTCTAATTTCTTACAGTTGCATTTATTATCTGATTTTGCACACACCATTGACACAACTATTACAGTTATTATCCTATCTATTATTATTTATACTAACGTTCAATAATTTAGCTAAATCCAAGTAATACTGTACCGCTTCTTTATTATGAGAAGTAGCAATAGCCTATTCTAATAATTGCCTTTTAAAAACAATTAACATGATTAGCTGCATCTACTTATCGTCTAAGCAAGTGTTACAATACTTGTGTAACATACCAACTTCAGCATTATATAGTATATTAGGATCATAGTATATACCATCTGCATAATCGTTAGCATAATCCTCAGTAGTACAAAACATTTTTATATACTTAATGTTTTTATCTAATTCTGTTATTATGTTTGATTTAGCAGATAATTCATATGTATACGAAGTTGTTACTTCTTTAGTTTCTCCTTCTCTAACTACTTCCTTAAATGTAAATTCAGTATTATTATACGTTAACACATAATTGTGATTATCAGGACTATCACAATACAAATTAGCTACATTAAGACATTCGTCTATGTACAATATAATATCATTAGTATTTACTATTGATATATCTGTGTATACTATGAATGTCATAGTATCATCTTTTATGTTTACATTTACTATTTTATTCATAAGTCTAAATGAAAAAAGCGGGATAGGAAGGAATAATCCAACCAGTCCCGCCTATTTGTTTATACTATATTAGCAATTATTACGCTGGAGTAGTATTTGTTGCAGCAATACCTGAGAATGTAGCCATTGCGGTTGCAATCTTAGCAATGTTAGTAGCGTCTACACTATAGATATCTGAAGTAATAGGAGTATTCTTAATGTACTGATTATCGTTACTCAAAAATGCATTTTCATTAGAAATAGTCAATGTAGCATAAGCTGCATCTTCTACTGTCATCATGTCTTGCATTACCTGAGGATAAGCACCTGTGAATACATGTCCTTCATAACCCATATAGCGTACTTCTGCATCGCGTACTTGTTTCCAGTAACCTTTACCAGGATTACCCGGAGTTTTAACAATAGTAGCACCTTTTACTGCTTCAGGTTGATTGCTAAGCAATGCTCCCGGAATAGTAACATACAATGAAGCTTCCATACTTACTGTAGAATATTCATTCAATGAATATACTCCATTATTATCATCTTTAGCTTTTGCTGTCAAAGTGATAACTGCAGCAGATGCAGAAGCATCAATTCTACGATTTTTGTGTTTGTTGATTTTAGCAACGATTGCAGAAGCCAAATCATCTGCAGTAGTATTAGTGGCAAATACTTCATAAGTATGAGTAAATTGACCCGGAGCTTCGTAGATATCTTTATATACTACGCGAAGTACATATCTGTGACCAGCAACAATTTCTGCATCAGTCAAAGCAATAACTACTTTATCCTAAACAGGAGCAACTGACTTAGTAGTATAAGCAATGCTCTTTACACCTTGTTTCTGAATAGGGTTACCCCATTTGATATCATAGATTTTCTTAGCAGAATCAATTACGCTTCTAACTACACCGAATTTAACATAAGTAGTATCGGTAATAGCTACTGTTGGATTAATCAAAGCACCTTTGTCATTTACAGCTACCAATGCACCTTTAGCCAAAGTAGCAGCATTAATTGCGCCAGTTGTAGTATTAATAGTATTGCTAATCAATACTGAGTTTACATGTTGTAACATAAATTAATTTTTAAAAAATTAGACATATTGCGCGCCGTCTAACATATTCGTTTTTCTACTTTCCTTATTTCAGATTTCCACGTCAAACGAACGCTAATTATTATTACTCATCCGAAGATGAGGCTTTAGCAGCAGAAGCAGCTTCAGACATATATAGTCTTACAGCTAAATCTACTACTTCCTGGTGGCATACTTTAGGGAGATCCTCATATTGTTTAGTAAGATTATCTCCCATATCTATGCCGTTTCTCAAGTAGTTCAGAGTGTATTTATTAATATCGTAATTACCATCAGTATACAATATAATACTGTTGATAGATTGTAATCTTACAGGTCTAGCCTGATTATGATGTAGGTGATATTCAGACAAACTATTCTCCAATATCCTATCTACATTCTCTATAGTAGCTTCAATAACGTCTCTAGTCTTTACTTTAATGTTAGGACATTTATTATTTACTATTTCTATTTCTACTTCTTCACCTAAAGAAAACATGTAATCTGTAGGATATTCTCCTATCCACTTATTACCTTGTTTTTCAAAATCAACTTTCTAGTAAGTAGTAGAACGTACCAGAGTTCTCAGCTTATCTGATATCTCTTGGTTTTGTTGAAATACTCTATACAACTACTTTATATAATCATCTTTAGCTTTATTGAGATAATGAAATATAGTATCTGAAGTAAGTTTAGTATTTACATTATAACCAGGTACAGAAGCTATAAGACTTCTTTCAAATGAAATTTGCATTTCTCTTTCTGTCATAATTATTCAGATAATTGGTTTAACTATAACTTAGATGAAGTTCTCTAAGATTCAATATTCTCTAAAGCTAGTACTACAGCTCTATTTACTACATCTTGCATAACATCGTCCGGTAATTCTAATTCACCATCTGGATTAGTATAATCGAACTAAACAGGTCTCTTAATGTATGTAATATTAACTGCATATCTATTATTAGACGGTTGGTATTCAGGAGTTTGCATTAATATAGGATCTACGTATATTAGCATATTGTTATCCTCTAATGTTGCAATTGGGGTATCTACCCACGGTATGTTATTATAAGTCTACTTAAACATTCCAGCAGTATTATGATCAACCAATAGGCAATTAGCATAACTATTACCATACTTTAGTACTACTCCTATAATGGATACTCTTTCTCCGTCTTTATGCACATTACTTAGTACAAACTCATTATATGTTGATTTATTAGCTACTATGTTCTCATCTGTCTTAATAAGTTTATCTAATTCAGACATTCTCCATGGAGTAGCTTCAAAACCTTGTTTTAATACGTTATTTCCACTTATCTTATTGCTTATAATATCATTCTAAGCCTGATTAAGAAATAGATCAATTTCCTGAGGTAAGAATGCAGGAGCACCACCGAAAGCAACTCCCTGAGCATTCTTATCTAGGATAATTTTAAACTAAATATGTGCAGTACGATTATTCATTATTTAGACTTAATTTCATTAAGTATTGCCATATAAATATCATTATTCTTCTTATCTTTTAAGTAAGCAATTACATCTTCCAAACCATTACCAATCAAATCTGTACCAAAGTAATAGTTACTTCTATTCTTTCTAATGATATTCTTTGAAATAGCTTCTTCTATAACGAAGTTCATTTCTTTATTTGGGTTTTCAACCCATTTCATAATAAAGTTCTTAGGAGATTGTTCAATCTGTTCTGTCAATTTAGCTTCAATAAGTTCATTAGACATGTTATCAGATTTAATACCATACAATCTCAAACATTTACGCATATCTTCAATAGACATCTTATCCATTTGTCTATATGCTTCACGTTTAACTTTATTAATCTTATTAGTCTCTTCAGCTTCACTATCCTTATTAATTATAACATAGTCAGTAGATGGTTTAATGTTATTAAGTCCATCCGCTACCCTCTTATGATTCTTAAGGAATAAATATTGTAGTTCGTCATAAGGATTTTCAGTATGTAAGATCAAATCTTTTTTACCTACTCTACAAGCAAATGTTTTCCAGAAATCACTGTTATTATCCAATTTGCCTTCCGTATAACCAATTTCTTTTTCTAAACGTCTAGCCTATTCTTCGCTAAGACCTGTATAACGATTGCCGGATCTAGTCCAATAAGTTCCAATGTAATCGAAACATGTGGGCCATTTTGTAATCCCGGTCCAAGGATTTGTTTTAATTATTCTAACGATTACTTCCATAATTATTTAATTAGATTGTTCAGTTAGTTTATCTCCCAATAAAGACCTCTCCATTCAGTATCTTTTAATATAGAGGTCATCATTGTTCTTCTGTCTGCGTGTTCAGCTTTTTCAAATTCTTTTATTCCAGTATATTCTTTTATAAGAATTCCTTCCTTGTTATAAGCTCTAATTATTTTAGAATGTTTCTTTGCTGCAATTTTTTTTATATCATCCTCTGTCTTCATAACATCAGGATCATTTTTATCACACGCTTTCCAGATATATTTAACCTTATCTTTACGTTTTAAAGTTTCAATATAGTTTGGATTGCTTAAAAATTTACGAATAGTAGCTGCACTTACTTTTGTATTTCGTGATGCCTCTGCTATGCTATAATATTTATTCAACATAATTCCTTCTAATGAATATTGTGCAACAGGCATTGTAATTTCAGACACGTTGTTATCAAAAAGTTTAGCCTTACTAAGACATTTCTCTGAAATAGTTGGTACGTACTCTAGATTCTTATAGTAATCTTTTGGATCTATTTTAGAAGATATATTTTGTATATCTGCTTTATATATCCAAATATACGGATTAGACTTAGATGGTTTGGTATATTTTTTATTTAAAGATCTGATGATTTGACTTCTATTTAATTTGTTTTCTTCAGCAGCAGCAGTTAAACTTGGATATTCTGCAATAAAGTCTCCGTTACTGGAATATTGCAATACTGCAATTCGTTTCTCACTAATTTTTCCTCTATGCGCGTTTCCTATTTTAATTCTGCTTTCTATTGTTTGAAATCTTATACCACCTCCAGATTTTGCATTATAACCTATTTCGGGATTTGTAGAACTAAGAGTTGCAATCCAATAATTTTCTCTTTCGTTCATGTGTTCTAGAGAACTACAATCTTCTATTATAGTTTTTTCAAATGCAGATTCTCCATATTCTCTAATTGCTTTATGTAGAGGGTATTCTGATCCTTTTAATGCTTTTACCACATGTCTGTGATATCTTGTATCCAAAGTTTCAGTTGTACCCCCTATATAGATTTTATTATTGACAGTGTTGGTTAATTTGTATATGATAAAAGTTTCTTCCATAGTAATATTTATTTTTTATTGTTATAAAACAATAACGTTTAGTTGTTACTATGGTTTCCTTTTTTACCAAATTATTTTACAAATTATGCCTCACAATCCATGATCAACTCCCCACATGCCCTAGGGTCTCGAAGCATTATGCCCATCTCACCGAGATAGAACACAGTGTAGCCGTCCTTACCGTTAGATCTCAGAGTATTGATCGACTTACCATAACCAGAAGGAAGTACAGAACCACCAACAGTCCAAGTAACGAATTCACGACCTTTACGTACTACCTTTACGATGTTAGCTTCACCGTCACGTCTACCAAGATCCAGGAATGTCATACGATATGATTCCAGCGGTTTCAGAGTAACTGGATGCAATTTACGATTATAAGTCAAATCGTCATACAACGGGAAGTATTTCAAAGTAAGTTCAATACCATTAGTCATTTTGTAAGTCTTAAATTGACCACCAAATGTCAAGTTATCACCACTACCTGTAACAAATACTGTATCAATCAGATTCATCTGAACGATCTTTTCTTTCAAGATCTTATCAAATTCTCTCATACCCATTTCACCAGTCAATGCAACGAATTTACGTTCGTTAGTACCAAGTACATTATATGACAGATCAAACAAGAAATCTTCCAACAGTTCTGCAGTCAACTCAGTGTAATAACGTTTGTTAGACGGAGCAATCTGTTCCAACAAGCCAGCACCAATAAATACAGGACGACCGTTAGTACCTTTCAAATTACAAGAACCATCCTTGTTTACATTACTCTTCATGTAAACCAACATTCTTTCACATCTCTTATACCATTCACGCATTGCAACCCATTCTTGGTAATCAGCCCACAAATAAGAAGTCTTACCTGATTTAGGATCTTTAAGAGCTATTGCCATTACTGTAGAATAAGCAGAACCAGTGATATCATAGTTGATACGAATTGTAGTCAAGTAATTACGCATCTTGAACTGAGTGTTGTAGTTCAAGATATCACCTTCTTCACTGTACTCTTCAACAGCAGAAGCAAGACGAGATACTTGACAACCAGGTTTCAGGAGGTTTGCAGGAATATAAGATGAAGGTTGACCATCTGCTACAAAACAAGTGTAAACCCAAAGGTTACCATCTTGATAAGGAGCACCAGCTACACGTACCTGATATTCTTTATCATCAAATTCTAGAATTGCAGTAGGACCAAACCAGTTATCTTCCAACCACAACAGGATCGGAGTATTACCAATACCAGCTGTAGTATCATCTGAAATAGCTGCGCCATTCCATTTTGCATCTCTAATTGTAACTGCTCTATCAGCGTCAATCATTACATTCCACTCCCAACTTGATTGATCAATGGTCATCACGTTACCGAGACCACCAGTAAGCATATCCAAAGAAGTGTTGTAACCGCTATCCTTAGTTCCAAATACATAAGACAATACGGTAGCAACCTGATATGGGTTCTATTGTGAAGCTGCACTAATCTTAGCAGTATCAATCAAGTCTGAAAACCATTTACCCTTGTATAGTACCAAGTTATTTAGAATATTATTATCCATAAAATACTAGTAATTTTAATTTATTTAGTTTATTATTAATTTGTACGCAACTGCTGCGCAAAAGACTTCCACATATCAGAATTGTTAGTGTTGTCCGTTTTCTTTGTTTTTCTACTTACTCCAGATTTATTTAAACTATTCTTAAATCTGTTGATGGCATCACTAGAACCTTCGTTCTTTGCAGCTTTAAGTAGTATGTCACCTTTCATAGTAAAGTAAGCAGACTCAAGTAAATTTCTTACGCTTTTTGACCAATCTCTTTGGAAAGCAGTTTGGCCATTAGCATCAGGTTTGAATATATATTCCAGTAATATTTTCTTATCCTTCTCTGGGATTTTAATACCGCGAATATTATCCATGCCTTTTATTTCGTTGACAACGGTATTAAAGTATTCCTGTTGACGTTGTTTAGCTTGCTTAGAGGCCTTTTCTTGGTCTTGTAATAGCTGTTGCTTCTTTTGTTCTTTAATCTCTTTAAGAGCCTCTAAAGCGTCTGTAGCCTCATCCTCAAGTAAACCGGCATCTTCGTATTTAGATAATTTCTTTTCGATTTGTTTGGTGCTAAACCCTTTCTCTTTCAAGAATTCTTTTACTACTAATTTCTGATTATTTTCATCCTCTTCGATGTCAATATTATCAAGATCTAGCTCGCCTTCAATTTCAAAGTAATCTCTTAGATTACCTCCGTTTTTAACAAAGTTATCCAGTGCTTCTACTTCTTCACTAGCATATCTAGGTACTGAGTTTTCTTCTACTACTTGCTGGAAATACTCTACCAATTCTTCAGGAGTAGTAGGGATATCTTCGTCTTCTTCTATCTCCCAACCAAATTTTTCAGCCATTACACCAAAGAAAGTACTAACAGCATTATCCTCAGATTCATCATCTGGTTCATCGTCATTATCATCATCTTTTCTTTGTGTATCTGTGTCTAAATCTATATCAGTTTTTTTAGTTTTCTTCTTAGGTTCTGGTTCAACAACATCGTCTTCAACTACTTCATCAACGTCATCCTTTTTATCATCTTTCTTCTTAGGATTACGCAATGCTTCAAGTTCTTCGTCTGTCAATTCTTCTGCAGCACCATCTACGATGTTAACATCATTATCGTCGTCATTTTTACCAGGTTGCTGCACTGTTTTATTCTGTACATTAGATCCTGGTATGAGTTCTTCAAATACTTCAAAACCGTTTAATGTAATTTCTTCCATAATTATATATAATTAGATTATTTTTTCTTTCTTCCTTTATGTTTCCACTTACGAGCGTTTTGAGCAAAGATAGCTCTCTTTCTAGTTAATGGATTCTTACTATGTGTAAGTTCTTCTGTTGACTTACCTGTTCTTTTCTTTAATGCATTAAATTTACCCCTATTTTTCTTTTTGATATGGATACCACCATACTTATAACTAGGTATTGGGTACTGTGGTGATATCATCACTATGTCCATCAAATCGCTCATCTTCTTCTATGAATTGATAATTCTCTAGTATCAGAGTGTTTATTATATTAATTAATTTATCATTAGGAAGTTTCTTCATAGCTTCCAGTACAGATTTGTGATATATGTCTATGTCTGGATATAATTCTGAATATTTCTCTGGATCAAATAATGGACGTTTGTCAACATAATCACTATTTAAATCAATAGGATCACTGTACGTAATTTCTCTAAAAGTATTTTGATATTCGTATTGATTCAATATTGCCTCTATATAATACTGAAAATCTAAACCGTGTATATCTTCTTTAATTACTTTCATTCTTTCTATTGTTATACATAGCAGCAGCTCCTACACCTAGAAGAGGTATAGAATTAAACCACTTTGTGTATTTATTAATACTACCAAACTATTTACTTGCTCTAGCTACTTCTTTCATAGAATCGGTTTTAGACATCTGATCTAATACCTTTTTCATGGTTTTAGCATCAATCTTTTCTCCTCTAGTACTAATCATTCCATTACGAAACATGTACTCTCTGAGCTAATTCGTATGAGCTTTCTGTTCAGTAGGTTTTGAATAATACCAATCCCAATTGTCAATCTTTTTACCGTTCAAATCTTTACTCATTTGATAGAACATGTTACTGTCGCCGTGTGGATCTGGTCTATCCATATTTCTTTTATAATCCGTATAGTGGCTTAATTCATGTTCTGTTACTGGTAAATTAAGGTTAGCGTTAGGATCTATTCTATAACTGTATTTCCCATTGCCTAACCACTGTAGTTGAGCTCTACTGGTACCTCCATTGAAACTACTAATATTAGGTAAACTAAAAGGATCATTATTGTAAGCATCTATAATGTCTGCATATACCGTAGTATAATCATCGCCAAATTGTTTTTTAACCTAATTTGCCCTTATCAAATACTCAGAGGATCATCCATTAGTCTTTCTACTACATTATATGTCTAATTGGCTACCTTACTTAATTTTGCATTATTCTTAGCATCAATAGCTTTAGCTTCATTTATGCGATCTTGTACATAGTTTTTATTGACTGCAGTATTAAAACTATTCTAGCTGGTAGATTTCTTTTTAGGGCTAATGCCTTTATACTTCTTTCTAAACTGCTTAACAGTCATTGGCATAAAAGGAACCATACCTAAAGCAGCTAAACCAGCCCCTTCCCAGTCTGAATTCTTTATAGCATTATATACTCCGTATGCAGAAATAGCATCTCCAACAGGAGTTACATTAGCTGCATCTTCTAAATCTCCAACTGGTTTTAATCCTCTGATGAATGGTTTCCCAGTAAATCTATCAATTTCATCAGTACTATTGTCATAATAATCAGCCAACTGATCTTCAGTATACTTACGACCATATCTATCTTTGTATAATTTACCTTTATACGGTTGAGGTTCCTCTGGTATTACTGGTCTATTTGTTGGAGGTATTTCTCCTCCTTCAGCTGCCATTGGTATATCAAAGTCTCCCTTTCTATTATCTATTGAAGCTACATTGTTGAGTAGTTGCAGTATTTTATCATCACCTAAATGATTTAGATCATATTTCTTTAAGTAACTTCTAATAGATTTCAAATCTTTTTTAGTATACTTCTTAGTAGGATCAGCATTCATTTCTTTAAACATCTACTATCTTCTAGCTAGTACTTCCCAAGGATTATTAGTATATTCACTAGACGGAGTATCCAAATCATAACCTAGTATATCTGCTGCTTTCTATACTCTCTTACTGAATCCTTCCTTGCGGTACATACTTGGTCTAGTAGATATTTGTCCAGAATGCTCTAACTCATGTAATACGTTACTAGGCAAGTCTTTACTATACTCTATCATATTACCAATAACTGTAGGATCCTTCATCACCTTTATACCAGCTCCTGTATCATAGAAATCACTGCCTGCATAGTCTATATCTTTATCAGCATTAAATACAGTTACACCACTTGAATTTGTAGGACCTGAATATACTTCAGCATCTTGTACCAATATTGGCGTATTATATATTCTATCTAAATAAGCAGTTAATTGGTCTGTATCTAATTGATCAGCAAACTCTGGTAATTTAGATCTTTCTGTAGCAAAATTAGCTAACCAATCTCGCTCATCCTAGAAATTAGAAGTATATCTACTGTTATATCTTCTTTTACCATAATCTCCAAGTATTGTCTCTGATCCTAATTTATCAGGAGTATCTGTTATTTCTAGGTCATTGGTTATAAATGGTAGTTCTGTAGTTATAGTTTCATCTCCTAATCTATCTGGTTGATCTGTAATAACCAAATCATTGTCTACTATACTAGGTTGTTCTAAACTATTAAATGGTCTTAGTTTATTTACTCTAGGTATATCTGTTCTAACCATGTTAGATATTATACCATTAGGAGCTTGTTTATTAACTCTATTAGCTACTACACTTACTTCATCTAAATTATTACCAAAATAAGTATTGTTATCTACAGTATTGGGTTGTAACTGAGTAGGCATATCTAGAGGCTATACTTGACTAGTAATATCTCCAGGTATTCTAGGTCTTACTCTTTTAGCAGTAACTGTTATCTCTGGTAAAGATGCTTCTAGCTCACTTCCATTTGCATACTGTTTAAAGTCAAGGTAAGTCTTACCGGGATTCTACTCCCGGTACTACTTCAACTGTTGCATCCTATTTCTAAATGCTTGCCTATCCATAATCTTATTTCTTTACAGGTTTCTTTCCGCCTTTCTTGCATCCCATAATTAATCCTCTTTATAACTTTTAATTTTACAATATTTCAACCAAGAATAATGTTTCCTAGTCTTAGGGTAATTGTAGTTATTTTCATTATTGTAAGCTTCTTCTTCAAAACTAACATCGTGATATACTACATTTTGTTTATCAAATAATCTAAGCAGTCGAATAATGCAGTACTCTATTCCATACCATAAGTAAAATGGTAACCACAACATCTCTTGCATCTACTTCAAATGAATCTTCTCGTGATTATAGCTTTTGGCACTTATCTTAGATGCATCTCTAGTAAATATCAAACCAAACAGATTTATATATTTATAACCCTTAAAAGGTATCCACTTATTCTGTATTACTTTCATATTATTTCTCTCCTGTTGTTTTATTCTTCAATGCTGTACGAGCTTTAAGCTTTTCTCGTTCCATTGCAGCTTTATCCTTTTGCTTTTGCAATTCCATCTAAGCTTGAAGTTTCTGTTTTTCAAGTTCCACCTTTTTATCTTCTATTTCTTTCTTTAATTGTTGTTCACGCATCTTAGCATTGAACTCAAATTGTTTAGAAGCTTCTTCAGATGCTTGCTTTCTCTCTTCAAGTGCTTGAGCTGCTATTTCCATAGTATCTGGAATACCATTATCATTCTGGTCTTGATCTTCCAAACCTCTATAAGCATTAAGCTGAGCTACTGTGATCTTAGTAGCATTATTCTGATCAATCTCATATTTCTTAAGATCCATCTCTGCTTCTTTAATCATTAACTCTTCTTCCTTAATTTCATTCTGCATCTGCAATGTTTGTTGTTCACGTTCAGCTTGCGCTTGTTCCATAGCTTGTTGCTGTTCCATACGTTTTTGTTCTATTTCTTCAAGTCTATTCTTGATCATAGTAACATTATCCATAGTAATGATTTCAGCTATATCAAGTAAACTAGCACCATTCTACATTGCTGGTTGCATAAGGTTCTTAAGAGCTTCTATCTGTTGTTGATTCTTAGTTGTATCCTCTACGAATACGTCCATATCCTCATATAAAAAGTCATCTGATAGAGTTAAGAACGCTCTAGTAGCATCATCGAGTACATAATTTATGTTTACTTTATTATCTTTCCAAGCATACTTAGCTGTATTAAGCAACATTTGTAATGCTTCTTTTTTTACCTGATTATGCGTCCAGAACCAAGGTTCAGTAATATGAGCTGATTGTACTACAGATCTTTCTACATTACCTACTAATTCATTAGAGGATATAGATCCTTCTCTCTATTTAGATACTCCTGTTATTTCAGACAACATGGCTTCAATCTTATCCATCAGCATAATATACTGATTAATCGTATTTGCCATAGTAAGATCTAAAGCTGTTATTTGATTAAATGAGGCAGGTTTACCACCTTCTCTGCCAGGTATATCCCATCCTTCTTCGTACGGATTAATAAAGTTTACTCCTAGAGCAGATAGATAATGCATCCATTTAGATACATCTATGTTCATAGATTTTGGTATCTGAGTAATATCCATATTTACTACTTTACCTTTATCTCTAGCCATTGCTAATTCCAGTCTATACCACAATACTATATACATGTACTGTAATGGTTTCATTATACTAACTAGTGATCTAGGTTTACTGTTTGTATTATTGTATATTACTCCAGTATATGGTAATCTCTATGCGTTAGGATTTTCAGATGATACATATTGGTATTCTAACGGTTCTATACCCCAATATAAGTCTTCTCCTGCTCTATATCCTTCCCAAGTTTCAATTATCCACTTCCATTCTACACTTATTTCAGTGCCAGTTTCATTATATGATTCATCTACTATATACTCTACAGGTTCCCCAGTTTCAGGGTCTTGTATAGTAACAAATGCGATCTTTCTGAATGATTGCCAACAACAATGCCATACGCTAATAGAATTAGTACTTTCAAATGGGTTAGATTGACCACCTATGGTATGAGTTTTAATATGTGGGAAATCTAAAGAAGTTCTTCTTACTTCTGGATTAATTCCTCCTTTTGATGTACCATCCGCCATGTCTAGTAACTGATTTAATTGTTTTTCAGATAGTTTATCGTAGAATCTATCATATATATCAGTTACAGATAATTTCATCTCATATACGCACCATTGTGCATCGTGTATAAATTCTAAATCCGAAGTATCAGTATCATAATCAAAGTAAAGAGGATTGATACGCTCTAAGCACGGATTACCATTCTATATACCAATGTAGTATATTTCTTCACCACCAACTAAAGCGTCTTTCCAACCTTTATAAAATTCATGAGTAATATTCAACTTACTTTTTAAGTAGTTTAAAGTATGATAAGCAGTTATTTCTGCCACATCTTTATAATCCTTACTCATATACTTTTGTATTTGTTCAGGAGGCATTATTTCTCCAGACTATAACGCTTGCTGATATCTGGCTTGTTCTTCTGGACCAAGCTTACTCATTATAGTAGATTGTATATAGTCTATTAACATCTATTTAGCTTTTTCCTACATTTCACTAGTAGCTATATCACTAGTTCTTATAGTTTTAAAGTTAAATGGTCTTTTAGTCTCTTCTCCAAGTAATAGATCTATTTTTGGTTTAACAACATTAAAGTCCTGAGCCATTGCAGGAAAACCATCTTGCTGTTTAAAAGGATTAGTTACATACTTTAGATCTTTTTCATTATATATACTGTTGTACAGATCGTAGTATGTTTGCATCTCTTCCTTACGAGTTCTGTTATTACCATTTCTAGAACCTCCCATACTTTTCCCTATGATGTAATCTACATTGGCTTCTCTCCAATCCTTAGTCTTCTTAGACATAGGTAGTTTCTAGATAGGAAATTGATTAATATTTCTCATAATTAAAACATATATGCTTGTAAATTATTAATGGGTTCATCGTCATGAAACCATTCTTGAGTAAAGATAGGACCATCAAATAGTACCCTATCTCTATTCTCTTTTTTCTTTTCTTTAACTTTTAGATTATACAGTTGTTCTCTATAAATCATTATCTAGAATAATGCACATACTCTATCAAAGTTACCAGTATCATTATAACTTATTAGTTCTTCCAATAAAGGCTCTGATAGTATTTCATGTAGATTCTTTTTACCTGGAGATTTCTCTTCATTTAACCAATCTTTGATAAGTCCTTCTGCCCACTACTTTATCTGTTTATTCATGTGGCATCCTTTCTTACGCTATACTTTTGAATCCTACACTATATCATTTATAATGTCAGGCTAATCTGCTAATAAGTAATCACAATGTTTAGCAATAAAGTATGAGAATAAACCTTTATTTTGATTCTCGTACATCAATCTACCATTATAGTAAATTATTAGTTTTCTAACATTTTCATAGAACTCTTCGGCAGTAGACGGTCTACCCGTATATTCAGCAACTACAATATCATAGTAATTCTCAAAATCTTGAAAACGTTTATATATAAAGCAAGAACCTAATGAATTAGTCCCGGATTGGTCGAAATCATATGGGTCACAGTTATGCGTAACTATATTTCTACACATGTAAGTATGAGTATCGCATTCAAAGTTATATACTGTACCAGTATACTTTGTTTTAACGATCTACTTTACTTTAAGATATATTCTGTCACAATCGAACTAAATATTATGCTGTACCTTAATAGCACATTCTTTATAATGAGTTTTAAGCTTGTTTAGCTTATTACTATTTATAGATATGTGTAGATCTTTAAACATATATTTTATGCTTTCTGATAAAATATTTATTCTATACGATAGCTTAGATATATACGGTTTACTATTGAAATAACTAATGCATTCTTTCTAATGTACTACTATACTGTTCTTAATATAACATGCAAATAGAATGTCCTGTATTGCTTCCAGTAGCTCTAGATTTATACTAGTAAAGTTTACTCTAATTCTTCCTTTATCTAAAAATACGCTACCATCAGCATCTAGATATCCGAGTAAGAAAGATTGTTTTAATTCGGTTGGAGCTGTTTTTACCCATTCTGGTATTCTCTTATTACTTGCATATTTACCAAATTGTTCATTAATAAATAAACACAGTTGTTTGTGAGTAAATCTTCTAGTATTTCCGCCATTAGCTTTACATACGATAGTTTTACGATTAAATACTTCTCGTATTACACGATCATATTCCTTACTTTCTTGTTCCTGTTTTATACCAAATGCACAATATATATCGTGTGATTTCCTATTAATGTTTGTACACCCATCTCCTAACCATACACCAAGAAACCACCAAAACTCTTTACAGTTTGGATCTATGCCATCTAGTTTACTTAAGTATTTGATGTAATCTTCATTAGTGTTTAGATATCTATTTGGTATTACCAGAGTATCTTGTTCTGTTAATTCACTAGCCTGTTTAAATCCATCTACTGTTAAGATAGGATGCTCCTTAGTAAATGTAGTGCTTCTATAAGAAGAGAATGGGGTTACTGCATATGAATCGTGATTCTATTTGTGCCTACGTTGAAACACTTTTATCTTACATTTTTCACCATATTGATTTATTAACATATCGTTATGGTCTACTTTTTCAACATCTTTCAATCCTTTATCTGTTAATACTTTCTCTCCTGGAAGTAAACATCCTCCGATATATAGACCTACTGGAGCGTCTTTCATAGGGTGTTCCCATATTACTATAGAACCGGTTGGATCATCGTCTTTCTTTAATGGATAATGAGTGATATCTCCTACTTTCTTAATCTTCCACTCTAATTGTCCATTACCATTCCATATAAGATCTCCAATCTGTTTGTGATTGCTTAGATTCTTATTGGTTCTAATTCTAGCTAATTGTTCTTGTAATTCTTTCTTAGGGAAGATATTACCTCCAAACTCTAAACAAGCTTCTTGTGGAGTAACGCAGTGTTCCGATACATATCTATCTACAGCCACTGAATTAGTAGCATTCTCTATTACCTTTTTACGCTCAGCTAATATGTATTCTAAGGCTTTTTTACGTAATGTATTGCCGTCCTTATCCATGTATATACGGTTACCATTATCATCACGAAAGTCCATATTCGTATACTATGGTATAAAGAACCCACATTTCTTATCTGATGGAGTTTCATCCCATATGTTGTCAAATCCAATACAGTTATAACCATCTGGATTGTAGAACATATCTTTAAGAGTTTCAAAATGGCTATCTTCGTCACCTCCGGTCCCAAACGCTATCATTGTTCCGAATGCCATACCATCTTGCTCTACAGATGGTCTAGCTATTTGCCATGCTGCACCTAGTTCTGAAAATGAACCGGCTTCTTCAAAGATAATTAACTTACCAGCTTTACCACGAACTACGTCAGGATTATCTTTTAGAGTAACACCAATTATTTCTGACTTGAAACCTAACTCTATCTCATTACCATATTCATCCTTAGTAAAGAAACCTGCGCGTTTACGCATCTAAGTATTAACAGATCTTTTTTTACCCCAAGCTGTATTCTTATCTATAAAGTCCATATAGTCCCATGCTTTAGTAAGAATACCATCTTCGGTTAAGTATTGTTTATTACTAGCATATATATAGGTTTTACTACCAGCGAATAAGTAATAGTTACGGCAAGCCATAGCTGCATTCTTATAAGAATAACCTTTACGTCTACTCTTTAATGCGCATAAATGTTTGCCTTCTGCTTCAGCATCCTCTACTGCTTGAAAGAAGTAATAGTCGTAATCGTAGAAATCTGGAAACTATAGGTCACGTGTCTTTTTTATCTTAGTAGATCCATCTGGATTATTTACAGTAGTATAGATAATTCTTTGAATAGGACAGAAGTTTAAATAAAAATAGTTATACCCACTGATGTAGTCACCATCATCAGCTGTATAACCATTCTTACATCTATCCATCTGTTCGTCCCAGTAAGCAAAAAATTCTGACGTTCCTTCTGGGTATGTACAATAATGCCCTGTAGCTATAAACTACAAGGCTGGTTCTCTAAATTTATCACTATTTTTTATCTATTTATTGAAATCTACCATTTGATAATCTTTAAAGTACTTTATTCAATCTGAATTCTAACAATTTTGTTGCGGGAGTTGGATTTGAACCAACGATCTTTTCTTTGTCTTTTATCTTTTTGCATAAAACCTGAAAAAAAACGAGCTACCAACTGCTCCATCCCGCATTGGTGCGGTTTTAACAAAACCAAGGAAACCGCCAACCCGCCTACTTACGATTAGGACCATCATGAGCTGTGTTTATTGTTAATTACGCAATAAGTGACTTAGGTGTTTACGTTGTATGCGCGCCATACTTCAACTCTCTTCAAATGATTTTTGTGCTTCTTCTCTGGACGGATAATACTTACCACACCAATGATTAGTTTGTGTATCTGGATCATAGTAATCTACATAAGATAGCTTATTAACATAGCCTTGCTTTTCTTGTAATTCTATACTTTCCAGTCTATTTTTAAGTTCATATTTCATACAAGCGGATTTAAAGTCAAGAGCTTTAATTACAGCTTGCAATTCTGGTTCTTTAGGTAATAATCCGTCACGCCAGTAATAACCTGTCCAAATTTCATACTGTTTCATTGTTGTCTTTATTGGTACCCCCACCAGGATTCGAACCCGGACCCGCTGGGTTAGAGCCAGCTGTGCTACCGTTACACGCATAGGGGAATATTAAGCGGGAGAGGAGAGATTCGAACTCTCAAACCCAAGAGCTTTGTTAACGACGACTTTAGGGCGCTTCCGTCAATCTACTGCCGTATACCATTCCGCCGCTCTCCCGTGCCGGGGAATATTTGTTGTCCGTCCCCGTCGGACCTTTTGGTATTAGAACCAAGATTTAATTCTTTGCCACAATGAAGGCTTACTTGCCTTCATTATTGCTTTATGAGCTTCATAAATATCTGCCCAAAATCTCTGTGCTCCTTGTGTAGCATCAATTGTAATATTCAGTTGCTTTTTCATATTTAGTTTCTTTTTATAACACTAAACGTGTTGTTTGTTTTTAGTTATTTATTGTTGTATTATTTAGCCAACTCATAAGGATTAACCTTAGCATCACCCTTAACTTTACCCATTGCCATTTGCTCAGCCTTAACCATTGTCTTAAGAGATTCTATACTTTTAATCACATTACTAGTTGAAGCCATTCCTGCCAATAGGTCCTTGATCTTCTTTTCATCTAGAGCATCGTTAATAGATTCAATATACCATTGAGTAACAGAATCTAGTTTTCCTAGTTGGGCATCTAACATCTTGAGTATTCGAGTGTATTGAAACTCTTTATATTCAGCCTCACATACCTTAGCTAGTTCATCTAGTTCGTAGTCTGCATCATTAAATATCTGCTCTTTTAACTTCTTTTCTCTAGTAGAAACATCCATACTATCGTAATACGGACTATTATACTTCCACATGAGTACTATATAAGTAATAATATCTTCTTGGTACTTTTTGTCCTTTGAAGTATCATTATTATATAGATTCTTAAAGGCTGGTATGAAATATAGATCAGGGTGAATTACTACTTTACCTCCTACTATGTCTACTAGGTTCATTGTTTACTTTTTTCTAATTCTTGTTTGTACCATTCTCCTAGATCATGAATAGCCGCAGGATCTGATATTACTACTACTTTTATTTTATTCTTATCACCATCCCATCTAGTACATATTAGAACAAATTCTCCAGCTTTAACGTCAATTACTTCATCTGTAGTAATAACTTGTCCATCTGAATCTGCTCTGTATATGTTACAGTTTATATTGGTAAGTTTTGGAGTAACAGCATTAGTATTTGTATTGAAACTTATTGCTTCTCCATAATTATTTACTAGTATCTTTTCCATTATTTTGTCCCTATAGATTCACAATCACAGCAACATTTCTCATTATTTGCTGCTTCTCTTGCCTTTTTATCAGCTTCTAGTCTCGCAATTCTTCTACGATAATAGTCCTTCAATTCTGGGTTATCTATCACTATGAACTCTTTATCGTCATAGTTACCAGTAGTACTATACATCTTAAGTATCATATCATATTGCTTTACTTCAATAGATTTCTTATTACCGTTCTTGTCAGTTATCTCTAAGATACCATCTTCTGGCATAATATAACGATAGTCAATATCACTAAAGTAACCAACTGATTCAAATTCTTCCTTCTCAAAATCTGCTTTGTAGATATTAGCATCTTTTACTTTTGCACAATATTTTACCATAATCAATAAATTCTATAACCTAAATACTATTCTTTAATTAATCTCTTCAATATTTCCTCTGCTCTCTACATTGGTACATTCGGGTTCACATACTCCTGATTCGTCTTGTACTTGTGTATTATCTATTGAAAGTTCTGAATTTCCTGCTAAATACTCTCTATTTTTATATTTCTCTTCATATTTTGCTGTCAAACGTTTGCATATATTATCTACTTCTGTAGCTCTATCTACTTCTGTATTATTCTTGCCTTGTTCTACTATAGAAGTAGTAAGTTCATCTATCATATCATTAGTAAAGTCTTCATAAGTAATAATTCCTTCTGTAATTACTTTATTAACTGCACTATACAGCTTTTTCATTTCTTTGGAAGCTAATTCTTTGTGTTGCTCAAAGTTATCTAATTCAATCTTCCACATCATCTGACTCTCTTCTATCGTCATATCTTTTCTTTGCTTTTATTAATGTTTTATCTATGCATCCAGCTATCCAACCAACTAAGTATGCATAAGGCTCATTAGATTCTGTAAAGTCTTGTGCATAACTTCCAGTAGCCTGAAATATATAATCTGCTGCATGTACAGCTTCGTGTGCTGAATCTCCTGCTACCACAAGTGGTAAATTCAATATTATTATTAATATACCATAATCACCACTTATCTTATTAACTACTGGACAAGTAACAAGTACTCCTGTACCATGATCCTTTTCGTCTAATAAATTATGGTAACTATCTTGATTCTCTAAATTAAAGTTATTAGCTCTCATAAACTTGAAAATTCTGTCTAATCCTTCTACTTCATCTGTTACCCATAATTTTCTAGGATACACTACAGGATCATACTCGTCTACTTTCGGCATCTTTCTCATATCTTTTCTTTATTTTAATCTTACCTAAGTAAGCAAACATTACTGATTTAGGATCTAGATTAGTTATTACTTGATTAGTAAACTTAAAAGGACTGTTACAAATTACTTCAACTACTTGATATGGTATATTGTACTTATTACTTAGCTTAGTATATATACTCGTCTAATTTCTCATTATAGTTAATTTTACTATAGTATTTGCATTTATCAATACTATTGCCAGATACCAAAGTATTAGGTCTAATCATGTTTATGATAGTAACTACTTCATCCCAATCTTTTGATGATCCTAATTTAAATGTCAATACGGCTAATTTTGAACTTTCTAGTTTGTTATATTTCTTAACTGGTTCATATATAACCATATTATTTAATTTATCCGTAGTAAGTAGTTCAGTCTTTTGAGATATGATAGTATATCTGTTATATGGCAATTCTTTCTTTGTTAACTTACTCCACAGCTTGCGCATAATATTGTAATCTTTCCAGAATAATATTGAACCTGCATCAAGCATTAGTGATCTCATTTTCATCTTTATTTACTTTTAATATTATTGTGATCTGTACTCTATCGCCTATTATCTCTGGAATTAGAGCTTTATTCACGTATACTTCATCTTCTGCTCTACCTTTAATAAGTATACCCTAACTCTTGAATTTAGATATGTATCTACTTAGATTATCAGGAGTAATACCTAAAGTACGTTTAATATACTTTCTATTTTCAGCAGATATTACATTCTTGTTAATGTTAGGGAGCTTTGGAGTGTTAATATCAAGCTCTATAAAGCACGCTAACAACTCCAATTCCCTTTTTGTTAAATCAAGTATACCGTTTAAACTCTTTAAGAATTCCGTTAGTAATTCGGCTTTAGATACCGTTTTTACTAACTTATTCATTTTTTAGTGTATTCTTAATCTTAGTTAATACTTTATTGAGATTATAATAAACAGTTTCTGCTTCTACTTTAACACATGGTTGAATTTCACCTTCGCTATACTTATCTATTACTTCTTTGTAATCAGACTCATATTTATTAATCAAAGTATCAATCAGTTCTACTGTCTTATCAATAGTCTCATCTGCCTTATTATGCTGATCTTTATCAGTGGATAAGAAACCTTGTTCATAGATATCTTCTACGGTTCTTTCATCAAGCATAGCAGCTCTAAAACCATTCTCGTTTTCTACATCCATAATAAAAGCATTAATATCTCTATCCCAAGTAAGAATATCACCAGCTTTAAAGAAGCTATAATCTTTTGTAAATGTGTATTGCATAATAATTAATTATTTTTTATTTAATCCTCGTATGGATAACCATATCATAAATATGCTGAGGACTACTACTATTAAATGTTCCATACGACTTATTAAACGAATAGTACTAAATAATGTTAATAGCTTTTAACATTTGTTAACAATTAATTAACATATAAAAAGAAAGCCCGACCTAAGTCGAGCTCTCAATGCCTTTCAGCGGGTTAAAATTTATGTTGAACATATTACTTAACGGCAACAATGTCATAAGGTTTCACTAATTGCGTATCTTTTATTAAATCAAAATACATTGCAAACTTTTTATTATACGCGATAGTATCTCCTACTTTGTATTGAGCGTCTGTCATATTTGAAGGAATCTGTAGTACAATACCTGTAGCCCAATCAGATTCTACTTCTCTAGTTTCAGTCTTAGTATCATACTCATTGAAACCATCTTTGTCTACTTTCCCATTAGGTATTTGTTCTGTAAACTCCTTAGTAACTGTAATAGCAGGAAGTGGTTTAACTAACACATCTTTTAACATATTCCACTTAATGCCATTAACTACTGTTTCTAGTACTTTATCTTCCATATTCTTTTTACTTAGTTTCTACTTATAACGTATTATTTGCTATTTGGTTCTGCCTTAACTAATATATTTCCTCCATTAGATGTACAAAACGTTATTGCTCTCTGTGGACACTTTTTATTTTCAAATTCACAACCCTCACAAGAACCTCCTCTTGCTGGTTCTATATAATAAGATATTCCAGCTATTTCAACTGGAGTACGATCTTTAATTATCTCTGCTAGTTCTGGATCGTATATTGTCATACCCAATTCCTCATTAATATTATAAATAATCATTTTACTTCTCTTAGTATATAACCTTGTATGCAGTACTGTGTTACTTCTTTAGTACATTTACCTTTACCTACTAAAGAACAACCACTACAACCTAATGTACTTCTTTCAGGTGCTAAGAAGTATCTCTTATTATCATAATTTATGTACTTACCTGAGTAAGCGATACTATTATTTATTTTATGCATATTATCAATATTATACTTTACTTAACTAATAATCTAAAGTAAGAGTAACTATTACATACTAACTATTAACTTACTGCTTTACTTTAGATATAGTATGTATTACTATCCCCCTTACCCCCCATATAAACGGGGTTATCTCTCATTAGTTACCATCTGTTTAACAAAGTTTATGAAAGTTTAACAAATTTTAAGTAAAAAATATTAACAAATTATGGCTGCTTATATAAGTGATAGTAAAAATATTTTACAAAAAAATATGAAAAAAAATTTTATTACTAAAAAATATTAGGGGGTTAAATTCAGTAGAGAAGCTGTGCGTGCGTGGATCTGCAACAGAATCACTCCCCGATATATGGATACGGAGGAGATACCCCCCACGTGTAACACGTTGTTATGTGTGATTTAAGGTATCTAAAAAATGAAATGAAATGCCAAATTACAAGTATGTTGGATTATGACGTAGAAAACGGTTTTAATGACGTCAATGTATGTTTTTTAATCACAGCAACGCCAATTGCAGCGAAAGAAGATGAAATTAGTGAAGAAGAATTGAACCGCCTAATATTAGAGGGTGGAGATATTAGCGAACTTGCTAATAAATCTAATATATCGCCCTTTCGTACTATTTTGTTTCCAAATTCTTCACAAATTGCAAACGCTTTTCTAAATCTAATTGAAACTAATGAGAAAAGAGAGGAAGAAGGTAAAAAGCCTATTTATCCTACTATTAATTTAGCTAGATTTGAGAAAGAAACGCCTGAACCGTATTTTAGAAGGTACGTAAATGATTCTGATACAGAGGCAAAAGCCGGTGATTGGATAATCGCGGAAAATGGAGATGAAACGTTACCTAACGACCCTTTAAAGCGGAAAGTATTCCGTACGGTTTGGGTAACTTCTGTCTGTAAAACCGAAAACGGAATAGACATTCCCACGGAAAACGTAACCCGAAAAGCCGCTAGAGCTTATACAAACGGCTTAACGACAGACGCGGGCAGCGGGAAAATGATTTGCCCGTGTGCTCAACAACTTAAATTAGAGGAAAAGAAAGCAGAAGCCAACAAACCAAAACAGAATGACCAAGAAGGGGGCGACACGCTTTTAACTAATGAGTTCGAGAGCAAAAGCGGAAATAGACGGCGTAAAGAGAGAGTGCCGTTCTAGTAGCATCTATGAGGGCTTATGCCCTCAGCTACGTTCACGCTCTGCAGCAATAGTTTAAGATAGTCAAATTATTTAAATATGCCGAACCGAGCTCACATCATGTACTATCTACGTAGTTGCTTATAAAGCATGATAAATAATAATATTAATCAATAATTTATTATAAAATGGAGAATACAAGAATTACACTCTATGTTGGAATTGCTTATCATTTAATCTGCTCATTATTTATAGGAGCAATTATAGGACAAACTAAAGATGTAGGAAATTTCGGAAAATATGCCTTTGCTTTAGGCATAGCAATAGGTATGTGGCATAGCATACTACTATGGTTGCGTTGTTTAGATGAAAAAGATTAACTAAAATTATGCAGTTATGACAGACAAAATAATTTGGTTAGACGGGCATGTAACAACAATCGACAGTAAAGAAGCTTTCAGAAGACAATATGAGTTCGTAGATGAATATAGTAATGAATGGCGAATGAAAATAGGTGATTCTGAATTTGCTTGGCACGGCAATTGTTGGATGGAATTATAACTAATAAATTTTAAACAGCGTCCTACATTGTAGGTTTCGGTAAGGCTCCTCTGCCGAGTAATGCGTACAAGAGCTATAATAGACTCACAAAGAAAATGTATTTGTGAGTAAACAATGGTGAAACCACATTGCTTTAAGTAGTAATGTGGGGACCATTCCGCCCTATTTGCAATTATGAACTGCATAGTGACAGAGACCTAAGAGAGGGAAGCAAATGAGCGTTGACTATCGTAGCGAAAGCTGCGTTCCACCATTGTACGTAGGGGTGTGTGGGTAATCGGCTAAAGGAACGTTCTGTTATAGTATGTTGCGAGTACTGTGACACAAGGGATAGCATGGCGGCTCGGAAAGACGAGCTTTACTTGCTGGTAGGGTAGTTTAAACCAGTAGTGCTGTATCTTTTCGGCGGTTTACTAGTAACGCACTTAAAAGTTAAGGATAAACTGTACAGGAAACTAATTCCGATTTATAAGTTTAGTGACAACTTGAAAGAGAGTGGCAGCCTGGAAAGACAGGCATTTAAAAAACTCAATAACTTCCCAAGACATTGAGGGCACCAGTTTCTCTATTATAAAATGCACGCAAACTATCTATTAGATGTGAGTTGCCGCTTATAGAGTTTTAGGTGTAAAATGCAAGAGATTTTCTGAAAAATTAAACTAACAATTACACGGTCTGTGAAGATAGTGTAATTTCACATGTATTATTACTTTAATGCAACCAATGAAGGCCGTGACAAGTCGGTGGACAATGCAGAGTCAAAGTAATTAATTATTATTTATCTTTAACTTATATGCACAGTAAATTATTGATATTTAATAGTTAAATAATCCACGTGGAAAGAGTTCATAGTTAGGTTCGCTGTGATGTGCAACTCTTTAAAGTAACTAATCCTAAGCAAGCAGGGAGAACTTTCCTTAGCCATAAGAAAAAGTAGACATGGCGCTTGACAGTATAATACTAACTGACAATAAGTATTATTTAAAGTAAGAGAATAGCATAGCATTCATCTGCATAAGGGCGAATATAATGCGCTTACTTTATTTCTATTTGATTACTAATTAAAACATTATCAAATAACTAAAGAAAAACTAGCTCAAGCATTAGATACATTTTCTAATGAACCAGCTATTGATGCATTTTTATCTGTTTTAATAACGGGTAGAAGTGAAACTAAAGAACCAACAATATGTATTACTGGTGATATGACAGCCAAGTTCCAGATATTAAGACTGGTAAAAGAATTTGGTTTAGGACTGAAACCAACTAAAGACATAGTAGATACATATATCAAAGAAGATGCTCTAATATTTCCTTTGAAGTTAGTATACAAAGGTAGACTAGAAGATCTTGACGTAGAAAAAATAAAAGGCTTATTTATTAAAAATGGTTACACATTTGATATATATTAATACCTGTCACGTATTCCCCGACTACTACATGTAAAATCCGATGCTAATAAGGTATTGTAGTAGTCTTCTCTATCAATAAATACAACCTCATCGCGGTGATAGAGTCTAGTAACATGTTAAAAAACAAATCTTCCTAGTTTGCATGTGAAGCTAATGTATTTAAATTATTTAAGAGTATTAACCAAAAGAATAAACATATGAATATAATTGATTATGAAAAACTCTATTTCATGCAGTATAATCATTGTATACAGTATTTTAGACATATGAATATAAGTAACAAAGACTTATATAGTTTAATAACTGAAAGCAATGAATTATTATCTCACACATTTCCTAATAACTTAGTTTCATTACCACCTTATCTATTAATGTTAGCTTATAGAGATGCTTTAGTTGATATACTAGATGAGAGATATGATAACATTAACTAATGATAATATTCCAAATTTTATTAATCATTGTAACAATAGTAATATTAATACTTACTATATACAATTGCGTAAAACTATGGGAGGAGATTAACAAATGACAGTACGAGTAGTAAAACACAGAAGCGTATTAAATACTATCAGTAATTTCCTATGTGTACTTATTCTATGTGCAGTTATTGTTGCAGCTATTGTCGGTCCTTTTATAAAGGAAGATAAAGTTAAGATATATAACTTCGTAGAATTACAAATGCGGTTTAAGCATTATATGTTAATTGATAAGTTTCAAGAAGACGATCAATACATATTTTACTTAGTAAATCCAGTTACGAAACAAGAATATAAAGTAAATGTTACAGAAGCTTTATACTGTAATATATACTTTGTAGGTGATACTATTAAATAATTTATTAACAAAAAAAATCATTATCAAAAATGAAAAAGAAAAGTTTTTATCTAACAGAAGCTGGTACAGGAAGACAAATTCTTGTTACTCCATGTAGCTTTGACTACGCAGTAACTCCTACTGAAAGTGAGGAAGATGATTATGATGATTCTTTCTATTACGGTAAAGAAATACCAGAAGAAACAAACTCAATAGTTTGTTTGTGTGGAGAAACATTCTACGTAACTGAGAAATTATCAGACATCGCTTATCAACTTGATAATATGGAGGATTAAAACATGGAAGATAACCAGTACCCAACTGTAAGAAAACCATCAAACAAATCTTTTTGGTGGATTATAGTAGCTATTGTAGTAATCATCGCTACTAATGTAATTGTTTTCGTAAAGCACGATTCAATTAACAAAGTTGTTGAGAGTAAAATCAATCAACAGAAAACAGAGCTAGTATGCTCAGATACTGCAAACGTAGAAAAACCTGTATTAACAATACAAGAAGTTCTAAGTTTTAGAGAAGACGTAAAAGAAGGTATGCGTATAGATAGTATATTTTTATCAATGCCTGAACCGATTCTAATAGATATTCTTATGACACATGGTACATCTTTGTCTAATAGTGACATAGTTTATATATATGAATCGAACAAATCGCATTATAATAGTATTAAAACCGGCGCAGACATTCAAAAGAATTTTATCAATAGTGTCTCTAAAAATGATTCCGTGAGGAATCCTCGAGATTCTCTAAAGCGTTAGAGAAGAAGTAATGTCTGGTAAACAGACCATATGCTAATTCGACTTTAATAAATGTATGTTAAACAGATTTGGTTAGCCTGCTTGTGAAAGTAGGCTAGTCTTCAGAAAATGACAAGCCTGTGGGGCGTAAGTAGTATTTTTAAGCAGGAGAAGAAGAGTGGCAATTGCTCTGATTAGTACTGATAATTGCAAATACTATGATCGTGCGGACGTAAAAATCAGGTAGGTTGATAAGAATAGATTAATAGTGTCTGTTCTGCTATTCCTTAATTATATGTCACGGTAATTTAAAATAAGTGAGTACTATTTTTTATATTGTAAACTATCTGACGTTAACAAATGTACAAAATCGTTCTGTCTTATAGCACTGTAAGACCCTATATACGCTAAAAATTCTACTGTAGTGCTGCAGTAGACGTCGTCAAAATTATTAACTAACAATTAAAGCTTATGTAACAAAAATGAAAAGGAATCCAAAACGGTATGTCACGACCGTAACACAAAACAGTGACCATTTTCTAGCTATCCTTTTAGGATTGAAATCTATACTTGGGATGTCATTAGCTGAAGCTAAACCTATAGCTAAAACAAAACCAGGTACGAAGGTATATTTAGTACCTTATTTTGAGATTAAATCAGACTTATCTACTGATGAAATAATAGCCCAGTTAGATGAGTATGAAATAGAAGTAACAATAATTAATCAATAATTATCATGGAAGCAATAGTAATTGTATTTTCAGGCGAATATTTGCCAAATCAACAAGAAGTTGTAGTAGATAAAATAGCAAGAGCTATTCAGCAACACACTACAGCTGAAGGAGTCGATTCTTTAAGTATATCTATTATTGATAACGAAAGTATAGCTAAGATTTTAGCAATGCAAAGTATCAAGAAAGAGAGCGTTAAAGTTACGCTCAGTAGTCTTCTAAATGATTTCTGCAGCAAAATTATTAGTGTAGTAGGAGATCCTACAAATTTCAGCAATGAAAGCACTTATAAAGTAGAATTTGCAAAAAGAATTCTAAACGATGCAGAACTCCGGCAGCATAATACAGATGTATTAAAGTACTTAATTACTGCAAATAAAATACATCCTGTATACAAAAACATTTTAAATGATTATCACCTTTCAAATATACCTATGTACTTGAAAGAGATTAATACTATTTTAAACTTGTTTTAATTATGGCGGATAAGGAGAAAGAAGTAAAGAAAGCGGATTATAAAAAGCGTCCAAAACACAAGAAAATGGAACCCTATAATCGTAAAAAAGCATGGAAATAAGTAAAGAACATCCATACGAAGATGCTTGTAAAGTATTAGGCCTTCGTCCTGTAGCTAATTATAAAAGCTACAAATTAACAGATGAAACTAGAAATTTCATCAAGTTAGAAACTATTGCAAAAGCTTTAAATAAAGGTTGGAAACCCGACTTAACAGATCCGAAAGAAATAAGACATAGTGTATGGGGTTGGAGCTATACAGACAATAGGAAACCTTTAGGTATACTCATTCTGAATTCTGACGCTGGGCTAGGTCTTAGCGCTGCTGATGTCGGTACTTCTTTAGAATTCAAAGATAAAGATACAGCAAAAGAATTTGTAAGAGTATGTAAACCTATGATTGTCAAACATTTATTTGGTAGAGATGATCATGAAAACTTCAAACTTAATTTCTAACGAATGTCCTACACAAGATAATATTATCAACTGTAGTGAATGTGATCTTGAGTGTAAACTCAGAATGGCAACAAACAACAAGCAAGAGGTTCCGCCAGAGCCTCTGCCCGCTGTTATATATTACTAATTAAATTGTTAGTATGGTGGATTCCAATCAGCCCAAAGAACTGCAAATATACCAAAACCCTAATACATATAAAATGTAACGGCTATTCAACGGCAATCTATGGGTCTATAGATAAAGGGAGAGAAGGATAGGGGTTATCTGTGAAATAAGAGATATGAATACACAGAGCAGTTCTTTTTCGTAAAAACATTATGTTATTAAAAACAAATAAATATCAAGTTTATGGCTAAAAAAGAAAGAAAAGCATTAGCTTTTGTACGTAGAACTTCTGGAAGTAAAGAGGTCCTATACGCTGTTACCGGAATGCCAGAAAGAACCAATGGTCCAAAAGAAACAGCACATTACATTTTGTTTAGTGGAAATAAAAACGAACGCTACAAAATGAAGATTAATTCCTATGATCGAGTAAAGGGAGAAATCACTAATGTAAAACCTAACTTTGAAAAAGTAGAAGGTAAATTACTTGATGAAATGTACTCTAAGTGCTGCTCAGCATTTAAAGAACAATTTCCTAAGTAAGCATTATTATCTGTAAAAACTCAGAGATTAATTAACATAGTATCAACTTTAAAAACATTATCACAATGGCAGAAGAAAAAGACAAAAAAGTAGATTTACTAAACATCAATGAAGAGAACATTGAAGAAGTAATTAACAATGGAGCAGAAGTAACGAAAGAAATTGCTGAAGCATCCGCTAAGAAGATTGCAGAAAAACGTAAGGAAGAAATGACTGAACGCTTAGTTAATGCAACTTTGAAGAGTGAGTACACTCGTAAGTCTTCATATTTAAGTATGAAGAAGACAAAGAAAGAGATGGAAATCAAGAAGAATTACTTGAAGAAGTTCTCAGAAAAAGATGACAAACTTCGTAACGGAGGCATTTCCCTAGAAGACTACGAAAAGGAATGTAAGCAGATCTACAAAGATGCTAACAATCTTATTCGTGAAGTCGGCGAATGGTATGATTCACAGCTTGATAAGCTGTTAAATCAGTACCCGGAAGCTCGTTACAGTTGGAGATACGACTCGTTTAAGTTGTAATTCCGCGCATCGTCCACCTAAAGTACTCTAGCAGTAGCAATACTGACTACATAGTCTAAGGCTTAAGTTAATTACTAATTTGACAACTCTGTGTTAGTATTAATCACTTAGTAAACTTAAGTTGTGAATTAACACATATACAAGCAAGTGTAAGGCATAGTAATATGACCGATACCGAAGTAGGACAGTATGACAACGTGCCACTGATCATGTGCCTAAGATCATGAGGATGTATATATAAATTGCGCAATATATAAATACAGATTCTATACTCTTTGAGTATATTATGCAATAGCATTCTTATGATATCAAGTCGGCATTTTTGGAATAGTGCGATGCTAGACATCATGCCGTATAGAAGCTGAAAAGTATTCTATACTTCCAAGACAGGTTATCAAGGCATTAATAGTATGAGAATACTTTAAATATCGTAAAAGACCATAGGCTAGGTAGGTTTGGTCGCCTACCTAGTCACAATATAAGATTAATTGTAAAAATAGCAGGGATATTGTATAACATAACGAAGGCTCACCTGTAGAGAGTGCTGTGAACTGTGTTAAATAATAAAGCAGGAAGAATGGCTTAATTCTGTACGCGAGTTATACTTCAATTAATCTTATAAACTCATTGACTGTTAGGTCTATGAATCAGTCGTTAGGACGAGGGTTCGACTCCCTCATGCTCCACAAAAAATGGAATAAGCAAGAATAATAAGAGGCCCGTATAGAAATCTTACGCTAACTTTCGATTTCTCTTTAAGAGTTTTTTCATTAACAGCGATAGGAAGATCGGGAGTAGTACTCAAACTATAAGTTAAATTTTGTAAGAGTACTACTTTAAATGGGGCATCTAGGCATTTGACTGCGACAATGTGAAGTAGAATAGGTCAATAATGCGAATAACTGGCAATACAAGTTATGTAATGGATTATACGCGCCTAGTGGCATGAGATAATCCAAACGGCTAAGCTAAATGTCGTAAAAAGCCCGGTTGTAACTAGCCGGTAGTTAAGTCTACTTTAAAAATTAGTGAGGTTAAGCATATCAGGCTAGATCAGACATAAGAGCTGTAGAGGGTTCGACTCCCTCTAATGCTACAATTAAATTAAGTTTAATCAATAAATTAATTTGAAATGGGATTAATGAATTTTATTAGGCAAAATCTTCCAGAATCATGGGAGAAGGCTGCAACTGAACTTCGAATGAAAAATGAATTAGTCATTCGTCTTCATGCCAATGTACCACGTATTTATAAAAATAAATACCATTACAAAGAAGGCATGCGTTATATTAGGTCTGTATTTCGGACATCTGCGGATAAACTTATTTACTACGTAGAAGCAACAGATATCGACGTAGATAAATGGAATAAACTTGCTAACAAAATTAAAGAAAAAGAATATCAATGCGCGTAGTACCTTGGTGGGTTTGGTTTGATTCCAAATCAGAAGAAAGAGAGTTCAAGAAAACATTGAATAACTCTCAAACAGATATTGAAGCAATAGGTAATATCATAGAAAAATATCCTAATCTTACTATGGACCAAGCTTCAGGTTTAGTAGAGAACTTCAAAAAAGAAATTAATAAAAATCATGAAAATAAATGAGCCCGGTGTTTATCAAATTGTAGGAAGTGAAATTGAACTTCTTGCGATAGTAGTAGGAGAAAAGCCTTATTTAAGGATAACTTCTGCAATTATTATGAACAGTGCGTATCAAGATGCTAAGTTCAAGAAAGTAAAGGAGGAATCTTTTGAGATACAACATATATATAATCATCCTGATGAATATGTATATTTCCCTTATGAAGGTTCTGAAGTATGTCAACTACCGGTTAAAGATCGTTCAACTCGTAGTTGTAAGATGCCTATCATTACTGATGATATGTATAACGAATTTGAAAGAAGATATATTAGTGATACTTCTATTCCAGGTCGTGGTGCATTAAACACTAAGATTTATATTATGGATAGAACTGGTTGGACTGCTGCACAAGCACAATTAGTTATTTGTAAAATCGCTAAGAAGGTTAAAAACACAGTTATTAACCTAAAAGAAGAATATCAATGGTAACCTGTTTATCTAACAAAGTATATACTCCATGGGGTAAACAGTATAGTTCAATGAACTGGAGAGAAGATTGGAACATATTTATAAGACTAGCTGAAAAAGAAGTAACATCTAAGTCTTTTAAAGAAACAAAATCCATTAATCATATCATTTATTGGTTTGATACAGAAATACTCCAGAAAATACACGTAGATAAGAAAGTAACACTAGATGTTCGCATTCGAATAGTGTGTGGTATGGTAAATAAAATTTCATATCAAACTATGTCACGTGAACTAAAACAAAACTTCATGGAATGTATTTGGGATGCTTATCAAAAGTTCTCAAAAGACTACATAGATTATCACTGTAGATACATTTTAGAGTTACCATTTTAAGGGTATAGGGCTTTGATCGGCCCTATACTCACACATAAAAGCCCGTAACTATGACAGATATAGAAAAACAACAAGTTTTCGATCTGATCAAACAGGCGAAAGAAGGCAAACAATCTGCCTTCACAAAGCTTTATGAAAAATTTAGTAGAGTTATTTATAATACAATCTATTACATTGTAAATAACAAAGATGTAGCAGATGATTTATTATCTGTTACTTTTACTAAAGCTTTCAGTAAGCTAGATAGCTATGTTAACAACATTTCATTTGAAATGTGGCTAAAAACAATAGCAATCAATAGTAGTATAGATTATATTCGACATACTAAAAAGGAAAAAGCGAACTATTGGATTGACGACGATGCCAACTTTCTGCAGTTGAATGATTCGGCCAGTTATTCACCTGAAGAAGATTTTATCTTCGCAGAAAAAAGTGTAAGTCTAGAAAATGCCTTGTCGCGGCTTCGTTGGAAGTATAGAAATATAATTGAGCTGCGCTCAATGCAGAATCTGTCTTACAAACAGATATCTGAACAACTTGGACTCTCAGAGTCACAGGTTAAATCTCGGCTTAACAAAGCAAGGGAAAAATTAAAAGAGTTATTAACAGATTAAATTTACTAATTATGACAGCAACATGGGTTTTAGTATTACTCTTTATTGGAGCAATTACTGCGCGTTTCTTACGCTCAACTAAAATGTGGTGGATTCTTTTATCCACTATTATGGCTGGTCTATTAGTAGGTATGTTGAGTAAAGAAGCTGTAAATCATTTCTCTAAGAATGATGATATGGCTTCTATTACTCAGCCAATTAGCACCGTAGATAACATGAATATGGAGTGCACGTTACCAGTAGTTTTCGTGACAGAAACTACAAGCCAGTCAGGAGTAACGAGTTACATTGCATATTCAGATGAACTGTTATCAGACGCACTAGTTGGTAATCATGCTACTAAGGGAAGAGACTCGCCAGATTATGAGGATGATAGTTGAACCTCTATAAATATCCTATCAAAAAAATTCACCTAGTATTTAACAATTTAAAACATTATCAAAGATGTCTAAGAAAAACAAAGTAGCTCAAGCAGCTGCAAGTACAGCAGCAAAACCTGCTGAAACAGCTAAAGCAGAAAATACTGCTAAAGTAACAACTGAGAAAGATAACAAGAGTAACGTAACTGCAGATAAACCGGCTTCTACTCAGACTAAAACTGAGAAGAAACAGGATTCTAAGGCTAAAACAGACAAGCAGTCCACCCAAAAAGAGACTGTACAGCCAAAACCTAAGAAAGATAAAACTCCTGTAGTTATTGCTGAAGAAGTAGATGAAACTAAGACTCTAGGAAACAAGATAGGTATTCCTATCTCTAGTACCAGCATAGAGGCTATTAAACGTTCTTCTACTGATGCTAAAGCACAGTTAGTAACTTACGGTTACAACCGCTTTATCAATAACGAAAAGTTCAAAGAAGAATGTCCGGAAGCTTGGAAGAATACAGCACAGGTATGTGATGTAGTATGGCTTCTTGCTATGGTAGATATTCGTAATGAAGTCGCAGCTTTAAAAGCTGGCGGTCAAGTAGTTGCGAAGATACCTGAAGACCAGCTTATGCCTTTGAACGAAGTAGCAGAAATGCTCGGTATTACTCTTGCTACACCAAAAGCCCTTATAGGACCTAATGGTGAAAAGCAACTTGCTATTGACTTCAACAGTCCTGAAACTCATATTCCGGAAGCACTTAACGAAGGTGCAAAACCAGTAGGAACTGTAAAGGATCCTGAACTGGATTATGATAAAGTTGGATCAGATCATACTATGATTTGTGAAGCTTTGGACCATATGTTGCATGTTGATCGCAACTTAGTTATTTCTCTTGTAAAAACAATCGAATGGTACCAAGGATTGTGTATGCACAACGCCACATCTGCAGACGAAAAGATTACAATCGACAGCAAACCTGTAAACGAATGGATTGAAGAAATCTTCGGACTTGTTCCGCCTACCGGTTTGTTGAAAGGACTTGGACGCTCAGTATATTTATATACTAAGAAAGAAGGTTCTCCGATTTCTGCACATTGTTTGCTACGTGGTCAATTACCGAACTGGTCAGATGACGACATAGCTCGTGTATTGAAAGTGCTTATCCAAGAAAACTTCCGTTACAGCCTCGAAGATAAGGTTGATGCAAACGGAAATGTGATTCAGACAGTTAAACCTTCTCCTACAGAAGATAAGGCTATTCAGTCTGTAATCGGTAATCTTGGTGTACAGTATGTAGATCAGTTGATGAATGATCTCTCTTTGTCTGTTCCTGAAAATGCTACAGACGAACAACTAGCAGAGATCGACGATAAACGTAAAGCTGCTCGCAAGATTATTAGTCTTGTACGTGCTAACATTTATCCGGGTAAGATCCAGCCTAATACAGAGCAATTGCGCTTTGCAGTAGGTAAGATTATTAACACCTATCGTCAACCGATGGATAAATTACCTGAATTTGAAGGTGATTATCCAAAGTTAGTAGGAGAATATCCTGCTCCGGCTCCTGAAGAAGATAAAAAAGAGTCAGTTGAAAAAAAAAGCTGAGTCTGACTTCTAAGTGGAATATTGTACAACGTCTGAAAAAACTATTCTCTAATTCGTAATCAATATGAATGGAAGAATCATGTCAATTGCTATTTTATTTGGTGCTAGCGTACTCGTTGGCTATAATTTAATAGGTACAATTGAACCAGTCCAGGCACAGCAGCCTGTAGTACCTTCATACTTAGAGTTAATGTCTATGATGCATTCTAATTCTAAGAAAGAAGAATCGTCTGTGAGTAAAGTAGATACTATTACAGTAAGCTACGATGTAAACACTCAAGAAGTATCTGTAAAAGGAACAACAGACGCAATTGTGAATGTAACAACAACAGGTGAATTAAAACCTGTCGTTAAGTGGAGAACAAAAGTAAAAGAAGTAAATACAGGATTTCCAAAGGTACGTAGTATAGCTAACTTACCAGAGGATGTAAAGCCACTTTCTCCTTTTACTAAAGCTAATGTGGATGAATAAGAGAAACCTTATTATGCTTAATAGTATGATACGTCTATCTCGTATCTTACGAAATTGCAAAGATGCAAGGCGTAATTTAGATTTAGTGATAGATCAAACCAGCTACTTTATTGTAGCTGGTGAGGTTTCTAATATGATACAAGTACAAGCACAAGCTAGTACTAGTAACGTCTTATTCGTTGAGCAGTACTTACGCTCGTCTGTAAGTAAGATTTGTATTAGTTTGGATGGTTTTGATCCAGGAAAAATGGATCCAATTGATTATATCAGTAGTAGTGATATAAGAGATGGCATAGTAGATATATGCAGAGGTAAGAAAATAGTTGCAAATATTAACTTATCTTCTGGAGAAATAATTCCTTTATCACCAGAACTAGAAAGTACAGGAGAAGATAAATCCTCAGCGGAAAAAAGTTAATGATAATAACCGCTTTATAAATACTATAATTATATCATAGTTCGAGAGGAGTAAAACTATAGCGTCAATCACTCCGGTAGAGTACATAGCAGTATCTAAAATAAGATAACACGCGCTACGTCAGGGAGTTTGTGTTCATTTACACATAGCCCGAAAAAGACAGAATCCGAGAATATGTATACCGCTATCACGGTTGAGATAACAAAAAGTAGGATAATAACTTATATAACTGAAAACTATATAAGAAAGAAGGAGAGAGTGAGTAACCTTCGTATTAGTAATGAGAACCGTCTGGCGATTATTCAATATAAAGACTCATAGTTTAAGAGAAGACACACTGAACTATAAACAACTCAAAAGGAACGAAATCCTAATATCCGTATGCACTATCAAGATGTGACTCAAAAAGGGATATAAACACGACGATGAAATAAGGACAATACGGTTCTTAGGCTAATCCCTTTGGAAAGGAACGCCAAATTATTTAAAGACTGACTAACGTCTCAGCGGGCTCCAACCTCGCTTAACAAAAGCGCAATTATGCGTCCTGAATGGAAAAATAAGCTAACTCTAGTGTTTTTACGATAATTGGTTCGTAATATAAAGGGAGGTAAATACTGATACTAATGTAAGGATAACCGTGTTATGGTACATACTTATACAAAGTAAGGATATGAAAGCTGGACATGCAATGATCCGGGGAGTGATGCTACGCAGATCTATGATCCGATTGATTACCAGGGAGCAGGAGCCAATCCTGTGCGCTACCGTAACTAGCGTGCTGCAAAAGAACTTACGTATAAGGAATGAGGTATATGAGATTGATACCGTCTTTCAAGTCTAAAGTGACTCACGTGCTTAGTCGTTCGTGTGAGTATAATTGAATGATGAATGACTGAACCCAGAGTGTTCAAGCGGTTTGAGGGCGCAATAACCCTGATTCTAGTTGTCACATACCTTTAGCAAGTATGATTATGGCATAAAATGTTAATTGAGGAGAAACTTACACTCCTACTAAAAAATAGCAGAGCTTATACCTTTTAAGATATGTAAAGGTGCATTAGTAGATTATCACGCTCACTCCAGAGTAGGAGATATTGCTAATGGTCAAGAAAAACTAAATTAATCAAGTAAAATTTTGAGTTGCTATGAAGTTAGAATCTCATAACCATATATAAAGTGTTTAGTAATAGATGATATTACTTTACTTAGTTGAAAGATTAATGCTGAGGAAGCCAGCCTAGTTAAATGTGCTTTCAATTGTTTAACAAGATCCTTAATACTCGGCTGTGTATTAAGCTAACTGGGAAGTTCAATGATAGTACAGAGATAGCAAACTACTGTTGTAAAGTAGTCAGATAAGGAGTACGAGTCACCCCGACTGCCAACCGTTATCGCTGACAATGACACTCCTAAAATACTTATCGCAAATAAGTATGTAAAGAGAACGCTGATTCGTTAATAACCTGCACTCCATTCACCCTGTCTCGGTAGAATAAAGGGAGTAGTACACTTAATAGCAATAGCAATTAAGCATGCAAGGAGACGATGATAGGTGGAAATCCTAGTATTCGCGCAGTATAAACAAAAAATCCTGGAAATGGTCAAGTGGGTCATGCTATAAGCAATGAGCTTGTGAGTTGGTAACGTTAGATAAACGACCTTCAATCGCATAGATTGTCGTAATCCGGAAATACTAATAGGCTGAAAAGATGCCATTGACTTAGTTTTTTATATTGCATCTAATCGCATTATAAAATAACGGTGAGAGGTGCGTTAAACATCGAAAAAGTTGAATTTTAACCGTCGAAACGGGACGATAAACATGTCAGTATTTGTCATATTTTTCAGAGATTTTATCAGAAGATATTTTCAAATAAATTAGCATTTATTCTATTAAAACTTAGTAGATTATGTGATTGAATTCACCATTACCATTATATTGTAATGCTATAAATAATCGAACAGTAGAGAGCATTAAAATTATTATTAACTTAAAATAAAAATGATCCGTATTGGTATATCAAGTACGGAATCAAGAAGGGAACTTTTTTATGGATAATTTAAATCAGAATAGCGGTCCGTGTACAAGTACAGTGGCTGCTCAGATTATGGCGCAGAACCGGCAACTTGCTCAGAAATATTACGGTCCATTGTTTGGTAAACAAATCTTTACTATTGTAGCTGTAAATCCAGATCCAAAGTGGAAGGAAAATACTATGAATGGTATCAATGACTTCCGTTTCGAAATCAAAGGTTATATCATCAAAGCAATTGATGTTATGAGCGTTTGCATTGTACCGAAAGACTTGGATCAACGGCCGAAGATTGGTATCAACGTTGGCATCGAAGGTGTTGAACCGATGATGTTTGAAATTGCTGAGCCGGATTTCAGTAAAGCAACTCGTGAAGCTGTTACTGAAGCTATTGAACGACTTGGTAAGCCCGGTAGCAAACCGATGTTCTTCTCTGCAGAAGATTTGCCAAATCTTGACAAATTAGTAGAGGTTGCCAACGCCGGTAGTATTGCTGCTTATGAAGACATGGCACGTAAGTGCATGAATTTGTCTAAGACAGTACGTGGTTATAGTGAAAGTAACCGACGGATCTACACTAACTATATGCGTGAGTGTGGTATAAACTCTAGTGAAATCGAAGTAAATGTTCACATTGAAAAAACTGAGTAACAGATATGAACGGAAAATTATCACCTTCTCGGGTTGATATTTTACGTATGCTAATTATTTATGAACCTGCAATATTAGCAAAAGTTAAGATTTTGAACGGGAAATCTAACGAACGTCCTAAAACAGTTGAAGTAATGGAGAATGGACAGGTTATCCTTTACTATGGCTCAGGACCTAAATGGTTGCAAAAGTTCTTTAATGCTTATGGACTGGTAAGCATTACCGATATTGCTATCGAATTAGCAGACACTATGTCTGGTACTGGAGAAGCTAGAAACGAAGAAGCTTTCTATGGCATAATGAGTGCTGTACTTAAGGAAGCAAAAGATAATAAGGATCTTGATTGCATTGTAGATATTTTATTTGATAGTGTAAGAAATAGTTCGAACGGAGAGCTACATTCTAAATATATTAATGAAAAATATTTACAGAAATATGTAAAAGAGAAAAAAGTACGCGACCGCTCTGTAGGTATTTCTGAGACCGGAAATGAAACTTATATCGGTATTAGAACCAGTGATGGACGGATTCTTCCGTGCTATTTTGGTAAAGAGATAAAAATCGTTAATCGTGAATTATAGTGCTGAATTGGGCACTTCACTTTAGCATCTATTTTATAGTACTGAATGGGGTACTATTACAAAATAGAGACTGCTGAATTGGGCAGTTCTCTAACTCCATGCATTAGCTTAGTGATAGAGCGCTCGTAAGAGAGACGGCAGTTTGAGCCTGTCATGCATGACTAACTAGTAGACGTAATTTGGTCGAGTATTAACTTAAAACAAATCACTTGAATATGAAATCAATTACATCTATATATGCAAAAGAACGTATTAAATCACTTAGTAATGATATAACTAAGTATTGGACGATCATTAAAAATGAGAATATTATTCCAAAAGAAGCAACACGTAATTATGATCTTAAGACTATGATTACAAAGATACAAGAGATGGCTGAAGAACGTCTTTTAATGAAATTGTATCTACAGTGTATTAATATGGGATATAAGAAATTCTCAGAACTATCGAAAGATAACAATTACATTACAATATTCACACTTTCAGAGAAAAACGAACAATTGTTTCACTTAAGTAAAATTAAAACTATTGATCCAAAACTAAAACGTGCGAAAGGTAAAAAAGCATTAAAATATACAGAAGAACTTACTTCTGCGTATATTGCAAATCTAAAGAATAAGCTACAACTTGAAATTAATAAGTTAGATAAAGATTTAACTGATTTCAATGAAAGTGCAGAACTTGATATTGAATCTGCACCAATTAGCTTAGCAGCTTAATTAACGTGAGCCTTCGGGCTCACTAGTTATTAATTTCTAAATTATCAAAAATTATGAAAAAGAATTTATCAGGTAAACATAAAGACCACAAAGGAAAGAAGTTATCGAAAACTAACCGTTCTAAATTACGTAAATCTAAGAAAATAGAAGTAGTATTTAGAAGACCGGGTCCATCTCCTTACATTACAAAAGACGAGAATGGGAAAGTAACAATAACTAACATAGTTAGTAAAGTTAAGCAGAAGAGTTATACTACAAAAGTAGGAAAAAACTCTCGCCAAGAAAATAAAACAGCTAAACAAGCTAAAAAAGATCGTGTTAAACAGATCTTAGCTAGTATTGGGTTTGAACCCACTGTTCATTATACGAGAAAAGAAAAGAAGAAATTTACTCGTATTATAAAGAAACAGCTGTTTGTTCAACCAAAAGAAGTTACTCTTACTAAAGCAGATATCAAAGCTAGAATTGCAGTTGAAAAACAACAAAAGAAGGAAGTATTCGAAAGTAGACGTTATATGTCTCCATTCGGTAAGAAAAACATTCAGAAAGGATTTGTAGCTTCTGAACTTGCGGTAAAAGAACCAAAAGAGCAACGAACCTTCAAATATACAATTCAAAGGAGAAGCGATGATAATCCGCTAAAAGATGTAGATTTCCTTACCGATTATTTCGATGCAGAAACTAGGGAAGAAGCTAAGAAAAAAGCATCTGAAATAGCAAAAAAGAAATACTTTAAGGATGAAAAATTTACAGGTATTCGTATAACAGATAGTAAAGATAATAATATTATTTGCTATCCAAAATCAACGCTGCTTGCAGCATAAGTTTAACTATTAATATTATCAAGATATGAAAATAGATAAAAACAGAAAAGAAGAGTATAAAATCGCACGTAGTAAAGAAAGAGTTAACTTGAGAAATCTTTGGAAACAAAGCAGAAAAAGCTTACAAGGTTGTAAGATGATAGTTCCTGCAGAAGAAGTAAAAGCTCGTGAAAAATTAGGAAAGAAACCTATAACTCCTAAGAAATGGAAAGAAGAAAGAAATGCAAAAATCCGTGAAGCTCAACAGTTATCTGCAAATAGTAATACTATTTCTAAAGATTTCTATTGCGATGAATTGAAAGAGCGCAGGAAAGCAAAGAAAGAACGTAAGAAAACTCTTATACTTAAAGCAAAAGAAGCTATGCTTACTAACGCTGTTAAACATGAATTAAATCAAAAGAATACAGAAGCTATTAAGCATGTTATTATGCTTACATCTAAGCTTAATAAAGCTATAGCTAGAAAACAAAGTAAAGAAGACAAGGCTAAGTATAAAGCTTCCCTTGTAGAGTTTAAAACTAAATATGTTCGTACATATAAAGTTGGAAATACAAATAATCCTATAAAAGGAACTAGTCGTCATAAAAAGAATAGAGGTTTTGCACGTAAAAGTACTGCAAAAACATACTCTATAAAACAGACTAAACAAGCTGCTTAAGTAGTTTGTGAATTTCCTAGTAGCTCAATGGTAGAGTCGCCCTGTAATTCGTATATATTGATGTAATATTCGTATTACTAAATATTCGTATATGTTAAGGAAGGTTATCGGTTCAAATCCGATCTAGGAAACAAACTAACATTATTAATTATGATTATACGAGATAAGATTGTTTATGTATATGATATTGAGGTATTCCCCAATGTTTTTCATTGTACTGTAAAAAATACAGAAACAGGAGAGTTACATAAATTTGAAATATCTTGCAGAAAAAATCAATTAGATGAACTAGTTGAATTCTTTCATACTGTTAATACAGACTATACTTTTGGAGATCTATATACTACAAAGATTCAGTTAAATACTGATAAACTATTTTGTGGTTATAATAATCTTCATTATGATAATCCTATTATAAACTATATAATAGATTATTATATTGTAATGAAATATAAAGGATATAGAGATATTTGTAGATCTATATTCAATTTAAGTAAAATAATTACTACTTCAAGTGAAGATGATATCAAAGCTTGGAGTAAATGGAAGTATATGATCTGTTTTGATTCATTTGATATTCTTACTATGCTTTATAGTAATAAGTTAAGAGTAAGTTTGAAAGAAATTCAAGTAACAATGCAGTATAAAAATGTACAAGAATTTGTTACAGATTGGCAGGCAGATTTACCTGAAAATCAAATAGATTCAATGATTGAATATAATATTAATGATGTTAATTCTACTGAAGAGTTACTCAATAGATGTAAAAAAGACGTAGATCTAAGATTAGCTATTGAAGATGAATATGGAGTAAGAGTACTTAGTAAAGATGGAGTAAATATTGGAATGAAGATTTTAACTCAGAAATATCTAGAAAAAACAGGTTTAACCTGGTATGATATTAAAGATTTAAGATCTCCAATGGATGTAATACCTTTAAGTAAGGTAATACTACCGTTTATTAAGTATGATAGTCCTATACTTCAAAAGGTACTAGATGATATGAAAAACCAAATAGTATCTCCAGGAAGAAAAGGATATGAAAATAAATTCGTATTTGAAGGATTAAGATACTCTGTAGGAGTTGGAGGGATTCATTCAGTAAATGATCCTGAAATAGTTATACCAAAAGAAGACGAAATGCTCATTGATATAGATGTTGCATCACTATATCCAAGTATGCTAATAGAATATGGATTCTATCCTAAACATTTAGGTCCTGAATTTCTAGAAGTATATAAACAAATTAAAGATGAGCGTATTGAAGCTAAACACAATGGCAATAAGGTTAAGAATGAAACCTTAAAGCTTGCTCTCAATGGATTATCAGGTAACTTACAGAATCCACATAATTTCTGTTATAGTCCATTTGCGGTAATGCAAATACGTATAAATGGACAATTACTATTACTAATGCTAGCTGAAAAACTAACTCAATTAGGATGCCGAATCGTCCAAGCTAATACAGATGGTTTATTTGTATTACTTAAAAAATCTGTATATAATGATTTAAACAAAGTATGCAGAAATTGGGAACAACTTACTAAACTTACTTTAGAAGAAGATCGTTTTAAAGCTATGTATCAATATGCTATAAATGACTATTTTGCTATTACTGAAGATAATAAAGTAAAAGAAAAAGGTATGTTTATTACTACTGTGAAATTAGGGAAAGGTCTAACTCCGAAGATCATACCGAAAGCAGTAATAAACTTTTTTAAGAACGGAGTACCAGTAGAAGAAACTATAAAAGGTTGTCAAGATATTAGAGATTTTTTGATGTCTGAAAAGACTGGTAAACAATGGCATGTTGAGTATAATAATGAAGAACAACAAAGAACTAATCGTTTCTATGCAAGTACTAATGGTGCCTATTTATGGAAATGGAAACCAACAGGACACAGAGAAGGTGAAATTATAGAATATGATGAACCATATGTAGGTAAAAAGATATTTGTTGCAAAAGAAAAACAGTATCAGAATATGCTTACTGCATCTGGTGTTACTTTATTAAATTACTTAGATGATAAACCAATTGAAGAGAGAAAGATTAATTATAGGTATTACATTATGGAAGCCTATAAGATAATCCGCGAATTAAAACCATTACAAATGAGCCTATGGGATTAACAGAGGCTTTATCAGATAATTTCAGAAACCGTAAGCTCATATAATATATGAGACTATGATTTTAGAAATAGACACCGCAATCCTTGATAGGATTGAAAACTTATCTATAAATCAATTAGTATTTCTAACTCTAGTATTGAATGATATCAAAAACATCAATCAAGACATTCAGAAACTTCTCAGCCTAGTTAATGAAGAAGAAATACAAGAGTTAGAATCTCGTGGTTTAATCACTACCAGCACTGTAGATGATACCACAGTCATAAAGAAAACAGAAAAACTAGAAAAACTTCTTAAAGAAGATAAAACTATGTTTGATGAATTTTATGACCTATTTCCAGTTTATGTTATAAGACCTGATGGAACTAAAGGTTTCTTAAGGGCAAATGTGAACAAATGTAGGAAAGAATATAACCGTATAGTTGGCAAAAGTAAAGCTATGCATCAGCATATAATGAATTGTCTATCGTTTGAAATAGATAATAAAATGTTAACTGGAAAAATAGGTTATATGAAAACTATGTGGAAATGGCTCACTCAACATGAGTGGGAAACTTACGAGGAACAAATGAAAGTAGAAGAACCAATAATTAGTAATAGTTATGGAACAGAACTTCTCTAATACCCTTACTTTCCGTCATATATCAACTGCAACAACAGAAGCAGTAGAATATATTAAGCAAAGAAAGAATCATACGATTCAATCTTTAAAGACTAGATGGAATAAGTTCAATACTCAATGTATGGGAGGAATTGAACCTAATACGATATATACTATAGTAGGTATATCAGGAAGTGGTAAATCTTCATTTGTTAATACGTTAGAAAATGATTTAATAGATTTAAATCCAGATCAGGATGTAATTATTCTTAACTTCTCTTTTGAGATGTTAAGTTCAAGGCAGGTAGGTAGAAAATTGAGCAGTAAGTTAAGGCAAACCACTGCTCAGCTATATAGTGCTAATGAAGATCTACAAGATAATTTATTAGAACAAGTAGAAATTGCTTCTCAGCAAATAAAATCATATCAGATATATTATGTTGATACACCTGGTACAGTTAGCGAAATAGCTTCTACTATTGACTATTTTTACAATAATTATGCAAAAGGAAAGAGATTTATTATTATCCTTGATCATACATTATTAGTAGAAGGTCAAGAACTTGCACTAAAAATAATTTCCGATTTACAGAAACTGTTTATTAAGGTAAAAAAGTTACCTAACACTACTATAATTCAGTTATCACAGATGAATCGAAATATTGAAGCTCCTGATAGGATTAACAATCCATCTATGCATTATCCAATGCGTAGTGATATTTCTTCTGCAGATACTATATTTCACGCTTCTGATTATGTTATTTGTATTCACAGACCAGAATTACTCAATATACAACAATATGGACCAAATCGTCTACTAGTTAAGAATAAGGTCTATTTGCATCTACTAAAGAATAGAGATGCTGGAGAATGTTCTATACTTGAGTTTGATAATGATCTAAAATATAATAACTTAATTGAAACTGTGAGAGATGAACCGGCAAAGAAAATCTCTTTTAGTAAAAACAATTAAAGGCTGAAACAATATGAAAACATATACATTTACATTACCGAAGAAAAACAATAGTGCTAATAATTATAAAGAATCTTTAGCTGATAAAATTTTAAACGCTTATCCTTGGTTGGGTGGTAAAACAGAACCGAAGACAGAGATAATTGATCTCTATTTGAGCGATAATACAATTCCGAAATTCTATACAGTTAATGATTTCTTGACTAATAAATATAATTTGGAAAGTGAGTTCTTTAAAGCTCTTAACAGTCTTAGCTCTTATGCTAAAGATTATGACTTTGAAGATGAATTCGGTACTCCTATCCGAATCTTCGATAATTTTGTTCAGATTGGTTACGAAGTAATTCCAATTACTCCGGGTTCTCTGAATCATTTAAAACCGAAAACAAAGAAGACCATTATTGATATTACTGTAAAAATTAAGAATAATGGTTTATTCTAATTAAGATATCTAACATTCCGTACCTATCAGAATTTTGTCAGAGTTTATCAGAATACGCGGAATACATGAAATAAAAAAAGCTTTATGATTGTATTACCAAAAGAAAAAGTAGAAGCAAAAGTATGTAATCCTAAATTCTCAGTGTTTTATGGAAAGCCTAAGGCTGGTAAATCCAGTCTTATGGCATCCTTAGAAAACAATCTAATTATAGATTTAGAGAATGGATACCAAGCTTTATCTGCTCTAGTTGTACAAGCAAGATCTGTAAAAGATTTTGGAGATATTGTATCTGCAATTAGAGAAGAAATTAAAAGTACAGGCAAACGACCATATAAGTATATTACTATAGATAATGCAACTCGACTTGAAGAAATGTGCATGGGGTATGCAATACAGTTATATAAAAGCACAAATCAAGGAAAAAATTATCAAGGAACAGACATTCGTACTCTACCTAATGGTAGTGGCTATATGTGGCTTAGAATGGCTGTAAAAAAGGTAATCGACTTGTTCAGAGATCTAAGTGATCATCTTATATTGATTGCTCATACAAAAGATAAACAGATAAATGTAGAAGGTCAAGAAATGTCTGAAATGACTCTAGACCTTACTGGTAAATTAGGAGATATACTGTGTGGTGAAGCAGATGCAATTGGTTATGTCTATAGAAAGAAAAATGAGACAATCATTTCTTTCGAAGGAGGTAATAATATTGTAAGAGAAGCTCGAGCACCACATTTAAGAGGTAAGAATATTGTTGTCGCTGAAAGCGATGAAAACAATAATATTACGTTCCATATGGATCGTATTTTCTTACCTAATGAATAACAAAACAAAACACAAGAATTATGATTTATAGTACAGAATTAGCAAACAAAGTAACAGTATCAGGTAACAATAGTAAATATCTCGAAGCAGGTATTCATGAAAACGTTAAGTTTACAGGAGTGAGGGCAGCAGTTTCTCCTACTGGTAGAAACTTTATAGAGTTCCGTTTTGAAAAAGACGGTAAAGAATTGTTACATACTGAATGGGAACCTAAAGAAAAAGCAGAAGATACTCCTGAACAGAATCAAAGTAAAGTAACTAATCAGGTTACTCGCATAATGCGAATTATGAACTGTTTCTATCCAAAAGGAGTTCTAAGCTTTAACGGTAATTCTTATAAAGAATTTACTGAATGGGTAGTAACCATGCTTAATGCAGCTAATAAAGATATCTTGTTAAAAATTAAAGTAGTTTATAATAACAATGGTTATACTACTTTGCCAACATATGTAAAATTTGCATTTGTTGAACCTATGGTACTACCAGAAGGTTTCTATGATAAGAATGTAAATCCAGAGAATAAGAGTATGATTACAGAATTGTCTATTGATCAGTTTACTAAACCGATTATAGCAGACAAAGAAGAAAAAGTAGATGATTTAAGTAGTACTAAAGAAATTAGTCCTGCAGACGATCTACCGTTTTAATCATACCTAACATTGTTGCTACCTAGAGCATAAGCTAGGAATACGTAGGTTAGTGTACCGTGCATAGTACGCAACCTACGTTTATAAGGATAGAGCGGTCTGCTATAAGTATCAGTGCACTCTTATAGTTTAGGGTTCAAATCCCTAACTACCCACTAAAATAATATATCATATGGTTTACGATACAAGCAAAGTAAAAGATACATTTTCTACTATTACTTTAGATTGGATTCTTTCTAGAGTAACAGAATATGATATATATGCTGCGTATATAGGTAATTTTAAAGTTGGCATGATCTATAACTCTCCACTAAGGAAAGATAAAACTCCATCATTTGGATGTTTTTATAGTAAGAAGACTAGACATCTACTCTTCAAAGATCACGGCACTGGAGAATGTGGTAATGTAATAAAGTTTGTAGAACTTTACACAGGCATTACTAACTATTCAGATATACTACAGGACATTGTTAGTAGACTTAAAATTACTAACAATACGCAATTAGTTAGCTCTAAGCAATACATACCGTCAACTGAAACAGTAATTGGTGTCGTACGTCAAGAATTTACTGAAACTGACATCAATTACTGGAAGCAGTTTAATATTACGGTAGATACATTAAAGAAATTTGGAGTTAGTAGTATAAAGTACTACCTATGTAATGGTATAGTAAAAAGCATTTATAAAGAAGATAATCCTATGTATGCATATAAGGTGTATAATCATTTTAAGATTTATAAACCTTTAGCAGACAAATATACAAAGTGGCGTAATAATCTTACTGAATTAGATATTCAAGGATTCAAGCAACTTCCAAAGACAGGTGACATTTTAATCATTACAAAGAGTATGAAAGATGTTATGTGTCTATATGAAATGGGTATTCCAGCCATTTCACCTTCATCAGAATCTACGTTTATACCTGATAAGATTCTAGAACAATTAAAGAAGCGTTTTAAGCGTATCATTATATTGTTTGATAGAGATGAAGCTGGAGTAAAATATCTCCGTAAAATAAGCCTTAAAACAGGTTTAGAAGGTATATTAATCCATAAGAAGTTTAAAGCAAAAGACGTATCTGATGCTATTAAAGCTAATGGATTTGAAAACGTAAAAAATTGGTTAATAAAACAAATATGACAATAGAATTTTGGAAATTAGCACTAATTTTAGCTATATATTTTCCTCTTGATACGTATGTATTAAGACCTTTAGGAATGAAATTATTCCCTAAGTATTTTATACTTCATTATCTTGGAGTATCAGCTTTTGATATTAAACAAATAGGAAAACAGTTGCTAAAATTAAAAAATACTAACAAAGAGTTGTATAATACAATTTTATTAAAAGCTAAAGAAAGATATAATTTTAGTATTGATGAAAAAGAACTAGAAAAAATAGAGTAAAGTTCGAAATGCAACTCCTAACGAATATGACGGAATTAAATTTCGAAGTAAACTTGAAACATACACATATAAAAAGCTGAAAGAAGCAAATATCACAGCAGATTATGAAATGCATAGATATGAACTTCTTCCAGCTTTTACTTTTAATAACAAAAAATATAGACCAATGACCTATTTACCAGATTTTGTTGGTAAAGGCTTTGTAATTGAATGTAAAGGCTATCCTAATGAAGCTTGGCCTCTACGTGAAAAACTATTTAACTACTATTTGTACTTACACGAACCTAAAACTAGGTTTTACGTAGTACATACACAGAAACAAGTTGATGAATTGGTCAATAAATTAAAAACCTAAGAATATGGCAGAATTTATTAAAGTAGGAAATGAGATTAATGTTAAACCTAAGTTAGATGGATTAATGTATGAACTCATTAACGGTAAAGTATATGATTTAAAATTTAATCACATGGAAGGTAAATCGTTTCTAGTAGAAAATGGCAATTTGAACATGCCTAAAAAACTATATAAACTAGAAGAAGATAATAAATTTATTAATCGTGTACTTACTTATTTTAATTCTGAAAATTCAAACCAAACTACAGGCGTATTACTAGCTGGTACTAAAGGTACAGGTAAAACAATGCTCTCGAAACGTATTGCCTCAGAAAGTAATTTGCCTATTATAGTTGTTGCAACTGATTATCCTGCAAGTCGATTACACGCATTTTTTAAGAACTTTACTACTCCTGTAGTAATTATGTTTGATGAAATTGAAAAGAATGATTATTGGTGGAAAACTAAAGATCTATTAGGATTTTTAGATGGAGTAGAAGCAACAGCTAAGAAACTTGTATTAATGACTTGTAACAATACAGAAGAAATAGATGATAATTTCTTTGATCGTTGCTCTCGTGTTCGTTACTTTAAACAATATGAAGCAGATTCTAATTCCGTATTTGTACGTTGTATAGCAGAAGATAAAGGAGTTAAGAATATAGATGAAGTAGTAAACTTTATTAACGAATATGTTGAAGTAAAATCATTTGATAATATTGCTGCATTTCTAGATGAAATTATTCTCTTTGAAGATATACCTTTAGAACAGTTAGCAAAGGATATGAACATATCTATTAGAAAAGATAGTAATTAAATGATAATATTTTTAATGCTAGTCATATACAAGATGTCTAAAAATATCTTACAAGATATTGAAGATGAAATCCCATGGAATACAAACATGGAAGTTGAAACTGATTTATATTTAGCTGCATGAAGATAGAAATTCCGTATTACGAAGATAACACGCGAATATCAAATTCTGCAATTGGATGGTTCTTAAAGAAAGGACCTCGATACCTCAAGGATATGCTTGATGGTAAAGAAGAAGTTATTAGTGCAAAGTATCTTGATAAAGGAACTATGATACATATGTATCTTCTTCAACCTGAGGAGTTTTGGAGTAATTATATGATTATTGATTACGAAAAACCTAAAACTGCTCAACAGTTAGCTTTCTGTGAGGCTTACTTTAGTTCTACTGAAATAGTAGAAGAAGATAAGCTTATTAATGCATACAAAGCATCATATTCAGGCAATAATATGTCTAAAGACGCAATGCTTAAAAAGGCAAAAGAATTACAGCTTAAATTTGCTGAATATATTGAATTCCTAGATAAGAACCAAACGTATACAGTTATATCATTTGTTGACTTAAATATGCTTAAGAACATTAAGAAAAATATTGACAGTCATATTAAAGCTAATGAATTATTAACTGATCAACCTGGAGTGGAATGTCATAATGAATTTCACATTAACTGGGAAGCTGAAAAACAAGGAGTATCTTGTAAGTCATTATTAGACAGAGTCAAAATTGATCACGCTAATAAAAAGATTACTCTTATTGACTTAAAAACAACAGCAGATGTCTATAATTTTAAACATTCTGTAGAAGAATATGATTATTATAGACAAATTGCTTTCTATATCCTTGCTCTTACGTGGTATATGAAAGATCAAGGTTATGATATAGAAGATTACGATATTGAAGCGTACATAGTTGCTATACAAAGTAATGGTAATAACGAAGTACGCGTATTTAACATGTTAAACGAGAAAGAGTTATTGGCCCGTAAAGACCTAATAGCAGACACATTAACAGAAATATCATATCATTATCAGACAGGAAATTGGGACCATACTCGTGAATATTACGAGAACGATGGAACTGAAACACTTAAATGAAGCAACAGCATGTCTGTTACATTTGATAATTGATAACAAAAAGTTAGTAAACGAAAATCTTATAAATGTATTTACTGAATATCCTGATGAACCTTACTTCTGTGATAACTTATTTGTTATGTACAGAGAAACTACTGTAAAAGCTTTATTAAATCTTCAACATGAGTTACAGAAGAATAAGTATTTTCATAGTTTACGTCAGATATGTATTGATAATCAGTGGTATGAAATAGCAGTATTTACACTACCTAAAGAGATTAAGGATAGACGAGATATACTTATTAGTGGAGGTCCTGCTGAATTAAGTAAAACAGAAATGAGTAAAACTATTGAGTTGTTCAACGGTATTACTACTAATCTATCTAATATTATGTTTACTAATGATTTTCATAAAATAAAATCTATTATTCCACTAGGAGATGCTCCAGAAGATCCTTTTGACTTCTCTGAAATGAAATAATAAACTTGAAATCTCCTCCAAGGCATTTCATTAAAAAAGGCTACTAGAAATAGTAGCCTTTACTTTTATTTGTATAATTGTTCGTAGTATTTTCGTTTAATAGCCGGATCCTAGATCTCTTTAATATTCTTAAATGGAGTCATTTTCCATAACCATCTTTCTACTTTAGTATCTCCTTTATATGGTCCATACTTTATTTTCTTTTTACTTTTAAACATATCTATCATTTCACTTACTGATAATACATTAGTAAAAGGATTAAGAATATCAAGTATAGAACTTACTGTAGTAAAAGTGTTAAGTAAGTCTAAAGGATTATATTGATTAGAATACTCAAAATTAGTTCTAGTAACTAGTAAAGCTAAAAAGTTCATAACCCAATCATCTTTATCGTCATCTGCAGCTTGAACTAATAATGGTTTAACAACAAAACCTAATAGAGCTATCATAGCCATTTCATAACTAAAATGTTTAATATTGCCTATATCAGAAGCATCTAGTTGTTTTCTACTATTCCAATCTTTAATTAACATAGGAATAACTCTAGTTATTGTTCTTAATGTTGCTTCTCGTACCATTCCTGTATTATAATCATACTATTTTTTCATAGTAATTTTTTCATTTATAATATTAGGAATATAATTACGAAACATCATGATTAAAGAACCAAACGCATGTGAAGCAAATTGTGCTTTTTGTTCTTCAGTTAATTGTCCATCAGCAGTAGCTGCTAAAGCTCTAGCTCCATTACTTATTTCATTCTATACTTCAGCAAAAGCTCTAGCCTAGTCTTTATTCTCTATTACTATTTCTCCATCTTTAATCTATATTATATCATATGTACTCTATAATGTTTTCCAAATATTCTTAGCAGTTTCTTTATCGGAAAATAATTCATTAAACTATTGACTATTATAGAATTTTCCATTGAAGTATCTATAGTTGTTCATAATCGAATTTAACATAGTACCTTTGATTATAAAATCCGATATAGAAAAAAGTCCAAACGCCCAGTTTCTACTAATTGTATTGATTAATCCTATTCTATTAGAATTTTTCCACGCATTTTGAAATTCAGTACCTATTTCAAATATTTGCATCAATGCTACGTATTTGTTATCTGTAGTAGTACTCTTCATATATTGTACTATACCAAATAAGTTTGAAATCATGGTATAATATGCTTTAGAAAAAGAATGAAAATCAAAATATCTACCATTAGCAGCAAAACCCAACTATGTCAAAAAAGCTGTAGCGAAACCAGTAGCACCTACTGCTAAATTTAAACCAAGTCCTAATAACTAGCCATAATTTTTAATACTGTGTATAACTTTACTAAAGTTAACTTCTTTTCCATTTAAACCAAAGAATTTCGCTACTTTATTATCTTCGCTGAATTTCTTAAGTATTGACTTAGTATCCTCACCATACTCTTGCATATCAATGAATTTGCTAACAAACTCATATATACGAGTATCTTTCCCCTGTTTCTATTTGCCTTTTTTGTATACTTTTCTTCCTAATGCGTCTATTCCTATTGGCTTTCCAGTATATATACGATTAGCTAGTTGCATTTTTATTACTTCTAAATCTGGCTATATTTCAGTCTTTTGCTTAAAGTTTTCAGCCATTTTATAATAAGCAATTACAGCCCCTACTAAATCGTTAGTTATTGTATTGGGATCATCTAGCTTGTCTATAAAATAAGTAGGAATCATTCTCTGTTCAGAACCATCAGGCCTACTAGTAGGTGCATCTACGAAACCTACATCATCTGGTTCTTTTACTATTCCTTGTGAAGTATATTCGAGGAAACCTTTAATAACTCCATCACCTTTCATGTACTAATACATACTACCGCTCATTTGTGGTAATCTATACGGATTATTTCTAGTCATGTAAGTTATTTTATCATTAGATTCCTCCATTCCTTCTAATAAACCTTTATACAAGTTCCACAGTGGTATGTTTTTTGTAGGACGTTCGTTCCCGTCTTTATCTTTCTTAACCTTAAAGATCGCATTATAATCCTTATTTTCGTAAATAGATAATTTAGGTTGATAATATTCATCTATATTAACATCAAAATTTTTATTAAAATATTCTGACTTAGGATCTATTTCACTAAATTCTCTAGTAGGTGCTTCTTCGTTAATTAGACGTTTATCCTTAGGAACAATTTTAGTATAATACCAATTAGGTATCAATTTTTCTGTACCATCTGGTAATGTATATCTTACGTGATGCTGAGCTCCCCACAATTCATAAAACTCTGCTCCTCTTCTAATAGCTTCTGATTTATCTTTTTTATATTGTTCTGTAGGAACTGATTCAGCAATATCTTCAAATGTTAATCCTTCTGTAGACTAGTCTTCTTGTTTACTTTTATTAGCTTTACGAGCAGCTTTTCTTTCTTTGCGCATCTCTCTATCTAAACTTTTTAAAGTAGATAGTAGAGTTGATGACATATACTTTACATCTATTCCTCCAGTATATTCATTTCTATATGGTTTAGTCAGTTCTTCTCGAATTGTTTTTAATTCAATATATCTTTTACCATATTCCTTTTTTTCTAACTAAGTTAGTTGTTCATAAAACTCTTGTGATATCTATACTCTTGTATAACGTTTTTTCCAAGCAACATATTGTTCTGGAGTAAGATTTGCTTTTGCTTCTGCTTTAGCTTCTTTAAACTTCTATTCATTAACAATATAGTGCATACCTTCGTGTAAGGTTTTATTAAGTTCTGTCAACTCTTCTGCTATTTGTTTATCAAGATCTGTTTTAGCGGTTCCATCTTCATAATACATAGACATGAGCTATTTTTTCTATATATTATAGTTTTCATATTGTGCCCATTGTTTAGCATCCAAATCTTCTAAATGTACTTTTCCTTTGTTATCCCTTACATCGTCTAGTAATTTATATATTTTGAATTGTATAGCATCTCTTGCATCTCTTGCTTCTTGACTGAGAGAATTGAAAGCATCATAGTACTTGTTGGTGTAACGTCTTTCACAATTTTCACTAAGCCATTTGTTCATTTCCTTATTAAAAGAAATTCTAGCTTCCTTATCTAACGGCATATTTTGTCCTTCTGGTACTTGATATTTAGCTTTAAGACGTTTTCTTTCTGCCTCTAGATTATTCATAAATTCTCCATACTTTCTATCTCTGATAAAATATCCAGTCTTTTTTCCGTCAGAATCGTATTCAAATAGCCTCATTTGATCTCCTAGACTTATTTCTTTCTACAGTCTGAGCATCTTATTACCGAATTTATGTGTTGCAAATCTAACCTTATTATTAGCATTTGCTACTATATCAAACACTACTCTAGCAGCCTTATCGTTCATTTTATCACCAGCAGATATCCATCTCATAAAGAAATTAGTATCGTTTTCAGTACTAATTAAATCTTCACTTACATACTATTCAAGTTCTGTTCTACTGATCTAGTCTTTTACTCCATACTTCAGCATAGTCTTTTGAGCTAAATCTGTAGTTAGTTCTGTAATACCTTGTTTAGCTGCTGCAAACTAGGTTCTCATATTAGATATCATAGTCTTCATTTGATCAAAACTCTGTGGACCAAGAATATCTCTATACAAATCAGAGTCAAATACATTTCTGGCTACTTCTTCTAATACATTATTATACATTCCAAAATAATCCTATTGTAATTGAATTAATGCTAGATTACTAAAACCACTATCTCTACCTTCCCTTAGATTCTTCTGAGCTCTTAAAATAGCATTAACTGGAGCGGTCATTGTTCTTCTTATATCTGATAAACAATAAACAATAGTCTGTAGAGAGTCTATATTGGGATTTTTAAGTGCAGATAGCTACTGTTCTAGTGGAACTAACAAAGCTGTTTTATTAGCTATCTTACGATTCTGAATAGATTTGATACGAGCCTAGACAGCGTTAGTAATTAACTATCTTAAAGAATCTAACGTGTTGTCAAAATCGTATCTTTGTGCACGGAATTTCTTCATTGCTTCATCTATTTGATAAGTAGTTTGTTGTTGTAAAGGAGATGACTCTCTATCAAATAAATTTGCAGAATTTGGGTTAAAAGAACCACTGTTGTCTATAGATTTTATCTATCTGTTTCTATAAGTTACATATTCAACACCTTGTGAAGGTTTAAGATCTAATATCTAACCATGACCAATTATACCATCTGTATTTCGTACAATATCTTCACTAGTCATTATTGTTTCTACAGTGTCAAAATTTAATTCTTCTTGTGACTAAAAAGGATTTTTTATAGATAAATATACAGGCATTGTAAACTTACCGTACTGATTAGCATAGTGTATATCCGAAGTAAAGAAAAAACCAACATCCGCTTTAGCTGCTTTTTCAGGGGGAAATTGTTCAAATTCCTATTTAGTTCCATGATATACTATCAGCGGTTCACCATTTTCATCTACTACTTTTGATGAATTTTTTGGATCATTTACCCAATCTCCAAACCAGGCTTTAAAACTATCTGTATATACTTTAGCTTTAGCCTATATAGCATTCACTCTATTTCCATTATTATGTTGTAATAATGTTTCAAACAATATAGAAGGCTCCCCATTCGGAGCCTTATCTATACCATAACCACCATTCTAATCCCATACAGCATAAGCTTGTTTCTCACCAATTGCTGCTACTAATTCTCCAAATTCCGCTTTAATTTGCGGATTATCTAAAATTGGACATATTCCTTTTGCCATAATTATTTACCTTTACAAATTTTATAAGCGTCGTCCGAAAAATTATCCTCACTAAGTTCATCTTCCGACTTAAACATAGATGATACATCTTCACCTGATGATTCTACTCCTGCGGTAGGATCTTTATAGAAATCAGCTTCCATCATTGCTTCTGTCATCATTAACTATTGGTTTACTTTAGTCATTAAATTACCCTTGTCTAACAGTCCAGCTTCAGCAGCTATTTCTCTATTTATTGTTTTATTTTCAATAGCTTTAGACTTAGGTCTAGTACTTTCTTGAGTAGGTTTATCATCGTTAACTTCTTTACTTATAGTATTGTCAATATGTTCAAAGTTAACGTTTTCGTTTGAAGTGCGATGCATTAGTTTAAAGAATTCAGATTCAAATACTATATTATTAGGTATAAACGGTCTATTAAACATATCTGCCATTTCCTAATTAGAATAATAATTTAAGTTAGAACCAGTACCAGAATAAGCTACAAGAAATTCTTTATCTGGATTTTCATTAGCAAAATCGTATAATTTATTAATCTATTCAATAATTTGTTCTTTTGTTCTAGAAGGATGGTTTTTTTTAGTTAAATCTTTAGTTATTATAGCATAAGATTGACCTTGTAAACCTTCGGCTTGACCATATATAGCACCAAACTTATTCTTTGCCGTTAAAGCTGCGCCTTTACCATGTCTACCTTGTGTATTAGAACCAAATACAAATATTTGATTAGAATTTAATTTATCTATCATACCACTATATATTTTATTTTCATTTACATTTTGGTATGATGTTTTGTTTATAGTATTTACTACTGGTTCTTCGTTTTCTTTAAGAATTTCTTCAGTTAATTCATCTTCTAAAGCTAACTGGTCCATACCGTTTTTATTGAATTCTTCTGTGAAATATTGACTAGGTATTAGCGTTATGTCTACATTCTCAGTAGCTACTCCTTTAACAAACATTCTATATTTAGATTGATCGCTAAAGAAACTATTTAAGAATTTCCAAGACAATACATTGTAGTTATTATCTTCAAAATCAGACATATCGTTAGCTCCTTTATAGTACTCGTTTACACTATTACTGCCAGCTTGTACTCCTAATCTAGGAACTGCTGCATAAATAGTCTAAGTAGCCTAACCTAACTTTTTACCTTTTATCTTATCATAGGCTTCAATTCTACCAATTTTAACATATAAAACGGTATTTCTTTGTCCGTTATTAGGATAGTCGATTGATAAGAAATCTTTCTCGTCTTTTCTGGAATTAGTACCAAATGTCATAAGATATGTGTTAGTACCATTTGTCCACGGAGAAGGAGAATGTATAAATGCCTACCTGTTATACTTACTGGATTTAGGCTTCATTATATTCTTAACAATTTCTGGATCATGAGCATTATTTCTAGCTATATTGAGTGCAATAGAAGGGAAAGAGTTTAACATAGGTTCGTCTAATGATTCATTAAATACAGTACCTAACCATTGACCTGCATTCATATCTTTAATGGCTTGTCTAATATTATCAGCATACCCTGAATCAAGTCTAAATTGGCTAGATATTAAATGTGAGAACGTATTAGGACCTTTGTTGTCGTAGGATGTATAATAAGCATACAAAGCTAATCTATTCATAAACCTTCTAACTGCTTCATTTTCACTAGACATCAAATCACTAAAGTAAGCAATTAACCTGTTTTCGAAGTTAGAACTATTGTTCATAGAACTATTAAGTAATACAATTGAATCTATTCCTCCTTCCTCAGACTCTGTAGCCAAAGTAGGAATAAGATAATTTAAGAATGCGTTACTTATAGATCCATCTTCATTTAGTAAGTTATCATATCTACCATCCTTGTTTCTATAGATTGCATATTTTAATTGATGTAATCTCTTAGGAACAGTTCTGGTACCCATAACCATATTCATTAACTCTCCTTGTTCCAGATGCATGGCCGTAGTACTATTAGCCACTCTTGAACGAATAACACTATCTATAACAGAGTCAAGTTTAACAGCTAATAATTTATTTACACTACCTCTTTCTCCAATCAATGAGTTGATTATATTATTGAATAATCCACCATACATTTCTGTAGCTTGTAAGAAATCATTGTGTAATATAAATCTTGGAATGTCTACAGCATTTTGTAATTTCTTCATTAAGAAACTATCGCTATAATAATTAAGTAATGCGTTCTGTTCTGTATCCTCAATCTTGTTGCCTTTATCGTCTACCTGATAGAACATTACTCCTTCTTTGTTGATAAAGTCAAATACCTATTTACTATAATTAGCTTGCTGCGCTAACGTATTACCATATTTTTTAGTATCAATCTAAGATAATCTTACTAATTTAGTAAGTCTATCGGCATAAGGTAATAGATCTTGATAAGCTTGTGCTACTAATATTTGTTGTAAATAGAAATTCAGATCTTTATTGCCCTCTATATTTGCAGTAAGTGATGCTTTTAATCTCTCTACATCTACTGCTCTTTTAGGAGAATTAGGATTTTCTTCAAGATTTAATACAGATTTCCACTCCTCACGTAACTGTTTCCTTACTTTTTCATCTGGCTATGCTTTTACAAAACTATCAAATTCACTAGTATATTGTTCTTTAAGCTTAGTAATAGTATTCTCTATTAATTGATTATAAGACACATCTTGTGGATCTACACCATATTGACCATTAAGTTTAATAATCATATTGGCGAAATCTTTCAATATAGGTTGTGACAAGAAGTAAAATGTAGTTTCACCTTTACCAGTTCTAAGTAGTAATTCTGTCATACTATATGTAACAGCATTAACGTTAAGATTAATGATGTATGGGTCTTTAGCAACGTCCACATGAGCATTAATCATTGCTGACAACCAGTCAAGTATTCTTTCGCCATCCTGTGAAACAATATCATTTATATTACCTAGATCATATAACTCTCCTATAGTACCTAATTCCATTCTGAGATTCAATGCCTGAGTAAGAGCGTGATTTGTAGAAGCCAAAGCAAATGGAGCAATACCATCTTTACCACCAGTATATTCAAACTTCTTAAATAATTGGTAAGAAGGAAGTAGTTCATACATTGGTTTAGCTTCATTTTTATTTTTACCCATTACTAATGGAAGTATATTTTCTTTTACTTTTTCAGTAAGATTGTCAAGCGGAGCTCTAGTTTGATCTATATTTGTATCGTCAGATATAGCAATTCTATACATATCAATCAATCCGTTTACTAACTGTTGTTCAGAATTACTTTCTAAATCGTCCCAATTGCATTCTAAATAATTACCTTCTTTGTCATAATATCCTGTAACAATGTACAATTTATCAATATCAAAGTCAGAACCTGTCATAGCAGTAAAATCATTGGGAACTACTATTACGTCTCCCATAGACTCTGGAAGCACATCTGTTACTTTGAAAGAAGCTGTAGATGACAAACCTTGAGTAGGTATACGATATCCTAAAGCAAACGGTTTAGCGTTTTGGCCGATGATATTTTTCTCTATTAGCCAATCTCTAGTAGCTGTATACCCAAGCTTTCTCACTTCATCAGGTACGATATGTCTAAAAAAGTTAGTACTTAACATGCAATCCATACTGCCGTCATCATTTAACGGGCTAAGATCCTTACCATCATTGAAAGCTCTACCAACAGAATCTTGTTCAGTTATAACGGTGTTTTTGAATCCAAAAAACGCATGTTGGATAGCAGATCCACCAGGAGTAGTAATATCAACAGCTTTCTTTCCTACTTGAGATATAATTCTACTTTCAATAAATCTTCTGTTACTTTGAGCAGATAACGGAACTCTCATTTGTCCAGTTTCTTCGTCTATTTGGAACGAAGTTATTACATCTCTAGATAATCCACTATCTTTTGCTTGGCGTACTAAGAAATTAGATAACTTACTAGTAGATAACACTTCGTTATCCATAAATTCATCGTATATTTTTTGAGCGCCTATATCAGACAATCTATTAATAGACCCAAAGATATTATCAATAATTTGTCTGCCAGTAAAGTTTTTGCCTTTGTTCAACCCATACGGTCTGTCTTTAACGATATTACTTATAGCAACTTTTGCAAACTGGGTACCAAGAGATCTATCCATATGTTCGTGTGGATCTGTATTCATCTGTAATCTCAGATTGCGCAAATCTTGAACATAAGTAGCAAGTTTGCTATTATCATTATCCAAACCTTCTAATACAGTTTCTCCACTTACTATAGAAGTAGAAGGTTTGTTGAGATCCTCTAAATTAAATCTAGTATTCTGTGCATCTAGATATGGTTTATATTTTTTTCTACCACCTACTTTAACTGCAGATTCAAAAGTAAGCATATCAATTGTTCCAAGCTTTTCGTCATTCATTCTCTAATACAGCTTATAATTATCTGCTTTAGATGTAACTCTAAACATTGGGAAAATAGCCATTTTATCAAACACAGGTACATTAAGCCCTAACTTAGATAACTCGTGATTACCAAAGTATACCATTTTTAACGGCTTGATAAGAGTCTCTATTGCTTGTGCATATAATTCTGGATTAGACAACCAAGATTCATTTTCACTTTCCAATAATTCAAACGCTCTTTCAACCTATGGTGACCATTCTCCTACAGCCTAAATAATTCTTTTATATAAAGCTGGCCTTATATATACAGCGGCATCTGCTTGGTTAATTCTACCTCTACCGTTTTCGTCTATGCCATAAGCCGCAATCTGTCTATTTACTGATTCTTCAATAGATTGTTTTACTTTGACATTTAAAGTTTTCATGGTATTTTTAATGTTTTCTTTGCTAACCATATTAACTAATCTATTTTGATCAATATTTGGATTAGTTCTCTGAATGTGTTTCATAACTTCAGCGGCAGTAAACATTCTCTTATACTCATCAAATTTGATAGAACCTACCTAGTTATCTGACATGTGTAATACCGTAAACTTAGAGTTATTTCTAGGATCTCCGTCTCCCCAATAAGTTCTAAGGTTATCACCGGTTGATAATACTGAACCTAAACGTTTGATTTTATCTACAGATCTTTCTGTAATAATCCACGGTTGTTTTTTATCTCGTTTCCATTTATAATATGCAGGATCTCCTACGAATACTTTTTCTACTTCTATAATAGAAGCCATTTGATTCACTACATGATTGGCAACAATAGAATATATTTGTGCAGGTTTGCTTCTTTTGGATGAATCTCCAGATGGAAGTGATTTAGATTTGTGGTCATATTCGTCTATAATGTCTTTTGGCAGCAATATGTTTTCATAATTACCATTAGCTAATCTTCTTATTACACCTTTATCTACTAAAAACTGCAATTCCTCCTGAACTTTATCCTACAAAGTAGCATTTATCATATCGTATAGAGCCTTTTCATCTCCAAATAACTTTTCTCTTAGCTATTTTAATCTAGTAGGCATTTGATTCTAATTATTGTCATAATCAAATTTAGACCATGCATATAACATTTGATTTAGAGGAACATAACGATACTCCCCATTCTCATCTTTCATTTTTACAGATGAAAAATATCTAAAGTAAGCACCATTACCACTATTGTCCATTTTGCCATTCTTTATTTTTCCATGATAATTGTCAATAGCAAGATTAGGATTCTATTCTACTTGTGATTTATCTAAATAGTATTGTTCGATGGTGTTAAACTCATCTAACATATAATTTGCAAATGCTTGTAGAGTATTGTAAGAGTAATGATACATTACATCGTCAACGTATTGCGTTTTTACTACACCATTTACAATGAGTTCTTGTTCAACTGACTTAGTTAACATGTCGTGGAATAAACTTACTCCACTAATAGAATTCCAAGTTTTTTTATCAGCCATCGTAGGTAAGATAATCCTATCGTTGTGAGCTAATACCATTTTAGATATATAATCTTCAATAGGAGATATTTCAAAGTAATCTCTACTAGTTCTATTGTCTTCGTTTTTAACAGCTATAAATGTACTCAAACTTAATTTAGAACCATTTTCTAAACTTTCAAGTATTCTAGAGTGTCTATTATAGATTGCCTTCTTAGCTTTATGTACTTCTGTAGGATCACTGTTGAGCCATCTAACTCTATCTGATAGATAATTATTCTAAGTAATAGGATAAATCGTAGTATTATTAGGTCCAGTTACACTAAATTCAGATGGATTTGGATGTGATTTTCCATGAGCAATAGCCATTTTCTGTATAAAACTACCCTCTGCTACAGGGAAAGGATTATCTAGTTTAAGATATTTAGTTTCTCCTTTAGTTAAAGTATCTAAGTTTCCTATTATTTGATTACGCATATTACCTTTGCTAGAATCGTGTAATAATGTGTATATTTTATCGAATCCTTCTGTAGTAGGTAATTTAGAATTAGCAGATGTAACTCCATACAAATAATAATCTAAGGATTTTATATCAATATCTATACCAACACTGTTAAGCCAATTTACAAGTTGATCTTTAGCTTCAACTGCTGCTTTTCTTATATCTTGTTCTGTACTGTTGTTCTGTACAGGTTTTTTAGATACAAAAGGATAAGCTATTTCATCTATATTGCTCGATATAAGTTCTAATTCTACCTTAAAGTCATCAAATTTGTTTAAATCTATCTGAAATTTCTAAGGATTACTTTTATCTATCATTCCAGATACATAGAATAATTTACCCCATTGTTTTGGATATTTGTTCTACAATCTAAGTAAAGATGAATCCAAGATTCTCCATTTACCAGCTTTAGCTTTTATTGATGTTTTAACATCCATTATAAGATCTTCAGATTGAATTCTGCGGTTTGATTTTTCAAACGCTTCTTTAAACTCAATAGTGGTCATCTCATTTTTTGCGCTTTTGATAGTAGTAAGAATTTGAGTACATGTATTTTCATCAGGTTTGTTTGATCCACTTATGTAGTTATACAAAGATCTAAAGAAAGGATCTGCGTTTCCTTTCCTCAAACATCTAGATTCTAAGTCTTCCCATCTTTCTACATCCCACAAGTTTTCCATTATTTTATTCCAAGAGACATCAAAAGATTCTGTCATATTTAATCCAAATATAGGATCTACTACTGGAACTAATTCTTTATCTTTGTTATACTCCATTTTGGGAATAGAATAAAAGAATAACTTGGCGTTAAATGACATGTTAAGCTTTTTCGAAAACTCAAACGCAACTCTGTCGTATCTTTCATCAGAATTTTTACCTTCAACGTCCGTATTCTTATCTACTTCTACTTCTTCTGCTTTTATATTGAGCACGGATAATTGTTCTGCTATTTCTTTTCTGAATATATCCCAATTATCAAGAACTTCTTCAATCAATTGTTCATTTTCTTCTGGAGTAAGCCCAGCCATCATATTACTTTCTATGATATTTGGTATATAATCTAAGTTATCTGTAAGTTTTTGTATATCAGACGCTTGTCTAATGTTAAATACAGATAATAATGTACTAGTAAGCGAATCTAATACATTATAGAATACATCTGGATTAATTATAGAAGGCATTTCCTTTAATCTGTCTTGTGGTACTCCTGGTATAGAGAAGAATGTACCATTATCTGTAAACGTTTTATGAAATTCTTCTACAGACACAGGGTTTAACTCATACTGAGAATACCTCCCTTTATTTATACCTTTATATATAGTGGTATAAAGATTGTCAGACATATTGAATATAGACTTGACAAAGTCTTTTATGGCTCTAAACAACTTAATGGTTTGATAACCAATATTGTACCATTTAGCGTTTTGAACGATAGCCCAGCTACGGAAATCTTCTGCCATAGCTTCTTCTATTTCATTTATAGAAGCATTTTTATATTCAGGATTATGTTTTACATAATCTTCATATACAATCTGTCTTTCTCTGGGAGAAAGTACAAGTAGGTTTACATAGTGCCAAGCTTCATGATACTAGATACCTTTACCAGCTCCTTGCCCAAGAATAATATTACCTATTCCATTGGTTGCTAATCTGGTAACGCCATATACTCTAGGACCATTAGAAGCAGCTCTCATTACTCCGTTGAACACCATGACCTAATCTACATCCAAACCTAGTTTTTCCATTAACCAAGATTTAGCTTCATGTAGATCTTGCGATATTCTATTTACTTCGTTTTCTTCAGTAGAATACATTCCTGTGACATGGAACGTAGGTTGTTCACCTATTTCTTGGAACACTTTCTCTAACATAGATTTGATAAACATTTGCGGTTTACCATCCATATCATATAGATAAACAAAGTTACTAGTTGCTACTTTCTAACCAAGCGATTCTGCATAAGCTTTAGCTTCTTCAGCAGTCATATATCTACTTACTTTAGGTGCATTTGCGTCAGGTTGTTTAAGAGATCTAGCAAGTTCTTGAGCTTTAGCTCTTCTACCCTGTCTATTTTCAGTTGTAGCTTTTTTCTTAGTAGGTTCAGTCTGTGTTACTACTTCTTCAGTAGAATTATTAAGCTTTTTTTCATCTATTTCTTCTTCTTTTTTTGCATTTCTCTTTTCCTCAGATGCAACGGTTTTATTAATAGGTTCTGTAGATACAGTTACAGGAGTTTCTGTCTAATCCACTGTAATTCCTTCCGCATAAATAAAGCCATCTCTAAATGCATACTCTCCCATATCAGTCAGCAACTTACCACTATTAATTGCCCAAGCTAATGCGGGAGGAGCCACTTTATCTTTTACAAATTTACCGTTTTTCTCTACTAAACCTAGTTCTGCTACAGAAAATTCTAATTCTCCTGGAAATAATACTAATTTTTCATCTCCTGGTTTTAATACGCGAGTAGCCAAATCTCTTAATTTCTCTGGTAATGATGAACTAAGAACGTTTTTATCAGTATTCCAGTGATAATTCTACATTAAGTACCATACGATTGCTTTTCTGACTCTAGGATCAGTTTTAACAGACTTTAATGGAACAGATGTTCTACGATACACTCCTTCTTTAGGACTGGCAAAATAGAAAGTATCTGTTTCTGAATCAAAACCTAATTGTTTTTTAGCCAAGAATTGCATCTCTTCTTCTTTCTTAGAAGCGAGACGTGTTTTTTCTCCTTGATTCACTATCAACGGCAGTACACCATATGGATCTCCATCTGTAATTAAATCAAGTACGTATTCCATGAAATTATAGTACTGCCCATCAGGAGTAGGATTACCATCGCTATCATGACTTCTTAGTTGAATATCAGAAGGTTTTGTAATAGTATCATCTCTAAAGAATTTTTCACTAAGATAAATGGGCACACTATAACGTCCTCTCGGAGTAGCTGAAGGTTTGGGAACTATAACTAATTTTCCTGCAAAACCACCACTATTAAATATTACTTCGTCTGAACCTAATTGTTTTATGGAATATGGTTCAGCTTTATATCCTACTTGAATACCACCAACACCATATCCAAATGTACATTCAGTAAGTATCTTATTAGGATCCAAAGGTATTTGGAACGTTTTACATTCTGATAACTTTCTAAATATTGGGTTTTTACCATCCTTTTGATTGTTAAACGTGCCATTAGATACATTTATTTGAGTTGGAACTACGTGGGTTAATGCTTCTTCTGGCATTATATATTTTCCATTACTATCTTTCTGACATTTTTCCAGATAGTATTTTACCACTGTTTCTTTTTGTGCAGCTAAAGTATCTAAATCACTTGAAGCTTTAGAATTTGGTTCAATTGTACCTAATCTGTGTTGATAATCTATCGTAGCTTTAGAGTTACTTCTATACGCCGCAGCGTATATTTCTCCTCCTTTATCTATAATCATATATACAGCCGCATTACTGTATGTACTTGGATCATTGGGATTAAATGCTTTTTCACTAGTAGACATAGTTGGTCCAGGAACAAAGTAAATCTTAGCTCCTTTTAAGAAATCAGGATCACCCATAGCAATTCCCAATTCCTATCCACTATGTATCGTTTTAGCCCCTTTTACTTTAAAAGGTAAGTCCATTGGTTTAGTAGCATCTGGTCTATAAAACAAAGTTTTACCTACTAACCAATTATTCATTATAGTAGTAGAAGAAGACAAACCAGCAACACTACCATTATCTTTTTCAAGTGTGTTAGCTTTTTCCGATAAAGTTACTGTAGGATCTTGAGAGTATTGATCTGCAGCATTTTCTTTTTCTATCTATTCTTTAGTTATTTCTTTGCCGTTCAAAAATACTCTTCCTTTATTGTCTATAAAGTAATCTTCTGCTTCTGGATATGCTTTGTTAGATGATTTTTCTAACGCTATTGGATCTACATATGGTAATTCAGCAGGTTCTTCTTCTATCATAGCTGATCCAATAGCTTCCGGTACTTGTGGTTCAGGATTCAAGAAAGGATTATCGTCAGATGTTAAACCTCCATCTTCATCTCCTGGATCTCTAAAATTAGAAGCATCTGTTAAGTTTTCAAGATCCATTTTTTCTTGAGTATCGTCTTTTGCTGGGGCATTATCCGATTTTCCACTCAGGATATCTTCAGCAATTTCTTCAGGAGTTTTTTCGTTATCCTCACTTTCTACTTCATCTGACGAAGTAATCATATCACTGATATCCATTTCTTCCACACCTGCTAATTCTTTCTCATCTGTTACTTTATCCAGTTCAGTTTCAGTATATATGTCATCAGATGGTTTCTGCTCTTTTACATCAAGATCTGTAGAAGCAATCTAAGATCCAGAGTTATCACCAAACCCTGTAGGAGTAAAATCAGGCTCTTCATGCTACGTTTGCTGCGCGTCTTCTTTCCCCTACAGAGCATCCTCTATTTCAGAATTCTCCACTTCATCTAGATCATTGTAGGATCTATCGTTGTGAGAATATCTATCCATATCAAACTTAATAATCTCATTAGCATAATTTCTAGCAGATTGTACAGAATTATCCTACTATGCTTCTTGTTGTTTTATGCTATTATTATTATATCTAGTTACTATGGACTAAACGCTTGGAACTTCTTTACCTTCTTTTTCTGCTAAACTAGTATATTCGTCTATTACATTTTGCTTCTCTTCATCAGTAAGTTGAGCCCAATTTCTAATATTGAAATCTGTAGATCTACTTCTATCTGCCTGAAGCACTATACCATTCTAATAAGCAGAACGTCTATTTACAGCTTTTCGTAATAAACCTTCTAATATGTATCTATCCGCAATAAGTTGCTCTAATTCAGGATTACTATTTATGCCGAAGATGTTTCTTAATTCTTCGTTCATTTTTTTATCCTTTTTTGTAAGTTTCTCTAATTCTCTAGTTCTGCTATTGATTAGATTTACTATAGCGGCAATATTGTCATTTGTTACATCTATGCCATTCTTTCTAGCCTCATTTATGAAAGAATTCATATCCTTTAACTGTCTTTTTAATCTATTAAGAACAGTTATAGTAGTAAACGCCTACTGTATGTTTCTAATTGTATTAATAAGATTAGTTTGCGTACTCCATGATTCTCTTTCTGCATCAGACAAATTACCCCAGTATTCGTCTACCATGTTAGTAAACTCATCAGAAGAATATACTTCATTTATCTTAGCGTCTAAATTCTTCTGTGCTTCTTTAGCTTGCTTGTTGAATACTCGTTCTATATCATAAGCTTTTATTGCGTTTTTTACAAATATTTTATGTTCTTCGCTTCCTCTATAAATGTTTAAACTATTAAGATTATCGTCTACGTTGGGGTTATGATATATACTTTCTATAAGCGCTGCTTTTCTAATATCTTCATCTATGTCCTCTTGAGTAAGCCCTTCAGGTAAGAATCTATCTCTAATATCCTAGAGATTCTTCATTACATCTTGAGTATATCCTTTTTTAACTGCGTCATACCATCTGTCAACCTTAACATCTTCTTCTTTATTACTGATGTCATAAGCGGCCATATTACGAAGAATATTGTTGGACTTTACATCTCGTATTAATTGATTTCCATCAGCTATTACGGTTCCACTTCCTCCCATTAACAAACCGATTAAAGAACCAATTTTCATGTTTTGTTCTAATTCTTTATCGTTGTTAAGAGCTTCGTCAGGATGTAAACCCATCAAAGCCATATTAGCTTCCACACCGTATTTAAAATTCTTGAAGAAAGCGTTTACTATATTCATACTGGTAGGATTATACTTACTTTGTAAGTCATAATTCTTTTGAATTAAATATTGTTGTCCTTCTTCTGTACCTTCTCCAAATGCAGTTACCCCAAGTTTGGTACCCATTCCTGCTATAGTTTTGAGTACATCTTTGTACTTATTAGCAGTATAAATATCTCTTGAAGCTATTTTATATAAAGCTTTGTTCAATCTAGTATCTATGATATTGTTGGCTATGTCTGTTACTTTAGATAATTTTGTAGCATCAGCCAATTTCTTTCCACCGCTAGCTAATAAATCCTTAGCCGATTTTACTGCCAATTTACCTCCATATGAATACAATGCCATATCCATTGCATCCCATAATCCTAATGCCATATTAGATGTCCATACGTCATCTAAACCATTATAAGCGTTTAGTTTTATTCTTTCAAAATTAGAATCTCCAGTCTTAATATTATAAAGGAGCATTTGTTCCAATATCTGAGGAGCAGTTAATTCATCTACATTTACTCCTCTAGCTTTCAATTGTTCAACTCCTTGATCTAATATTTTGTCAACGTTGATGTTACCAGAATCCATTTGATTTACTATATTGTTTAAATATGCATCAAACAATTCTGCATTAGTTTCTTGTGTACGTTGATAATAACTGTTAGCTGCATTTAAACCAAATTCTCCTATTGCCATTAATGCCGCAGAATATGGATTTCCTCGCTTAGCTGCAGTTTTAGCTGCGGCACTAACCAATCTACCTAATGTGGCTGTTTCTACAGTAGTAGCTAATTCTCCTAAAGAAGAACCCAATTGAGGTATTGCGTATGGATATGACTGTAAATCTCCCCATTCAAATTGGTTTGTATTTACTTTTTCTCTAAACTCAGGAGATATCTGATTGGGATCAAAGAACCAACTTCCATTCTTTAATATATTCTGTCTATCCTTTATTTTCTATATCTTAATATCTTGAGATGTAACACTGTCATCATAAACTTTCTTGAGATTGTTTAGGATTTCTGTTCTATCTGGATTATTCCATACATTCTTCTTTGGTTTGATATTTAACACTGCGTCGTCATACCCAGCTTTAACGTAAGCTTCGTATGCTTCTGCTTTATTATCAAACATTGTAGACACAGCCATAGTTAGTCTATCCCATAAAGATATTTTTCTAGGATCTATCTACAATCCTATGGTTTTAGTTTTTTCACCAGTAATGCTATTTGTTTCAAATCCATCATAGTATAAAGGAGCCAGCTTACTATTTCCTTTAATTAACATTTCATATGTTTTAGCATTAGACTATAAATACTCGTTTAATGCTTCTGCAGTATCAATATCTTCTTTTGCTATTGCTTCATTTAATTGCTGTCTCTTTTGTTCATAATCTGTCAAGAACTCTATACTTTGCATAGTACGTAATTCTTTTCTAGCCAAGTCTCCTTCTAACGACCTTACATTAGTTTCTAGAGCTTTTTCTACTATAGATTGACCCAACTCACTATTATATGATTCATATAAACCTTTGGTAGACAAAGTTCCTATTGGGTTGAAACCTATGGCAAAACTAGTAAGAAAATCATTCCAAGCAGAACTATCTTCTCTTGGTTTATTATCATTTGTTCTATTTCTAGTATATATATCTGCTAAACTAGTAGGTATATCTCCATCATAGTCCTATACCTACTATTCCCTTTCAGAAGTAGTAGGTATATTTTGTACGGTATCTTTTAAAGAATTGTAATTAAAGGCGTTCATTTTAGGAACGCCTATGATGAATTTGTTATCTTCCATATTATCTTAGATATCTGTTAGCTGAATCTCCTGCTTGTGAATATTTTTCTTTAGTTCCTAGACTTCTAACACTGTTTTCATAGTTAGCGTTTCTAGTAATAGTAGCTTCGTTATTTCCTATTTGCAATGGATATGTAGCATCAAGCTCTACATATAAGGCTGTTTTATCCAGTTTCTTTCTTGTTAATTTTTTCTCTGTATCATCGCTTTCTATTTCTCCAGTTTCTGGATCAATAGATTGAGTTATCTTTATCTCTTGTTCGTCTAATATATCTCCCAGAGCTACTACTTTTGCTCCTATTAATTTTGCAAAATCTCCTTTAGCAATAGAGTTGAATCCCATGTTTCTTAATTGATCTATTGGTATGTAAACTTTACGTTTGTGGTATACTTCATTATTGTCGCTAAGTACTTTACCATCTCCCTTTACAATAACATCTCTAAACTGATCGTTGTACCAAGCTTGTTGAATAGTGCTCATAGCTATAGCTCTGTCTTTCCAAGCTTGTTTCTTTCTATCGTCTGTAGCATTGTTCATACGAGTCATAGCGTAACCTAATGCTCCATTCTCAAATCCCAATAAACCAAACGTCATATCTGATCCTAATGTCATATTAGCTGTAGAACCTGTTATTTTAGTATCTTTTCCAATAACATCTCCACCTCCTTCTTGCAGTAAGCTGTTATTTACTTCATTAGATAAAGGCTGACTTATCATATCTAGTAATTTCCTTGAAGCACTGTTTACTCCAGAAGATTGTGATAACTACAGCCAAGCTCGTTTTAGATTATTACTCATGTTATTACTTGCTTTCTGATATATTTCTTTGGTCGCATTTCCTGTAGAAATTGCTTCTCTTTCTTCTGGATTTAAACCACCTAAAGTAGCAAGATTATTAGTAACCGTAGTAGTAGCTAGTATACGAGACAAATCTGGAAGAGATTGAGATGTTTTTTCAGAGCCTAATCTGTTTTTCAAACTATAACGTAACTATTCTATGAAAGATGGATCTACATCGTATTTTGGTCTACGGGTCCTATCTATTTGGGACTGTGCTACCGCATTTATAAATTGTTGCTTAGCTGCTTCAGCGTTACCTGCATTTTTATCTAAAAATTCCTCATAATACTTTTGACCTTGAGGAGTATCAATCAAGTCATTGAATTTAGCATTAGCCACAGATAATAAATCTTCCATATTATTTCCAGTTACAATATATCTTGTACCATTGACATAATCAGTACCTAGGAAACCTGGTTTTAGATCATTGAAATAAGGTGTACTTAGTTCATTAAGATTCATATAAGCAACAGGAGTAATGTCATCAAAGATTTTTCTAGTACCCAAAGTATCATAGTTTGCAATATCAGATTTATCCCAACTATCTTTTAATCTACCTTCTGCTTTCATTTTGGCTCTAATCTATAAACCGAGTCTTAGATAATCTGCACTTTCTTTTAATTGACTTAAAGAAGAATAGTCTACACTATTTATCAACGATTGAAGTTGAGCTCTATTTGCAGAATCTTTCATGTAATCCGGATTAGAAATCATTTGATTAATTGCATCCTAAAAATCTCTTCTACCTATAGTAAGATTGTAATAATTCTAAGTATCTACTCTAGAAGGAGATCTAAATTCTCCAAATTTCTATAGCTGATTACTAAACTATTGAGCTGCTTCATCTACTGCTTGTTTTTGAGCAGCTCCTATTCTATACAATTCTCCGAAATTTATCGGAGCGTAAGTGTTTAAAAACTAAGCCTACGCAGCTTGATCATACATATTTGCTCCCATAATTATTTCTTTCTAAATTGTGACAATACTTTATTTAAAGTTTTACTATCATACCCTGCTTCTAAGAATGGACCATATAAATCCAACATTGCCATATCTCTATTTTTTTGGTTACGCATAAGTTCTTTATTCTGTGCAAATTGGCTTAACTGTGTTAAACCTGCTCTCTTAATGTTTCTAGCAGTAGCTCTGCTTCTAGCATTGTAATCTATAGCTAAATTACGAGCTTGAGCAAATTGCTGTCCAAGATTATTCATAGTATTAGCATATTCTGCTCTATATTGATTGTCTGCATTGTTCTTATAAGAATATAGATCTGATATAGCCTTATTAGCTGCTATTTGACTCTACAACCTATAAGCCATATTAGCTCCAGTAGTAGGATTATATTGTGCTGCATTATAATTTGATACAGCTCTGTTTTCTCTAATAGCTCTCTCCGCTGGAGATACATCATATCTTCTACCAGCCATTTGTTTCATAATAGCTTGTGAATACGGATTGTGAACAGAATCAAAACTTTCAGCTTTAGCATTTAGATCAGAGAATACAGGAGCGAGCTGAGCTACGCTAGAAGCCACATCTCCTATAGCTCCAAGCCAATCAATACTGTCAGGTGTTTGTTTATATGTGTTTATTGGTTCTATACTAGATCCTGTTACAGATCTCGTTGCACTAACCGGTATATATTCATCATTACTTAGTCTATCTACGCTTTCAGATGATAAATCAAGCTCATTATTAAGTAAAGGTAAATCCGAATGTACAGACTTAGCAGCTGCTGGAGTACTACGTCTCTTATTAACACTTTTTGTAGTTGGAGTACTTATGTTTGTATTAGATTTAGTAGCTGTTGGAGCTGAATAACCTGTAGAAGATAGTAACCAATATGGAGTACCTCCTCTCCATTCTCCGGTATTTACAGCTTTGTCTGCAGAACTAACCATTTCATTTAAAGTAGATGGTTTATAACCAAACAATTGTGTGTTAGTAGGTACTTTAGTAGTGCTATTAGTATTGATCTGTTTACTTGTATTAGCAGTTACAGGTTGAGCCTACCCTGGTGTGTACTGTTGTTTATCATACACGTCCTCCCAATAGTTAAACGGTCTATAAAGTCTATCTGCTATTTGTACCAATTTACCTTTGTTATTAGCCGTAATAATGCTGCTGCCACCATCTTTGAACTTGTTAGTATTATTCTTTACTTTTTTAATACCTTCTTGTATACTAAACAGTTTATCATGAATAATCTAATCATTCATCTTGTTAAGCTTTTCTGCATTTTGTGCATATATATCTTTAGCTTTACTATTCTTTTTAGACATCATTCTCTTACCCATTTGTGCAAATGTTTCTTTAGTACCTGGTACTTTTAACGTGTCACTTAATATTCTACTACCTTCTGGTAAATTTACTAAATTACTATCAGTAGGTCTTCCTTTTTCTGGAACTTCTAACATATTACCATCAGGAGTACTAATTAGTTCTCCATCATCTACATACGCTAAACTTGTTGGTATCTAACCGCCATAAGCCATTGTCTATACATCTTGGTCATATGTTTCAGCAATTTCTTGATCTACTAAACTACCAGTCTAAGCGCCAATTCTATGATTTGCAGCTTTTACTTTTAATCTTTCATATTCTCTTCTAAGTTCTTTATTCTACCTAGCACCTCGTATACCTGTACCTAATGTCATAGTAGGATCTTCATAAAAACCTTGTTCAGTAACTTTACCTTTCTTTCCTACTAATCCTACTCCAAGACCAGCTACTCCACCTACAATAGTTCCTACCGGACCAAAAGCAGACCCCATTTTAGCTCCTGTAGCAGCACCACCAACTACATTTTGTATTGACTGTGATATTGCTTCTCCTTTAGTAGTAGCTGTGGATTCTCCACTAACCATATTAATCATACTGCCAAGTCCTTGTGCTATATCTGCTGCTTTGCTTATTCCTCCTGCTATATTAGATATACCGTTTCCTCCGCCACCAGATAATGGGGATTGTAGTGGAGAATTTATCTACTGCTGTAATTGCGATATTTGAGGATTAACTAATTTACCATACGTATCAGTCTATCCAAAAGCTCCTAATTTTAACTATTGTGGATTATAACCACCGTTAACAAATCTTTTAATTTTTTTACTTTTGCGTTTCATTATACTAGTGAATATCTATATGTTGTGTTAATATTAGGAAGATTGAAATTATGCTGATCATTACAGTTAAACGTATAATCACATATCAAGTATTTGCCTTTTAATCTACCTGGATAAGATGTGGTATCATCGTTAGTGGTCTCTCTTCCTATAGCAAATCTATAAGTATCTTCTCTATAATCTATAGCATAGCCTCCTTCTATATAATCTTCTAAGATAGTTGCGTTTTGGTTCTTAGTTCTAAATGAAGCATTAATCAACATATCTTTTATGTTAGTAAATTTACCACTGAAAAATACATTATCAAATGTTTTTGTTTGTAGTGGATCCTTATTTACTACCAGCTATATTCTAGACTACATGGTATTTAACGGAAAATCTTTAGTTTCCATTAATTTGTTGTTTTGTATGTATATTAATTTATCTGAAAATTTAATGTGTGATTCTGGGTTAAATGTGTAAAACGAAGTAAATCTCTGAGTATATTCATTAAACACTAATACAGAACTATCAAAACACATTTGTATTTCATTAAAACTATTGTCGTAGAAAGCGGTATGTACTTTGATATTTGGGTTACTATTCAGGAAACTCTACACATATTTCTCTTTAGATAATTTGTGTACAGAATCAGAGTAAGAGCATATTTCATTTTTATCAGTATCATACCAATATAGTGATGCATCTGATGATACTATACTATTGTCGTTTGATATAGATGAACCATTATTAGTAGTAATGTAGTCATATCTAGTAAGTATACCACCTGTACCTAATACCAATGAACCTACATTGTTATCCTAAATAAGCGATCTATCATTTACAGATGCTATTCCCAATGATTGATCTTGCCAAAAGAACAATCTTCCTCCAAATGATCTCATATTAGTTATAGGCCCATACTAACTATCTACCATCATATAATTAGCAGGTCTAAATTGTGACCAACTATCTGATATTTCATTAGCAGTTTTTGTATCAGAATATATTATCTTATAAGGTTCTCTAAGATTTGATATAGAACTAGTAGAATCTACTACATATAGCTTAGTGTCTGGCTATATAGAGTAAGCGTCATTATACATATAATAATTCTTGGGTTGATTAGCATAACCAAGAGATCCACCTCCTGCATCATTTACTGATAAGTAAGGATTAGAAAAAGTCATATCATCTGATCTACTAGTTGAAGAACCATAAGTTAAGTTCAGATTAATAGTAGTTTCTATTAATATGTAGTCTGATATACTTACTTTACTATTTCTACTACCATAGTCATCTCCATAATGCATAGGTATAGGAGCTGCAGTTCTATGATCCCATACGCATAGGTATGTATCTCCGCCAAATACATATGCATTACTACTCTTTTCTTCTCCAATAACCGTATAACTGGATGTACTTATATAAGTAGAATTACTTCTGTTATTATATCCATTTCCACCATAAGGTACAGTTTTTTTCTTTATGTTTACTACAGGCACAGAGAAAGGAGTATAAGTTACTGCTCTGAATCTATCCTTCCAATGTTCAGAAGATTGAACTGTGTTTATATCTACATTCTAGTGTCTTGGAAAATTACTGTTTTTTAATTTCAAAGCAGCATTCCTACCAAAATAAGCTCTCTTAGCACTGGGCCAACCTCCCATCATATCAGACTCGTTATTCCAGCATACTGCTGCATTAATGTACTATCTGTTATCTATAGTTCTATAGTAAGCTCCAGAGCTATTTAGTGCGTCTTTATACATTTCTGGAGTTGCTACTGCTTTATCTATTTCTATAGATACCCTATTAGGATACAAGAAAGAGTAAAAGCTATGATAGTGTTTCCCAATTATATTGTTTACTAGAGCTTCATCATCATTATGACTAAAGTTTTCTCCTATTAGAAAACAATATGAAGGCATATATATACTTCCTTCTGTATTTTGTTGTTTTTCTTTAGTAGAAGTATCTGATAAATAAGTATAGTTAGGACTAGCAAAATATTTTTCATATCTTACTCCATTGAAATAAGCTTGATCAAATCTTGATTCTAACCAATGTGATAAGTCAATATAACAAGTATCTAGCCCGTTTAATACTGAATCTCCAGAATAATCAATCTCTGGAGTCATTAAAGAAAACAAATCTTTTTGTACTCTTTTATATTCAAAAGAAATCCAGTCTTCTATACCAGGACCAGGACCTAATCTAGCAACATTATAATTAGCGTCTGTTACTCCTAGTGGTATTTTAGGTCTTATATCATTATCGTTTCTTAACCAATCACCTACTGTTGACATTCTCCAAGGGAAAGAAGTAGTATCAGATAATATTCCTTGCATCAATACAGTTCTGTCATCATAGGTTCTCTTACATCTTACTATTTCATACGCTTTAGCTCCTGCTGGTATATTTTTAATAGTAAATTCTATTCCAATAACTTTACCTTCTGGATAAGAATCATGCATATACCACGGGAAAGCTTCTCTTGAATGAGGAAATTTAATATCAGCAATCCAATAAACTGGAGTGGCTACATTACTGTCGTTATAAAATACGATTCCGAATCTATAAATTTCATCTCTTTGATAACCTTTAAATTTAGATGAGAAGTAAGGATCAGAATAATTATCGTATCTAATTTCACGAACAGGATATTCTACACTCCCTATTTGCTAATTATTATTTACATCGTATATTCCTTGTGATGTATAATTGCCTGTAGTCTATCCTATATTAACATTATTAGAACTAACACTTCCTAAACTAATTTTTGCATATATAAATCTATAACTAATATTTGGTCCTGTACCTCCCAATACTTTAGAGTTAGTACCATCATTAAACTAGTATTTGCAAGCGTCTTCTTCAGTAAAGTTATAATCTCTTAAGTTATAAGGATTTATACAATCGTGTCTTTTCTTGTTTAAAGATAAATCGTTGAACACACTTTCTATATTACTATTATTAGTAACAATAGATATATTCTGATTAGTATCTGAAGATTGCAAAATTAACTTATTACCTTCAGTAAAACGATAAGCTCTGGCATCATAATCTGGTTTCCATGTAGCTTCCTTTATATCTGCAGCAAATAAGATATTGTCCTTTTTTTCTATTGTACCTGCAGTGAAATTACTGCTCTTATAACTATTAAATTCTTCAACAGTAAGAGTGTTTAATATCTTAGTACCAAAGTCCTAATAGTTCATTGAAGTACTACTCTATGGTAAGTCTACTTCATCAATTACATCTATAGTAGGCTGCTAAGAATTATCTGTATACTTGATTCTAATTATTCTACACTTATCAAATAAACCAGTTATAATATTACTTACATCAATATCTATTATTGCAGATTTACCAGTATTAACATCCTTACCAACTCCTTCATAAAAATAATTATTATTAGTATTACTTGTAGTAAGATGCATTAGATTACTAACAGGAGAATAACCAGTACTGGTACCTCTTTCATTGAACAGTTGATAAGCGTATTGTACTACTCCTGAAGTAAGCTATCCATTTGTATTAAGTGTAGTTATAACGGGGGCCACTAGTAAAGTAGACGGATTAATGTTTAAAGAATTAGGATTTTTAATGTTGCCTTCTTCATCTAATGTATCGTCATGATCTTTTCCTGAAACATATCTATCACTCATTATGTTTAATGTACGAATACTACTTTCTCCATCTACAAAATATATTTTTATAATAGTATCAGATTCATAATTAGATACTATTCTTATTCTACTAGTCTTACTATAACCTAGAGCTCCTTTTACAACTAATGTGTATTGTAATTCAGGGGTATCATAGTCCCATATTCTATATACTCTGTTTATATCTTTAGAATCAACCGTAAATATTACTCCATATTGATTAATAGTAGATGTAGCAAGTACTGTTTCATCTTCTGATAAAAAATCTCCTCCTGGAATTAGTTTTGCACTTTTTATATTCTGTAATACTCCACTAGTTCCATCTTTATCAGTCATGATACGTACATTCTCAGCATATCTGTATTCATCCTGTGGAATTGCTGTAATATCTACGTCTAGGTTCATTCCTGACACAAAACTATTTGTCTAAAATGTATTACTCATTATTTGTTCTAATTATATAATATTTGCTCATCTCCAGTATTCTCAAAGAAAGTATCATGATCATCAAACTCTATGTAAAGTTTATGCCAATCATTCTTTATAGATTCTATTTCATCAGGTCCAGGAAGCATAGCTTCTGCATAAGCAGATTTACGGTAGAAATTCCAAGAGTTTCTCATATCGTAATATATATTCTAAGCCATCTATCCTTTCATGTATTTAGGGTATGAAAGCTTCATGGCTACATACCAGAATATTGCTTCAAAGTATGAAGGATTGTCCGGAATCATAGGCATACTGTCTTCATCGGTGTATATAGCATGATATGATATCTTTACCCATCCGCATGGTACATTTGTATTTATATATCCAGGTTTAGTAGAATACTATAAACTACTACTTAATACAGCCGGATTACCTATTACTAACTTACCATTATTACTTGGTATAGTATACTAATTTACTAATGCAGACAATGTCTATTTTACATTAGTATCATTATTAAGTATGTCTAAAGCTGGTCTATCTTCAGTAAGGTTAAATATATTTTTTACTAAAGGTACGAGTGCACTATCCTGTATAAGCATTTTTGGTTCACATCCGCTACATTTAGTATATACTCCAAATGAATTAGTTACCTTTCTCATTGGTAACCAACCACAGCTATTATTAAATGAAAAGGCCACTTGATTTAATCTATATAAGTCACAAGGTAATTTGGCCTGATAATTTTCAACCGGTATTACTTCTACTTTGTGTTCTAGTTGCTATACAGCACCTATCTTTTCCATAGCTTCACCGATCCAGTTTCTAATATCTGTTATTTTAATTTCATCTTCTTTCAAGTCTAAGTCAGATATTATCTTTGCTATTACAGACTTAGAACTAACTAATTTGTTATCTATCATATCTTATTTGATTTCCTAATAATCGTGTTCCTTATTCTTAATTATCTAAGCTAGTCTTCTTTTATTAGCTCTAGTAGCTACAAACTAATATCTAGTTTTATTAGTTAGTAAAGAGTCTTTTTTACTCCACAGATATCTGAATTTAAAGAAATCAGAATGATCATTAATAAAATACACAGCTTTTCCTTGTATAGCACTTTCATGATAATCTATTCTTAAACTTCTATTATCAAAGTTTTTAGGTTTCCTTTTTACTATACTAAGGTTTCCCAACCTACAAGGAAGTTTAAATTCTCTACTTTTTTCAATAACTTCTTCAGCTATGAACTTAAAGTAATCTGTTACTATTTGTCTGTATAGTTTATAGTCAATATCGTATACAGTATTTCGCTCTATATTAGATAAGTAAAACTAGTAAAAATCTATTACAGTATATGATTTCTTGTGTGTCATTGCTATTGTTTATAAATGTTCTACATATCGTCTCTAGAGTTATTTGTCTCATCAGATGGCATCTTAGGCATAATGTTCAATTCCTTACTAAAGATAAGATCCTTAATAGTAGGTATCATATGAGCTGGAGCTGGATATGGTTGATCTGGATCAAAACATTCTCCTGCATCGAACGGATTTTCAAGAATTACATCTGCCTCTACCCATTCTAGTTGGTTATTACCTCCTTCCACATATAGTTTATTATTTCTTAAGTAGGCAATGTAATCTTTACATGTATATTTTCTATACTTTTGATATTTCATCTTTGTTTCACTACCTATCTATATCAGATTACCATACATATCCTTTACAGCAATCAAACCAGATTTAAAGTGAAAATCAATCAATTTAGGTATTTCTATATCACTAACATATTCGTAGTGACCAGGTATACATTCTATTCTATCTAAATGTATACACTTAATAGTTTGAATATACATTGGATTAACATCTCTTCCCTTATCTATGTCTTGTTTGATTAACATAGCTCTATAGTTATTAATCCACTGTTCAATCTATATCCTACTAATATGTTCTGATTCTGATATATTGCTATTGCGCAATTCTAGTAATATATCATCGATAATAGTATTCAAAGTGTTTAATTTCATAATGCATTATTTATTAAATATACCTATAACGCATTTTAAAGCGTTTCTAGACACTTTATGTTATATATAATACAATTGACTGCCTAATGTAATAGCGGTTGTCTAAAAGGCTTAAAATAAAAAAGGCTAGTATTAACTAGCCTCATTCATTGCTTTTTGCATATTCTATGGTAACATCTATTTCATCTAAGGTGGAACCATATTACTTGCCTGTTTTATTAAATCTTTAAGTTCTCTAACCTAATCTTGTAATTCCTATATTCTAGGATCTTCCTTTTCAGGTTCTTTCTCTGTATAATCTAACTACTTAAGTATAGCTTCACATTTAGTCATTTCCTCGTCATACCTAGCAACAGCTTCTTTTTTCGCTTTATATTCATTGTAACTAGATTTAACCATATTAACTATATGTTGTTTATCTGTAGCTACAGTAAGGCCTAGTTGAGTATCATTAATTAATGATTTGCCTTCCTCTACTGTTAACTTCTTTTGTTCACCACCACAACTTATAACTATGTCTACTAACTTCTTTCTATTCTAGTTAGGCATTGGAAACTACTATGGTGGTAGTGGTTCGTCATACACTTTAGATACACTTACTATATTACCAGCAAAGTAATTAGTACTCTTCTTAAATGTACCTATGATTTCTAACACGTATATAGGATCACCTATACTCAATTGCGAAAATGTTATCATAATAAGTATTTGTTTAAGGGCTCCGAAGAGCCCTTGTTAATATTAAGCTGCCGGTGCAGTTATGTTTGCAGGATATGCATTTACTAATTGATAAGTGTTATTACATTTATTATAGTAAATCAAATATCTGAAATTGAGTTGTAAGTCACCGGCTTGTACTTCTTCCTGTAATGCATTACGAAGCATGCTTTGAGTAGTATTGTTCTCTGCATTATCATCTGATAAACCAACTGGAAGAGAAGCGTCAGCTGTAGCAGATGCTTGTCTTACATCCAAGAAAAACAGTCCTTCTTTGGGTAAACTAAGGAATTCCTGATGATTTACATCATATCTTACTTCTGTAGTAGTAGCAGATACACCTGTAGTTCTAAGTACCGGTATACCAGAAATAGTATTCAATCTTCTGCGACGTCTACCGAAGAAGAACGGATTAAAAGGACCAAACGGGAATAATGTTTGTTGTGTATTATAGAAAGGAAACATAATTACCTCCTTTCTTATTAGCAACCACAGTTGTTATAACTTACTCCGCAGTTTGCATAAGTATCACCAGCAAAAGCTCCATACGCAGCAGCTCTGAAAACTTCTGGATTATAGACAGACAGCTGAGGATATGGTACACTTACAGTGTTAGGAAGTTTGCACTTGATACCATCAACGTCAGATTGCAATGCATTTAACTTAGTAACAATAGGTGTAGTAGCCTGACTTATCATTGTACCAAATGTAGCAGTCTGATGTTCTTGACTTAACTGAGATACCAGTGTAGAATTTTTCTCACGCAGAGAGTCAATCTTGTCAAGTAGTGCCTGATTTTGCATAGCATCAAGTTTTGCTATAATAGCATTAGTATTTGCAGTACCATTATCACGCAGAGACAAAGTATTGCTGTTCATTGTGTTAACCAAGTTGTTAGTCTGATTACATACAGCCAACTGGTTTTCGTAACCCATCTTAGTCAGGTTAAGATTTACACCATCTATAGATCTCTAAGTGGTGCAGCAGCAGTTTGCCAATTCAGAAGCAAGAGATGCATTACCTGAAGTAATAGCATTTATTACTTGCTGACTGGACAACTTAGTATCACAAGCAATCTGATTTACACTAGCATTAATAGTATTCAATGCACTCTATACTGAGTTAAAGTCACAATTCAAAGTATTAGACAAGTTGCTGATAGCTTCTTTATTACCATTGATAGCCTGCATCAACAGACTAGTATTAGCATCAGTATTCAATTGAGAAGCAAGTTGAGAAGCTTCGCCACCTCTATTACCGAAGCCGTTGCCTCCCCAGCCACCCCAGCAGAAGAAGATCAGGATAATCCAGATCCACCACCATCCGCCGTTACCGCCGAATCCGCCATTGTTATTCATCATAGCCATCAAAGCAGCAGGGTCCATACTTTTATTTGCATTCTGCATTAAAGCAGCCAGACCAGCGTCAAAACCGCGGTCTTGAAGGATAATTTTATCTTCTAACATAATTGATTTTATTTAGGATTGATTTAATTTGATTAATATCTAATATAACGTACAGAACGACCACGTTTAAGTTCATCTTCATAAGGAAACATTCTTTCCTTCTCATAATCCCTTTCATCGTATTCTCTGTCGTATTCTCTACGTCTACCATATGAAGATCTGCCCATTCTACGATAATTACCGTAGTTTTCCTCCTCTTCATCGTCTTCGTATTTGCTGTAATGTCTTTCGAAATAGTCTTCTTCAGCATTTCTAATCTTATCACACATTACATAAACATAGTAATACCACATCTTACCTTCATCAACATCTCTATCGCATATCCATGCTTTAGCTAATTCTACAAAGAATTTGCTACTGTTAGAATTTGCAATATTGATTATTACTTTATAGTAATCCGAGTATACCATATTCAATGCAACATACCAATCATACTTGTTGAATTTATCATCCAAACGTATTCCATGCTGATTAGCTAATGCCGTAGTCTCTTCAATAGACCAATGCTGACCTCTAGAGCCATCTTCATTTTCCATCTTACTTACAGCTTTACGAGCGTGTTCTTCATTAAAATGAGGACCGTGTTCAGCTTCATAAGCTTTTGTACGGATTATTCTATGCATATTATTATTTGATTAATATATTAATATTATTGATTATTCTGTAACTTCTACTACTCTAGTATCTGTTACTTTAATTAAACTGTTGCTATTCTGTATTTGATATTTTCTGACACGATCTTTCTTCCAATCAAAGTGTAAGAATCTCTAGAAGCCATTTTTATACTTATTACGATACTATTTTTTTTCTTCTACGAACAATATTTGCGAGTTCCTTAGATCTAATATGGCTGTTAAGATTGAGTCTTTTCTTTCTATAATGATTGTAGTTAAAGGATTTAACTTTAATTCTTCTTTAAAGTTTACATCTTTAGTTATTATCTATGTAACAGTATCCTTCATTTGTGTATTGATTACTTGTATCTACTAGAGATTCTTATCTTTGATTTTTAATTCTTTCTACACTTCTAATGCATTCTAAAGTAAGCTATCGTTAGTATTATTTAAATCTGCTATACTTAACTGAAGTGTTCTATTCTATTCTTTTAATTTGCCTGTTAAACTCTGATAATATTCGTAATTGTTTGTAACTTGTCCTAATTCTGTATCTAGGACTTTAATTCTCTTATTCTAATAAAAACAAAAGGCAGTCAAACCAATTATGATAATGACTGCCAGTTTACTGAGATAACTCTTAATAGCTGATAACATGTTATTTTGCCTTAAATTCTGGTAATATATACTAGATCGCTAGTGCACTTGATCTAGACATTTTTTCGATAAGTTCTATATCCATGCCATTATTAAAATTATGAATATAACCTATTACTATAGTACCTATCCAATTATTTTTTTCGTCTGATAATCTTCTAAGAGCAACACTATGACAACCATTGCTCGTCATTATAGACTTTATTTTATCATCAAGTTCAGATGCTTCAATACCTTTGATAAACTTATATTCTGAATTAGCTAAGTCAGATACGAATTTAGCTACTGATTCAATTTTTATATCGCACAAGCTATCTCTTACTGATGATACCCCATATTGCTTTACTTCTAGAGTAGCAGATATATACATTTCTTTATACAGAGGATGTGGTTGAATTAAATATACTCTATCTGCTTTTAAGAAGTATAGTAATTCCCAAAGTTCTCCATATATAGTAGCTATGTTACCCGCTTGTTTAACATTGTTACTATGTTCTTCCTATTTCCATTTCTCTATCTTATAATCAGTTATCTTATTTTTAGTATACTGATTATACGTAAACCATAAAGCTAATATTGAAGCAACTCCTGAAAGTATTTGAGGTAAGAATTCTAGAAACATCTGAAGTAAAAGTTAGTTAAATAAAAATCCTGTACTTAGAATGTTATAAGACAGGATCTGAAATATCTTTGAAACACATATATATAAACGCATGAATATAGTTTAGGTTTTATTATCATTGTTTATACTGATGTAATCTAATAGCTCTTTATATTTTGTTACTTTGCTAAATAAATTTCTTCCATTACAATATTTAATCCAGCCTACATAACTACAGATTTTCTATAGATATTCTTCTTTAGGCATGTCTTGTTTATTTAGTATGGCTATCTTTCTACAAAAGTTTTTCTTTATTCTTTTTCGCAATAATACATGAGAATGATATATTCTATAACCTACAAAATCAATCCCTCTATCATCTACTTCAAATATCTACCAATTACTTTTAAAATCTAAGTGCAATTTATCATTAAGGTACTGCTTCATATCTTGAAATAAATCTCTTAGAAATTGTTTGTTCCCATGTAGTATTACTATATCATCTGCATATCTAAAATAACATTTGATTTTCTTTACTTCTTTAATCCAATGATCCATATAAGTTAGATATAAATTAGCAAAGAACTAGGATAAGTAATTACCAATAGGCACTCCATCTGCAGAATCTATTATATTATATAGTAAATCTAATAATCTCTTATCCTTTATCTTCTTACTTATTATTTGTTTTAGAATATCATGATCTATAGAAGGATAAAACTTTCTTACATCTAGTTTAAGACAATATTTAGTATTATCTTTATCTTTCAAAGCAGTTTTAACATCTCTTAAGGCTTTGTGAATACCCCTTTTCTTGATACAGCTATATGTACCTTTAATGAACATTGATACCCATAACGGTTCCATAATGTTCATTATAGCATGATGAACAATTCTATCTGGATAATACGGTAACTTAAATATTTCTCTCTCTTTAGGTTCATATATTTTAAATATAAAATACTCTGAAGTATTATATTCTCCATTGATTAATTGCTATTGTAGTTTTAACAGAAGCTTATCTTTGTGCTTATCGAATTCTCTAATTTCCTTTCTATTACCTTTGTTTCTTCTAGCTTTACTATCGGCTAAATATAGATTATCCAAAGATACTATTTTGTCAAATAAATTATTAAATCTTTTCATCTGAATCTACGTATTGAGTTTTCATTTACATTACTAACACAATCTTTTAAATATGTCATTTTCTGCCAAGTGGCAAAGTCTCTTAGTTAACAGTACTAAAATATTTTTCAGATGTAATTTTTTGTAGTTCAGTGTACTGATATTAGCATTGCCATTACCTGGCTCATTGTTAGAATTCAGATTGAACAAACTGCAATTCGAACTATTACTAGAATTACTGCTGATATACCTAAGACAACTTTTTGTACCCATAATATTTAATTAAGGTACGTAGATAATTCGAGTACCGACATCAGCACCGCCACGCCCCGGCACAAGGTAAGAATACAGAGCGAACAAACCGCAATCCGAACTATGACCAGAAGCACCGCCGATAATTATTGTTCTACCTGATGTTGAAGTGTTTGACCAATTATAATCACACCAATAGGTTCCCTGATTTGCACCAAATACCTCATTAGTTGGAGGGAACGTATCGAATGATGAATTATAAACTAACTTTTTCTTCCAACCATCTTTAGCAATAGTACTACATTGCAGTTTATAATCACTAATCGTAGTAGACCCTAATGTACTCAAATTATCATTTATATAAACGTCATTTACAGAAGTTTCAGCATTAAAATGTACAAGAGTATCAATAGTATTTTTCCAAACATGACCAAATGGATTTTCGATTCCTCTATATGTTGGTACTTTAACTGTTGAAGTTCCTGTTACAGAACCTTCTGCATCTGTTTTTTCATAAGAAAATTGAGTAACTCCTGTATAATTCCCATGTTCATCTGTAGTACCACATGGAACAAAACTATATAAATCTGTACCATTATTAGTTACCTTTCCAATTGTTACTCCATCACCTAAACCTCCTTGATGATATCCTTCAGCTGTAAGCTCTGCGTTAAAGGCTTTTTGACTATTAGAACAAGCGTATTCTACTAGATACAATATAGTTAATATTTTATGAGCTTTGTAAGTATACATATTCCAGTTATTACTCTCTGGATTATTTGCTCTAGCTCTCTATTGCATAGTAGTTCTGTTAAGACTGACTACAGGCGTAATAGTACCATTATTTATGGACTTCAATACATTATCTACATTGCTTGCTTCATATGCAGATATATAGAATTTACTCACATGTTCAGCTTCTGGTATATGTGGATCACACGGATACAGATTTAAATATACAGTAGTATCATCAGTAGTACATATATACCAGAACTCTGGGATTTCTACCATAGTATTCAAAGACATATCTCTATTTGTTCCATCTTCATACTTAGTTCTATCTGTAGCATTAAGATATTTTACTATACCATCTGAAGTAATAGTACAGGACTTTATTTTGGAATGTATAGGTAATTCTCTATGCCAAGACATATAACCAGTTCTAGTTAGCATGGTGTCAGCAGGTCCTTCAATCGGAAAACTAACTCCATAATAATTAGTGAACACATTAGTATCACCTTTGTTTATCGTTTTCACAGCAGTGTTACCTAAATATGCTCCAAATATTTCCTTAGTTCCTAATTTCATATTATTCGTGAATTAAATATAACGTTTTAGAATCTTTTACAGACAATTCATTATATTCTGTCTATGTCATAGAAACTATATTAGATACTTCGTTAGAAGCTACACAATTACTAAGGTCTACATTCTCTGATAGTTTATCCCATTCAGCAGGATTAGCTTTAGTACATACATAATTGGCTCCTGTGTCAGTTAAATTATATACATCTCCAATTACAGCAGTTTTAGGAAGAGCAGCAAAATTAGCTACCGAACCTTTAACTCTATATACTGAAGATACTTTACTATCTACTTGCGCTTTAGTATAAGCGTCTGAAATACCATATCCAGATAATGTAGTAGCCTTATTAGCTTTATTAGCCAGTTGCTTCTCCAATTCTTCTACTTCTTCTGAGTTACCGGTAATAGGTTCCCATGAAGAACCAGTCCAAGTTTTAATAACTCTACCTGTTGGATCTTGACCTAAGTCTATCCAATAAGCTACTTCAGTTGCTCCTGGAGCAACAGTACTAGCTCTAAAATTAATTTGTTCTCTCATATTTATTTAATTAAACTTATTATTCTGTTGCCCTACCTATAGCTTGCCAGAATACTGTACAATTTGCATCTGATCGTATATAAAGTGCCTAACTAACAACGCCAATTTGCAAAATAGCAGAATTATTATTCGCTCCTGGAGTTGCTGTAGCGTTAAAAAGAAAATTCATTGGTTTAGGAAATTTAACAGTAGTAGTAGTCTCACTGATTACATCTGTTGCTCCCCACTGTATTATAAACCCTGTTTTCCTATCCCACCAATAACCAGTTTTCTTAACATCTGCTTCTATTTCTTCTGTACAAACTACAGGATCTTGTTTAGTAGTCCAAGTCTTTAATGATGTATCATAGGTAAGAATCTCTTTAAATACCATTCCTCCAACAGCTGCAGTCAGTGTCAAATCATCTCCGTTTCCATCAGAAAAAGTACCATCAAGCAAACCTGATGCATTTACTGTTACAGAGTAACTATTTCCACCTGTAATAAGACCGTTATATGCGTATAGCAAAATTGCATTCTTATAGCCACCTCCGAATAACGATACTAGTATTTCTTTATCTTCAGAACTTATAGATACTTCTTCTCCTCTACCGTATTTAAACAAACCATTTGTAGTAAGTCGTTTGATGGTTATATCAGAACTCTTTGTAAGAACGCTTGCCGTTGCTGTAGGAGAACCTCCTCCTGCAGGAATAGTTAACTATATCTCAAAATAATATACTTCAAGTTCAATACTACTAGTAAAAGATAACCAAAAATCATATTTGGTTTCTTGACTCTATGATGGTGGGAATATATCACCAGTATAGTTTAGTGCTACTCTTTCTCTCCAGTCAGATGAAGAGGTAGCATTTAGTCCACAATATGTAATTATACAATTAGCATAATTACTTTCATTACTTACTAGTTGTGCTAATTTGTTTGCATCAGAAGGATCTAACGTTAACAGAGTCTTTCTTTCACGATCTAGCATTCCTGTAGTATTCAGTGTTATTACAGTAGGTTCTACTTCAGCTGTGTCACCTTTTTCACCTCTAGATGGTTTACCTGTATCTTCACTTCCTAAAAACCAGTTACCATTACTACCAATAGTAGGAGTAATGCCATTTGTACCGTTAATTCCAGCATCCCCTTTGTCTCCCTTATCGCCTTTGGGAATACTGATGTTACCACTACCTAGTAAGCTTGTACTATTTATTGTTTTAATGCTAGTGCCACTTACTAAGGAATCTTGTTTAGTATTTATCTTTTCTGTAATAACTTTGTTCTATACAGGATTAGTAGACGTAGTAGACAGAGTATCATCCACAGTAATAGAAGAACCTCCTCCTTGAATTTCTAAGTTACCAGAACCTAATAAACTATTACCATTAATAGTTTTTATATTCTAACCACTAACTAAAACATCCTACTTACTACTTAAGTCTACATCTGAACCAATAAACTTCCAATTACTAGTTTGACTATAATCATCGTCTAATAGTAAATACAAGCCATTCTTACTATTCTCTGGATCATTAACAACTGATACAACTAAACCTGCGCATGCCCATTGCTTACCATCTTTAGAAGTCCAAGTAGAATTTAAAGTAAGATCAGAAGCAGGACCTTCTATCTTTGTTCTAGCGTCTAATACTCCGTTTACTTGTGGTTCAAAGTTATTAGAGTAAACATTTGTTCCGTAATTTCTCATTTGTTATTATGCGTTTGTAAATGTTAGTTTAAGCTTAATACTACCACGTTTAGTAGAGTTCTTATTGGTTATCTTATTATAGCTTACTCCATTTATTTGAGTTGTTTCTATATTCCAATTATTAGCTAAATCGTCATCTTTGTAAGTATTAGAACCAGTATCAAAGAACTCCATTTTAGTAGCTGTTTTTTTAGCAGGCAACCACCATACCCATCTATCAGTACCTTCTGCATCAAATGTATTTTCAGCATAAGTAGTATCACTTACAATTATAGTTTTCTTCATAGATGCTTGGTCTAAATTACCCAAACCAGCATAATAGTAGTAACCGGCCTTAACTGTGTAATTACTAGATACACTACCTGCAGGCAATGGAGTGCTATAATTGTTACCTTTACTATCTTTAGGTTGCGGTCCTTGAGCATAGTTAACTGTTATACGATAAGTACTAGTGCCCCAAGGTAAAGTGGTAGGAAATGTACTAGGACTATATGTATGACCTGTTTCATTACCTGCTCTACCTCCCTATGAAGTATCTCTAGTTCCATCAGGATAAGTAATCACAATAGAACCTTTGTTAAAAGTATAACTGAATGAAGACAATGTAGGTCCAGTAGTTCCTACTTCTACTGTTCTACCATTAGAACCCCAAGAACTGCTAATAGACACAGAAGGACTAGTAAATGTTGGATTAACTGTAGTAAATAGTATCATATCAAATATCTATGAAAAGGTTTTGCCTTCTAAATCTGATAAAGTTTTACCATTAATGTCATTCCAACTTGGAGCAGCCTTCATGCTCTTACTCTAGAAAGATGACTAATAAGTAGCACTACCTATTTCAGATTTTAATGCATAAGTATTAGCAGCTTCTGTTTTAGTTAAATACGGAGTAAGATCTACTACAGCTTTATACTCACCTAACAATTCCCAGTTATTGTTTACCCATATGTATTCTTTAAACTTATTCTGAGGTCCACTCTAATTATCTGCTAACAGATATATTTTATTTGGGTTAATACTACTAGAAGGAAGTTGAGTAACAACTTCATATAATGTAACATCTAATGTACTGGATATAACATTACCTACTATTTGAATACCATCTCCTGCTGTGAGTTTATCTTGTTTATTCTATAGTAATTGGTTAACCCAATTTTCAGTAGCATAACCAACTAACGATGGTATTTCGGGAGTGTCTTTTAAATCATTATAAGAACCACTATAACTTACTAAAGCAAATACAGGCTTATTCTCTATATTCCCCCAATCTGGAGTAATATCTATATTTAATAGTTCTTCTTCTATTTCATCCAATCTATCAAATACATCTGTTAATGATCCTTCTAATACTTTTAATCTAACCCACTTGCCTTCACTGTTATATGTTTTAATACTACCTCCAAGTGGATCTTCATTTAGATCCACCCAGTATAGTGTTTCGGCAGGATTTGGTTCTATATCACTCGCTATAAACTTAACAAATCTTGTCATATTATTCTTTTTCTTTAGTAGTCCAATCTTCACTAGAAAGTAAAGTTTCTAATTCTTTACCTTCATAAGTAGGATATGGATATACGATTTCTATAACTTCGTCTTCTCCAAGCTCTGGTAATGTCGTTGTAGATGGAAATAATAGTTCATAGTTAGCTACTTTCATTATTACTTTTGTTCCATCTATACTCTTTCTAGGAGCCAAGTGTAATTCATCAAGTACTTCTTGCGGTACTTCATTTAGTTTTTCTATGGGAAATACGATATATTTCATTGTTTTAAATATTAATTTTTGTTAATAAATCGTCTGTATTACCTTCAATACCTATAATATCATTCAGCTCCTTTATCTCATTTTCACTAGATATTTCTGGGAATAGCATAAAATCGAAGAGAGCCATTTGAGCAAAATTACCTCTAGCAAATGAAGTGCCAATATTAGGTGAGTAACTTTTTCCATTTCCACTATTAGTAGCAGTTATATTATGAGTTATATTCAGTAAATATTTATCAATAATGTGTTCATTAAGTATACCATCAATATAAGTTTTACCACCTTTATTTGAGTATTCATAAGCTATTGAATTACCTGCTGAAACAATAGCTAAGTATTGACTCCAATTATTTCTTTGGTCATACAAGTATCTATCATAACTTTGTAAATTCACCTTCATCAATACTTGTTTACCACCATGAGCCAAAGTAGGAATAGTAACAAAGTCATCTACGCCATCAAGACAGAATGAGCTTTCGTATTCAGGAAGCTGTTCAATGGAAACACTTATAGGTTCTCCTTTTACAGCGTTGATTACATAGAAGTTCAACCTTTTAACTTCTCCAACAGTATAATCCTTAGTAGAATATTCACCATTTCCAAACTTATCACTAGTAATTACAGTATCATCACTTCCTTTAGGATAATCTATTTGAATCTTTTGGTTATTAATAAGACCGCTTATTTTGAAGCGGAAATAATGTGACTTAGATCCAACTGTAAAAACAGGAGTGCCAAATAATGCAGTAGTACTAGCTTCAGCAGTTAAATTTACCTTAAAAGCATTATCTGTTGGTTTAACTCCAGCTATATAGCTAGTATAAGTATTCCAATCATATTTATACCCATTAGCCCCACTCATTCCCGCATAAGCAGAGTTGTTGATTACCCCACGATTACCTTTACCTGTCAAGTCCGGAATGTAGCCTAGTATCTTGTAGCTAGAATTTGGAATCCTCAACCTATTAGGCGACAGGATACAGCTCGGCTCATTAGCTTTTAGGTAGGTACGTGCATTATCAAACACCATAGACTTCTCTACCTTTATGATAGTGTTTGGGTAAAGCGTTACACCATTATACCGTGTATCGGATACAGTATATAGCTCCGGTAAAAGGTTGGCACTTCCTACAAAGACTATATCACTGCCTACTTTCAACTTATCTCCCCAAGTGATAGTTTTACCATCTTGTTTTAGATTAATTATTGCTGGATAAGGCTGTACAATATCCTCGTATCTTATATAAGGACGGTCGGAAGTATTAGCCCGGTGGGAAGGCGAACCGATCTGATTCAAACCAACCCGATTCAACCCTATTACATTTAATGGTAACTTGTTAAGCTTCATTGCCGGATTCGGTTACTGTTCCACTTAATACTTCACTTCCACTCTCGATGCGGATAGTTTTCGGATAAACTAAAGCCGAGAAGTCGCAGTCTATGGTTGTCCCTGCATTGTACGCAAGACTTCCGGGCAAAACCACAGGTTCAAAATTCCCTTCACTTGTCGTTCGTTGAAGGATATTCACCCGACCGTAGTTGTCACGTTCCAAATGGATATTGAAATCAGAATTTACCTGAAATTCCGCATACCATACGCTGCTATTCTTTTTGAACTCCAAATTTATTGTTGCCATGATTGTTTCTCCTATTGATTATAATTTTAAAACCTGTTTCTTCACGTTGCAGCTATCATAGCTAACGTGAACCCATGAAAAGTTCTTCTCATCTATCAGCTGTGTAAAAGGAAGGTTAAGCTCTTGTACGAGATTGAATAGCTTTTTGTTTTCCGCTTTTGTATTCGGAGTGCCAACTATATCAGCCGCCATTCCTTTCATGTGCTCGCTGGTCTTGCTTCCTCCTACAGCCTTGTTTAATGCTTCGCAACGGTATCCGCTCGTTACAATGATAGGTTTGCCATAGGCTTCCCGAAGAGGATCAAGAACGTTATCTATTAAACCATCTACATTGCAGATTAACGCTTTCGGCAGACGGTTGTCAATACCACGTCTGTCTGCCGTTTCGCTCTTTATCATTTCAGCTATTGTGAAATACTTTCCCATATCTTTCCTCCTATAAAATCAATGTTAATACTCCGATTTGAATCGCTTGTCCGATGAACCCGCCTATCAGCGTGGCGGCAATATCGAGCCAATCCCATTTTCCACCGTATGCACGGTCTTTGAACTCCATGCCGACAGCCAGTCCTGCCGCAAACAGGATGGTTAACAGTGCACCTGCCGGGATGGCGTAGAGCAGGTGCTTGATACGGTTACTTTCATTTATCCAGCTCATCCTTCTTCTTATCCGTTATAGATTCCTCAATCGCTTTCTCCAACTCCCTGCTCTTGAAGCCGACCAATACAAGCAGCAGTTTGAACACATTGATATCCTTATGGATTCCCTTTGTCTCACAATAGTTGGATTTAATGCTTTCAAGCTCCGCCAGACAACCGATAAGGACAACTATCACAGAAACAACCAATGCGGAAACTCCCAAAGGCTCACCGATAGCCTTGCCAAGAACGGCACCAAGTATCAGCAGGCAGATATAATCACCGCATTTAAGCAGGAAGCGTTTGACGCAACGGCTCTTCCGGAACTCTTCGCCACGCTTGATGGACTTGCTTACTCCGTACCACATATCCACGATTATAAGGATTAAGATAAAGAGCATGAGCCATCTCATATCCCACATCAGAGCGTACAGCTCACCGAAAAATACGGATGAGCTGATTGTACGAGTTAACTGACCCTTTACCATAGACAAGTAAGATAAACGGCCAACAATGAAATTACCTCAATCCAGAACATCGGCTTTCTCTTTATGAAATCGGAGATGAAGTTACCCGTCCAATGCTTCTTCATGGAGACAACCATGTAAATAATGAATCCCGACCATAACAGAAGCCAGTACCAACTGTTACAGCCTACCCATATCTGGGAGAATATTAAGGACATGGCGGCACCTATTGCATGGGGAACCTTTTGCTCCGATTTGAAATTGGGAGACACACCGAGCACAACCATCCCGACAACCGAAAGGAATACAAGAAACTGGCTGTTCTCCGTACTTGATTCCAAAGCTGCCGGAAGAAGCAGAACACCGGAGCCAATCATGCACAGAGCGAACCAGAATTTGTGTGTCAGCGCATAATAGGTGGCACTGATTGAATAAGGGATTTCTTTCCCTTTCTTAATCATCGCATAAACATAGCCTGCGATGAGAATGAATGATAATAGTACTAATAGAATCATAGCTTTATCTGTTTTTGAGTTTATAATACAAAATTGAGTTGTTCCAATACATTTTTTTATTTACCGTCATAACCTTTTATCATTAATTATTTCCAACTTCCTATTGCTATCCATCTGAATGACTGCGAAGAAGGGGATACACTTCCCGCGTTTGCGTATCTTCTATAAACCGTAAAATATGAAGCATATATAGCTGCATAATTCACAGACCATATAGAATTATCCGTATTATCCGTAGAACTGGAAAAAGCTAGGGAAAAACAGGATTTGAAAGATATTGGGAAATTGACAGACTGATTATTTGAAGCACCGGTGCTAAAATATCCCCATTGTATCAGCAGACCGTTATTAAACTTAGCATAACCGTTCTGGTTCAGGGAAACAGTCATGGCATTGGAGAGGTCGGCTTTAGCGTATGTAGTACTTAGAGTGCTTAGTTCATCCTTTTCCTCATCAGTCACGAAACGCTTGTTTGTCTCCTCTGTTACATCACTTGCTTTATGGGTATGCTGAATCAGTGCGAACAAATCCTTCCCAATAGGAGTAACAGACCATTTACCCGTAACACCGGAAGACGGGTTGCAGGAATAATAGCATAATACGCCATCTTGGTCTAATGCCACGAATGAGCACTTTGAATTATCTTCTGCCAATTGCATGTTTAGCACTCCCAAATTGTAATACCCACCTTTTTCGTCCAGGACATATACCATTCTACCGGATTTCCATGCCGCATAAATAGAATTTATTTCGGTTAGGTGGTCTTGGGTTACGTTACCGTCATTTACGATGGAACTGAAAGACAGGGAAGATTTGTAGATCCCTGCCGCATTACCATTGCTAGGAAGCTTGTCGATAGCATCATCTATCTCTTCGGCTGTATGCCTTAATGTTTTAGTTTCTTCTGCCATAATATCATTGCTTTAATATACTTTTATTTCAAAATAAAAACCGCCATCCGCATCACAAGGAGCTCCACCATCACTTAGAACAACAAAGAAGGAATTGGCTATGAAATCTGTCACAGTGGCACTCACAGGGCGTGAACCGCCTTCTACATAGCCATATCCGGTAACCATCACATACCCACTCTTATCAAGTTCGTATTTGCTCCATTCCGATGGCAAGGTTATCAGAAACCTCCCTTTGGAATGTCTGGAAATGGACAATGAGCTGTTATCGAATATTGTCGTTTGCGCGAAAGAAGCGAATGAGCTTGAACATTTTGCCTTTCCGCTTGCGACTATTCGGGGAACCATCCCCCACGGAATCTCATTGGAAAAGCCGTGAGGGTTCTGCTTTGCTAATAGTTTCTGTGCTAAAATTCTAAATCCAACATCCTTGTTATGCATTTCTGCTTGTATATAATTTCCCAAGAGCGCATTGCGCTTGTTGAAAACGGCAAATATGTTATCTGTTGATGTACCTAAAGACATTCCGTTCGCAAAGAAACGTGATATGTATCCGCTCTTTGAAAAGGAAACGGATATGTCAATTATGGTAACTTCCGCCATAGAGGAAACACCGTTGGCGGATACAGAAGCATATAACTTGAATACAAGCCTATAATACAATCCGGGATTTATTGTTTTTGTCTGTTCGGTATAATGGATAGTGGTAGTTCCGGGTTCGCTCCGTTCGTCCTGTCTTAATATATAGTCCAATATTGGATCAGAATTGATATCCGTATAAGAGAGTAGGTGAAGCTCGTATCCTGTAGTGCATGATGCCGCACCTGTAGCCCCAGTATAATTTTGGGAAACAAAGGAAAAATTGAAATTCATTGTCAACAATGAATCCGCGTAAAAATAATCCTCTTTAATGATATTCACTTCCTTTTCATCAGACATTACAGTATTGTCGCTTCCGGGAACTGTAAGCAATGGTCTGTTGTTTATAATGGTTACTGATGGAATATTCCCAGCGTATAAATCATCAACCGACCTGTAGTTATTACCCTCAAACACGTTGACAATCTTTCCATCGTCATTATATATCTTCATGTCGCACGTGTTAGGATTCAGTTCAATATGCTTTCCATTCAAATCTCCGATATAGTTTACACCATCTGAGCTGTCGACACGCCACACTTTGCCTTCTGGGGTTTCCAGTGTTACAGTACCCCTGACTTCAACTCCTCTTTCAGGAGTGTATTGGATATAATTACTTTTATTTCGCGAACCTGTATAACTGCGTCCGTAATTATTTGAATAGAACTGCTGCGTCTCCTGGTCGAATCCCTCTTCCTTGACAGCCTTTCCTTCCAAAGTATAAGAATCAATACCCTGCAACATCTGTATGGTTGGAGCGGTAAGCCCATAGGCGGACAAAAGGATAGCATTCTGACGTGCGGGATCTGTCTTGTTGCCAAGTTGGATTATTTTGTCACCTGCCTGCGGAATATCGCTGCCTTCCTCGCAGTCATCTACCGACAGGTCTATATAGTTTTCGCCGACAGATAAAACATACCGCCAATAGTAGCGGTTAGCTACATTCTCATAAACTCCAGCCTTGATGTTAAACTGACGACATTGCGCCATGTCTCCGGCTGCGAACTGGTTGATGATGGCTTTCTCACCATCGTCGGCAGTGAAGTAACAACGGTACACGCCACCTGTCGCTACGGGAACATACAGGGCTGCGTTGTCCGAGTCGTAGAGACGTGCTCCACTAGAATCATACACGGATGCTACGGAAATCTTTTCGACCTTCGTACATTCAATGCTGGCTAGTGTAAGAAGTATCTCACCGCCTAATGACAGTAGTTCCTTGATTGTCAAAGATTCAAACACAGCCTTCAACCGGACATATATTTCATCAAATTCGGCATACGACCGTCCGGTCTTCGGGTCACGCTTGACAAGGAATCCCGTACCAAGCGCACCGCTTATGAAGTTCTGAGATTCTATATTATCGGTTATGACACCGCCAAGCAGCCGGATAAGATAATCCATTGTTTCCTCCTGTGTCTTGTTCAGAAAGGTAGCAAGGGACTTTTTGGATGAGAACACATTACGGTCAGATGGGAGAGTCTTATCATTTACCCCTATCACATAGATACTTGCACCACCGCTACCGACTACGGAACCGGAGTAAGTCTGTCCTTTGTATGTGAGATTATCAAGCTTGCTTTCTATCTCACCGATTCGGGAATAAGCGGCTGTTTCACCGACTGTATATATAGGATGATCGTATGGAATATCCAACGGCCACTCGAAACCGATGATGCGGGATTGACGTCCGTTGGGGAAATACGCTTTATTTATAAGGTTTACTTTATCTCCTACCTCATAGGTACGAATATTACCCTTATTGTAGATGAAATCAGCATCCATCTCACAATCATAGGTGGACGGGTCAATCATGGACTTCTTTACATACTTCTTGGTAGTTTCAAGCAACTCTTGTTCTGATTCCGGCATCATCTGTTCAGAGATGAATGCCGGATCGAAGCCGTAAAGGACATATGTGTCTGCCGGGACTTCTTCACCGTCTTCCATATGGGCGGCTTGCGGGAATAACACATCATCAGGAAGTGCACGCCCGTAGTCCTCGTTTCGGACTATCTCAAAGGTTGTACCCGTGTTGTCGCTCTCTTTGAGATTAAGGGCGAAATCCAGTCCGGCAAGTTTGCCCGTTTGGAAAATTAGGTGTAACTCTCCAGGCAAACGGAAATCCTCAGTAAAATTCTTCAGTCCGTTATCCTTGAAGGTGTAGATAGGATATTTATTGCCGGTTGGCTTGTCATCAACCTTTTCATCCTCCCAAGTAGGATCAGGAACTACCGTAGTACTACCGATATACTTGGGATATTCATCCTCAAATATAACTATCTCCTCAATTGCTTCCTCTACAGGCATTTTCACGTTGTCGGGGTTGTCGTAACGTTCATCTCCTATGTTGATACGTTCCCCTGTGGGGCTGTATCTGTAAGCGTCTACATAGGGAATACCTTCCGGCAGCATAAGGCGTTTCTGGACAACACCGTTCAAGGTCAGTTCCTTGTCATCCTTGCTGAAATAGTTGTCGGGAACCTTGCCTTTTATGATGTTGCCAATCGTATATCGGTCGTTCAAAGAAGCTGTTACACCTTCGGGAAGACGAAGAACATTCGAATCGTTTCCTGTGAGTAAATCCGGGTTATAGACAGCATCAAATATCTGTCCGGCATTGGAACCAGAGAGGAACGTCACAGAAGTATTTGCTGAGTTTGATTTGTTTTCCAATGCCAAGCTAAACGAAATATATACAGAAACGCCACGAGGTGCCGCGTCTGTTTGTACATTCACTGTCAGTACTGCTTCCAAACTGTCAGCGTCTTCCACAATGTCGATGGAAGAAGGAAGATTAAGTGTATCCTTGAATCCGTTTATCGTATTATCAGTAATGCGGTGCTCTCCATTGGCATTGCACACTGTATGAGATACACCAGACTTCGTATAGCATAAATCTAGCTGATAATTATACGTCCCTTTAGGAGGATAGTACTCATTTGAACCTGTACCTGTTATTCCACTAATCATAAATGGGACAGAAGTCGTTAATACTGAATAAGTTCCCTTGGCTAATGAACTTATTACAGTGCATTTAAATTGTCGGCTTCCTTGGGCAATAACTTTATCAATGTTAATGTCCCCTTTTACAGTTTTTTTAGCGATTAAATCTCTTGAAGGAAAGAACTTTATATCCAACGTTCTTGCAGTATCGGATATATCCCTTCCCTTGACTTTCTTCACGTCAAATACCAGACTTTTCCTGTAACTGGCGGGAACGTTACGGGTGGAACCGAAAGCATAAACACGGGTCGCGTATGTGGTCTGACTGTCACTTCTCCGCATGGAGTTGACATTCACGTTCTCCGTGTCTGTTAAATCACCGGCTTTGAAGTCTACAGGGGAGCTGTATTCACAACGTCCGAAATGAATAGTCTTGTTCTCTATCCACCATTCACACTCCCATGTTTCCGCCATTTGGGTAAGAGCGTCTATCAGATTCACATTATCGTATGAAACGAGCTTGGAAGTGTTCGCTACCGTATTATCAATCTCGTATGTGAACTCTTCTTTTCTGAACTTGTATCCGAGTGCTTTCAGGTTGGCAAGAAAAACATTTAAATGCGTGTCAAGGGTAGCGGTGAGGTTCCATCCTGCTTCGCGTCCGGTTGTCTCCGGTGTGTAAAAGAACTTCTTGTTCTTCCATTTCCAATAGTAAGCGTCAAGGCGGAGTTCGTAATCGTAGGCACCAGTAGTTGTATTGTAGGAGGGTTTATACAGGTCTACAAGTTCAAAGATTCCGAGTTCATTATCTACTCCGTCTCCCAGTTGGAAGTACACAGGATTGTCGAGAGAGAACTTCAATGTGATATAGTCCTCTTTCATCAACAGGAAGTGTCTTTTCGAACCCTCATTGATTGGTGTCGAAAAACGGAGATTGCCGGATATGTCTTTGATGTCTACCATAACATCTTCAAAGTTCGGAGATAAAAAAAAGAGTGCCCAATTTTGAGCACTCGCATATACAACAATTACCCTATTGTTGGAATTTAGGTTCTTAAACTTGGGTTTGGTTCACAAAACTTCATCGAGCATTTACCAAAGGTTCTGTCTAAACTCTGCGCATAGGTGATACTCTTACCCAGATAAATCAGATGATAGACATCGTTACTATTAGCCGGAATCTGAATATCAATCACACCTTTGTACAATTCTTCAAAAAAAGCTTTCTTCTTTGACTGATAATCGGATGGGGAATTGCCTTCTATGGTAAAAGCCAAAGAAATTTCTCTCTCATCTAATTTGGGGGCGATGGTTATTATCTGTTTACCGTGTTCCAAACGGGACTTATTTTCAATAAATTCTTTCATGGGGACTGGTGTCCCAAGCGAATTAAGAAAATTATCTCCCATTCTGACTCCCCATACTTGAAAAGCGTCTTTGCCATTTATTAATAAGTCTGCCATAACTAACTATTTTGTTGATAATCCTTTTGTGTTATTTTTAACTTCCGCTATATCCTTCTGCATTTGCTGGATTGGTTTTATTATTGCTCCGGTATTCTCGGAGATTTGAACTAGTTCGAGATATGAACTTGCTATCAAATCACGCGTATCATCAGCAATATTTCTCGTTTCCGTATTTATGGAAATAAGTGCATCCGCTTTCATCGTTAGAATATTTAGTGATTGGGATTGAGCTACACTTTGATTCTTTATTTCTTCTCCGGCAATTTGTAAGGAAGTGAAACGCCCATTAAGTTCGTCTATTGAATCTTGTGAAGCGGTGGCAAAACCTTTCTTTGAAGCTTCTTGGGAAGAGGAAGAAGAACTTCCTGTGTATCCGGTTGCCGCAGCGATTTCATCACGGATCTTTATGGCTTCTTCAACATATTGCATATACTCATTCTGCAAAGCTTCCCTTTCCGATTCAGTCAATTCATTATCTTCCATAGACTTGCCAAACTTTTTCCACCATGCTTCCAACTTATCGCTATACAATTCACCAATCTTATTGGAAAGCATTGCACGCATAAAATAGTCAGCAATATTGTCGGCTGCATCCTCTGCACTTGCATCCATATCCATTAGAGTATCAATGAAACTGTCATACATAGACTCGAATGATATTCCGGTAAGACCTTCATACAGCTTATTAGTAAGTTCTTCCATCTTTCCGGCTTGGTCGATATAGTCATTTAACTTTTCTGTCAGGCGACCCCCATAATTACCTTTCCCTGTATTCTGAATTTTCTCCCACATATCAACATTACTGCGTAGCATTTTCATTTCTTCGGGAGAAAGTGACCATATATCACCGTTCCAATTCCGACCAATCTGACTGCTTAAACGAGCTATTTCATCTTGATTAAATCCACCCCAATAATAGTTCCAGCTATGATGGGAGTTGGAATATCTTGCCTGTTCTTGCGCAATCTTCTTATAATTTTCTTCTGTCTCCTCTTGTAATTTCTTAGCATCGGTATATGCAGCAACAGATTTTGTCCCCTTACTGGCTTCCATTACATCCGTCAAGTCCTCAATGGAAGTACGTAAGGCTTCGTTACGGTCTGTAAGGCGGTTTATGGAATCCTGTACCTCTTTAGCATTACTCCCGTTCCAATTGATTACACCACCTAATGATGTGATACTTGTCAATGCTCCTTTGATTGCTTGCAAACTGCCGGTAACAATAGACATTGGCTTCATTAGGTCGATATTACCAAGACCGTTCAACATCTCTCCAAAGCCGGACATTGCACCCTCCAACCATTCAGGTGTTTTCATGCCAAGCGTTTCCATGATACCAATCACCTGATTACCTGCATCCACATATTGCCCTATTTCGTCAACCCCTTTATGCAAGGCATCTGTAGCATCAAATAGGGCTTTCTGCCTGCTGTTCTTTGCACTTTCAAGGGTAGCCTTTGCATTTTTCTTTTCTTCGTCTGTACCTTCTTTGAGAGCTTTGTTATACGCTTTCTGCGCTTCACGTTGAGCATCAGTGGCATCTTTAAGGGATTTAAAGGAAACAGACATAGCTTCAAAAGGATTGCGTTCTGAAACCTTATCATCAATCCTTTCGATAGCATCTACCAGTTCTTTAAGGTTTTCAGGAGATAAATCCTTTTGAGATGATATAAAGTCTTTAAGGTTAACTTTCAACTTTTTCAAAGTATCAGTAGAAACCTTGTCAAGATTACCAAAGACTTGTTCCCAATTCATATTTTTCTTGAATTGTTCAGCATCAAGTTTGAATATATCTTCATTCTTGATTTCTGTACGCTTCTCAACGCTTCGGTCTATTTTGGCTATTTCACTGGCATCACCTTTGGCTTCCGCTTTCTTACGGGCTTCCTGCAATATTGAAATATCATCATTAAATTTCTTTTCAATGGCAAGACGTTCATCGGCATAAGACAAATAGTGCTCTGCCAAATCCTTATATATTTTTTCATTACTGATAATGGCTATCTTGTATAGTTCATCATAATAGTTTTGCTCATCATCAGACAGCTTTATATCGGTGGCATCAAAAGACTTGCCTTTCTTCTTCGGATTAGCTTCCCATGCAGCGCGAGCATCCTCAACTTTCTTCCGCAAAGCATCTTTTTTTTGTCGGTCAATAGCCTGCATCTCCTTTTCAAAGTTGAGTTCCATTTCAGCGATAGTCTTGGCAGAACCTTCATCCATAGCTTTGATTCGGGCTTCATCAACTTCCATCTGCAAATCTTCGGCAGAACGTTGCTGTTCTAATGATTGCTTATCAAGGAGGGCATTATATTTATCAGTCTGCTTACGAAGTTTCTCGGTTTGATTATCTTGTTTGGACGAAGAATCATAGACTTTCAATTCTTTTTCGGCTTCTTTCAGCTTCTTGACATTACCCTTGTAGCTCTTTACAACAGCAGCGTCTATTCCTTCAAACTTACCAGCATCCATTAATTTCTTTTGAGAAGACGCAATGGAGTTTAAGGCTGTTTCTGCTTCTTTCTTCTGATTAGTCCAATATTCCTTATTTTTAACAACAACTTTCTTGTCATCTTTTTCTTTTTGCTTGTTAGCTTCTACCTGTATCTTTTCAATATCAGCTACCACCTTTTTAGCTGCTTCAAGTTTAGATTTAGCATCTGATAGTTGAATTTCATATTGTCCTGAATATGTACCTCTTTGAGAATCTGCGGCTATTAAAGCATTTATTTTATCAACCTCTTTTTGAGCTAAGACAACACTCGTCTTAGCTCCGACAATTTCTCTCCTATCGGATGCTTTGTTTATTTTCTCTAATAAAGAAAGTTTATCCATCAACTTTATCTTCTCAATATCCATATTTTTGAAGACTTCCGGTAGTATATTTTGAAGTTTCAAATAAGCATCTGTTTTTTTATATTGAGTAGAAGTTTCATCTCTGATTACGCTAAGTAATTCATTTATCTTATTTTTCAGATTTTCAGAAGTATTTTTCATTTTCTCCATTGACTCAGCAGCAGAACGAGCCGTCTTTTCAGCATAAGTTGTATGCTCTGCCAATGTATATACAGCAACACCGAGTGAAACAACAGCCATTCCCACTGCTACATAGGGATTCATTGCGAGAACCTTGTTATATGCAACTTGAGCAACAGTAGCAGCTTTAGTTGCTGTAATCTTCGCCCATATAGACTTTACAGAACCTTGTTCAACAATAGTATTTATCAGTAGCCCAGCTCGATAAACACCGTAAATTTCGATAAGAGTCAATACACTCTTACCTATAATGTCGTAGTTCTTAAAGATAGCATCGACAACAGATATACTTCCTGAAATCAAGTCTTGATTAGCAAGTCCTATTTCAGCCAAAGCCGTTGTTATCGTATCTTCCAAATTAGACATTTGTCCTTCAATCGTCTTTGAAATGGCTTCCGTAGAACCTTCTACGCCTTTCATTGAACCAAATTGTTCAACTGCTTTCATCACAGATTCAACCGTTCTATCACATTCAACTGTCATATCACGGAACGAAAGCTTAACTTTATTCCCTTCTGTTTGAACACGAACACCGAATTCTTTCCAACGCTCTGGATTATTAATATCAAGTATCGCCTCTGTTAGCTGGTCGAAAGGTTTTGCTACTGTATTGGTAAAATCTCCCATTTTTTTCATGACATCCATCGAAGGAGTGACACCACGATTGACGAATTTTATAAAATCATCCGTCAGTTCATCAAGTTGGAAGTTTGTTTTTGCGGCAAAGCTATTTATGTCAGATAGATATGCTTTTGCTTTTTCGGAACTACCATTCAGAGCATTAGTTAATACAGATTCATACTTTTGAAACATTCCAGCTGTTGATACTACATTTGAAGCAACTTGTTTCAACATTGCGATTCCACCAATAGCAGCAAGTGTCTTCTTAAATGAGACTCCTACACCTTCATTAACGGTAACAACAGCCTTGCTTTCATCCTTGAACAAAGCGTATTCATCCTTTAGAGCTTTGGTAGATAATCTTGCAAGAGCTTGTTGTGATTGTAATTCACCAAGAGCATACTTTTGTTCTCCTAATGCTGCCTTTGCACGGTTTAATTCATCTGATAAAGATTGTCTTTTAGGGTCGTATTTTCCTAATTTCTTATATTGCTCTGTAAGCATTGAAACATCATTCTGTGTTTCACGTATGATATTTTTTTGTTTGATGATTTCTTCAGATAAGGAATTGACAGCTTTTTCGCCATCGTATATACCTTTTTTGAAATCATTTTCTATTGTTGCTCCTGCTTTGGCAGCATCATAAATAAGGGTATTCATTTTTTTGCTATTTTCTCCTAACTGAGCATTTAGTTTTTTAAATGTATCAGGAGATTGAGTTGAATCCATAGAAAAAAGTGTTTGTTTCAACTTTTCTATTTCTGTCCTTAATCTTACAACTTCTTGCCAATCCGAAGCCACACGAAATACAAGCTTTCCCATTTCTATTCTTATTTTTTTATTACTTACTACTCAAATTTATCACATATCCTAAATTTAGCTTGCTTATTTTTATACAAATATGCAACAATTGAGGGATTGTGGGAAAATAATTGCAAGGGAAGAACTCGATGGTCTGTTTTAGCATTTCAGAGATTGTAAAAACACGACAATGGAAGAATTATCGTGAAATAGTTTGAAATAATTGAATTTCTCGGTAATTTTGCGTATTATCTAACTAAAAAACTACAATTATGGAAGATATGCTCACTTTTACAGGATGGATAGTTATCATCTTTGGTATTCTACAAATCATTCTTTTCTTCAAGGTATGGATTATGACAGATGACGTTAGTAGGATAAAAAAGAACTTAATTGACGGTACAGACGCTTCTCTTGAAGCAGCTAAAAAGGAAATCATATTAGGACATCCTGATAAAGCATTTGAAATTTATAATAAATGTTTTATAAATGACATTGTAATACTGCATAAAGAAACTCGAACTGCTGGTATAAATTCAGAACCTGCAAAAGATGCCTATGAAGCAAAATATCAGGAAAAATGCCAATTATATAAAAAAGAACTATCTAAATTGGGCAACTATTCTATTGATTTTTCACGCTTTGATAATTTTGACAAAATAGATAAAATTATGTCATAACAAATAAAGGGTGAATTTTCACCCCTTATTCACTCTTATCAATATATAAAAGACTAATAACTGCTTGCTCAAAAGTGTATAGTTGCGTAAAATTTTTAAATTATAATTCACGATATATTGCAATCGGTTCAATACGGCATTCTGAACTCTGACGACCAGTAAAAAAAGTCTCTACACCAGCCATTTTATCAATAGTATTTTGAATAGCAGATCGAAAACCATCTACTACTTCTTCCTCATCAAACATTTCTATATTTTCATTTCCTGCTTGTGTTACTATTCCTAAAACAGTGAACTCAAATTCTGTTTTTCTTGAATACTTAGAAATTAAAATATCCTCCTTTTCTCTTAAATAAATTCTATTCAATATTGAAGAAAATATGATTTCTTTATTTGCAAATGGCATTGTTACTTCAAATTGTTCATCATAGCTAAATTTCAAAACATTTAGCAATCTATTTACAACATCATCATCTAAAATTAGCCCATCTGCTTTTAATAGCTCAGTATACTTCACATTCAAACTTTTCAGCAAAGATGTAGCTTTTGCCTTCGAATTTCTATCTGCAATTTTCTTCGGTAATTTCGCCAATTCAGCTACGGATTCATTCTCTTCTCTATATTTGAAATAGCCAATAGCTTCACCTATTTCATTAAATTGCTCTAACGTAGAAGCCATTTTGCTATAATCATTAAAAATAATTTTCCCTGATATTTTTACAAAAGATTTATCACGTAAATCATTTAAAGTAACATTTTGTGGAACAGTATAGAGCACCCCCATCTCACTCAATTTATTTTCAAAAAGGTTGTAAGCATAATCATGCAGATATTTTTTCTCTGTCGAAGATTGTTCTTTAACTAAGATTTCTCCCATTAAATTTCCACTGAGAATTTTTCCCTTTTGTTCTTCAGATTTAGCATATTCTGACTTTTTCCCAGATAACACATACTCTGTTAATCCTTCAAATAATTGAGAAGATATTGAATACATCTTGTATTCATCTAAATATACAAATGATTTAATGCAGCCCATTTTCAAATTCCTTTTTGCGTTGTTCGCTGTTCTTACTAAATTTCTTTATACTATTACTCCTTGTATCAACGATGGATTTTATTGCTACATACCCTCCAGTGACACAAACAATAAATGTTATTACTATTAATATAATATCAATCGTTCCCATCGTCCAAAGATTTTAATTTATTCATTATGGCATTACTAAAGATAAAAGATAACAAACAAAAGGCGATAGCGCATACCAATGCTATTGTTTTATCTAAAACATCCTTCTGAGATTGTTCTGCAAAATACAAAATCCCTAAAATACCAGACAAAAGAATAATTTGTATTACAGAATATCCTTCAAATTTGAGTTTCAAAATAGGTTCAAGCTTTTCATTATTAAGTTCATTCAAATTTGTCAAATTTAATGTTAATCCAAGAAATATAAAATCGACTGGATTGAATAATAACCCCCACTCTCTATTTGCCGATAACATAAAGACAAATAATCTTATAAGAAAGGGCATTAATCCTATTAAGACAGTATATATAATCCATTTGGTTTTTCTCATGATATATTTTATAAGCTACTCGCTACAAAATTATCATTATTTTCTGATAATTTCGCCATATCTATTTCTTTTTTCTTCGATTTGCCAATTCTTTACCACTGATTCTATTCACCTTCTGACCACCATATACTGCGTGTAATTTATCCCGTTGCATCATCAGCAGATTCCGATAAGGGATAATCTCAAACAC